ATGAAAGCTTGCTAGAAGATCCTAATTTTCCTGATTGGGCAAAAGATCTTCTTGCAAGAGGTATGGCCCACTCGGAAGCTGAGGATGAGGAGCCTGGTTCAGGTGAGATGAGTGGTGAAGATTTTAAACGGTTTGAGACGCTAATGGATTCAAGTTACTTTGACGAGGATCCCGCTGGTGAGGTGTTCGATTATGAACAAGAAGAGATGGAAGATATGTTGAAAAGTCGGACTGGAGCGCCTGATAATGTGAAATGGCTTGGTTCGCACGGTCCTACTCAAGGAGGTGATGTACCAATGCAAAGGAACTTGAATAAACATGAACAACCTTCAGGACAATCACGCAGTTGGCAACATATGATACCGCCCGGTGGTGATGACAATGAATTAATTGGTAATGTTTTTGACTACATCATAAACCTCAAGCGTGAAGGAATTGGCTTTGATCAGCTACGTAAGATGAATTTTGAACGAGAGTTTTTACCTCAAGTCGGAAATTATGTGAGAAAGATGGTTGTGGCCCATCAAGCTTTGGGCCACGCGCATGCACAGCAATCAGCCGCAGCAGATGCTCAAAAAGCTAAAGATGAGTTACAAAAAGATCAGCTACCTAAAAGACCAGGCCAACCAGATGAATTCAGCGATGATGTAAATCCGAATGTTGAATGGTGGGCGCCATCCGATTTTGAATGGTGGGATCGGCGGGATGATGTTATTGCATATCGCGATATGCATAATAGTGATAAGATCGAACAATATAAGAACATCGCTGATAAAATAATAGAGAATCCTTTTGACGACGGACTGCACCATTTTAATGGTCTAATGCTTCCCGACAAACACAAGCAGACGAATGGCTTAAGCAGTATCATAGTACAAAGGATAGTAGAAAGCCCAATCAAGCACATATCAAACATCCATATGGAGCAGGTGGCCCTCAGAGTGCCTTACAAACTATGAGTAATCGACCATCATTTAAAGAGTTCTTTGCAGACTCGCTTGAAGAAGGAATAACAGATAAAGCATTTATATTGTTGGCATGGTCTGATAGAGGAATGAGTCAAATAAAGATTACATCTGTCCCGAAAGTAGATATGCCATCTGTGTTTTTAACTGGTCTTCGTGCATTGAACGAAGATGGAGATGAAGAAGGATTCGAAGTCATGGAACCAGAAGAGCTATCTATACAACAAGTAATAGAACAGTCTGGTAAAATAGATGCTGACCTTACCCTCACAGATGATGATTTTCTGGCAATACGACAAGATCTTAATGGGATAAAAGCCGCTCTTGATCAAGAAGCATTTGAGGATGAAGATAGAGAAAATGTTACTAAGGTACTTACCAAGATAATTGACGACGGAGTAGCAGACTATTTTGAATTTCAACACGGTAATCATATGGAAGAAGAGCCTGATGTGATCTTCTTTCCAACAGATCCAAATAAGTGGTGGGATGTTAAGGCAACTGATCATGTCGACACTCTGATTAAGCAACGCATCCGTCAGAACTTTGGCCATGGATCGTCTGATCCGCTAATTGATACAGGCAACGAGAGTAAACACCCAACATTTAAGCAGTACTTTAATGAGGCAGGAAGTGATCGTCCCAGTCGGTTTATCAAGCCCTCTAAAGCAAAATCTGCCAAAGTTGGGCTCGGCCTCCGCTCCAGCGTGCTCCCGCCCGCTGTAGCAGCAGTATTACATGATGAACTGGCTGTGAAAAAATTACATGATGATAATAATGGTAGTGCTTCAGAAGTAGCTCGACAACTAAGTGCACAATTGAACACCACGGTTCACATATCCGCCGTTGCAAGGTATTTTAAAAAATACGGTTTACCGGTGTTTCAGTCTGGACTTGGCTTGCCCCGGAAAGGTTATCGAGTCTCCGACGATGCCGACTTGCAGATTCGAACAAGACAAATATTAAGAGATCCCGTTCAATTAAAATACTACCATGATAAACATCAAGGAAATGCTGCTGCTGTGGGTAGAGAAATAGGACGCGCAAGAGATACTGGTATACCAGGCAATGTAGGTGCAGCACATCAGACTTTCCCAGGATCGTCTCAAACTGTAAAGACTAATCTACCAGGACCAAGAAGAGGTAAAGGACATTAAAAGGAATAAATAATTAATATGAGCGAGCTTAGCAATGCAGTATCACCGACGTTTAATAAGACGATTAAACGTTTATCTGAAAGTGATGCTTTATCGATAGCTAATAGCCATATGGTAAGTACAAAGACCTCTGGGCTTGGTACTCCTCAACTACATATACTAGATGCAGCAGATGGTGACTCTGGTGTAGTAGAATATCCAAATGAACAATATGGTGGATCAACAGTAGTAGTTGTCAAGGATGGTGAAGTTATCTGGTCTGGCCTATCTTATGAAGGAATAAGTAATATTGGTCAAGATGCAGAGCGTAGTATTGGGAATAGATAAATAATTAAAACAATGAAAGATACAGAAGCACAACTAATGTGGGAAGCCATGCAAAAGGCGAAAAAAAGTAACGAAGAACCGATTGAAGATAATTCAACAGAAACTGTTGCTTACAGTGAGAAGCATGATACAGCTAAGTGCGATCGTTGCAATGGCACCGGACGTCATGGTGATCAAGACTGTAAGAAGTGCGGTGGTGATGGCTGGATAGACGCTAAAGATGTTGTTAAACCATCGGGCGCGACACCACAAGAAAAACCAAAACAAAAAAATCCCGGCAAGGGTCCCGCGCGACTGAGTCGATCTCCGTACGGTGGTGCTGGTGGCGCACAACACAAATTTCTCTAAGGATTAATACCATGGACACACAAAACCGAACAAGTAGATCAGAGGGCTTAGATAAAATCGTAGAGTCTATGTATAGCCCTGTAACTGAGGGTAAGAGCCATAATTGCGCCACACATGTAGAGCATTCTAAATGGGGCCACGGCGCATGTATTGCTGAGGGCCATGCTGAACCAGATGCAAATGGCAATGTAGCATGGTATAATGTTATATTTGAACACGGTACTGAAAAAGTGAATACCGATGATGTTAAAGTAGTTAAGTCTAGCCATCATATGCACGCCAGTCATAAACCTAAGAAAAAGAAAAAGGCTAATGAGGCTAGGGATCCTAGAATTAATATATCGCGTCAGCGTGGCGAGGAGTACTTGAAGACGAAAAAGGCAGAGGCTGAAGGATGGAGGCGTTGTCCTCACAAGTGCAAGCCAGACGACAAGGGTATATATCGCATGACAGATGGTGCATTTTGTGACGAATGTGACGGAAAGGGGTATGTTCCTCAAGATCATATCTCACCTGGCGCGCGAGGGAAGCTTGATGTGCCGAGCACTGACACTGATCGAGTCCAAGGAATGTACGCTTCTGTTAAGGTTGAAGATAATAGTCTAGATGCTTGGAATACTAAGATGCAAGGTGAGGAGGGCTTCCAGTCTGGAGATTTTGTAGATATTGAAGATCCTGATGATGAATATGCCAGTCAGGCTGAATGGGTAGTTGTTCAAGTCGAAGGAGATGAGGTTACTGTTGCTAAAGTCGATGAGAATGATGTTCGCACATTACCTGCACAAAATGTTACAAGGACAGGTGGCGGTAGCACATCTCAAGTATCTTCAATGTTAGATGCTGCAGCAGGTGGAGACTTTATCAGCCATCTTAATTCGATCGAATTCGACGAGCGGGGCGCTGCTGCTCTTGTTGAATGGTTAGCACGATATAACTTAGGCGCATCCTGATAATACAATGAAAGATAATGACGCACAACTAATGATGGAAGCTTTGAGAGACAACGACCGCTGGGATGCCCGGCGCGGACGCGATGATGGGAGCGGAGCAGAACATGCCAAGGCTGTACAATGGACTAAAGATATCAAAGCCAAACTTGCACAAGCGCAGGAGGTCGGTGACTCGAAAGAAGCAAATAAGCTTCAACGTTATCTCGACATGCATGGTATTGACGAAGATGGAGGTGCCCAACAGTTTGATCCTGGTATACATGGACCATTAGACAGAGTCTCCGTTCTAGTCATAGGTAAAATAAGTGACTTTAAAGATAAATCAATCGACGATCTTATCTATTCATCTATAGAAGATGTTGAGTCTGAAATGGGTGATGACCCGTCAGCCAAACACGATCTTAATCAACTTGATGTCAATAGTAAGGTTAAAGATTTAATCATTGATAGTCTCCATCAGCTAGTCTATGGAAAATAAAAATCTATGAAGGATAAAGACGCACACCTAATGATGGAAGCCTTAAAAGAGGCGACGCTAGATAAGTGGCCAACCGATATTGCACCAGGCGAGCGTAGCGCACCCGGGACTCAACCAAACTCTGCTGTTGGTGCTCGTGTCAGATTTAAATCTATTTTTCTTTGGAACTTAGCTACTGCAGAGCATAATGCTAAGAAATCACCGAAAGTTGTTATTGCAGATAATGGTGAGACTGTTATGGTAAGTAATGCAGGGCCACGTGACGAGGACTTCTTAACTAAATACCCGGCTGAAGGTCCGTTTGAGAAATCTGAATTCTTTTTAATGACTGATGATGAAAAATACGATGGAGAAGCGGCAAACAGCCAATATGAACGTTTCTTTCCTCCAGAATCTACGGCAGCAGCTTTTGAGGCTGAGTTTCAGGCCAAGCGAAAGGAGTACTATCGTAACAAGGAGTACTGGGCCGATTACCAGCAGAAACAATCATACAAAGATCAGGGGGCAAAGGATAAAATGGCCGACAAGAAGCGCGCTGGAATGACTCACTGGCCCTCCGACGTCGATACCGGCGTCGGTACACCGGTCTAGATCATGAGAGATAAAGACGCACAACTAATGATGGAAGCGTACTTGCACGAGGATCTGAAGATCGATCCTAAGACACAAGAACCACAACCGGTTGGGTTATCTGGTGCAGGACTTACTTCATGGATTACCACTACAAAACATCTAAAAGAATTTACTCATAAGTGGATGGATGAGCATAAAGAAAGGATAAAATATCTTAATGAAGATGAAGTCCAGGTATTAGTTTTAGCTGCATATAAAGAAGAATACCCATCACTGTGGCGAACAGTAACTGATGAAGTGAAAATATGGGTGCGATGGTTCATACAAACTATTATATGGATATTCATGACTGTTGGAAAAAAACAGCAGGATTTTAAGGATATTGGTAATACAGGAGAAGACAATGTTAGATAGAGAACAAGATAAAGCAATTAATGAGGCTATGAGGCGATTGGATGAAGCTCTTCCTGGGTTTAGTACTGATAATCCACGGGATAAAGAAGATTACGTGGCTGCAATGGTTGCCAATCATGCTCCTAAGTTACATCAGGTATTAAAAGGAAAAGACCCTGACAAAGACTTCGATGTTATTAAAGGTGAAATATTAAGATGGTCTACAACTAAAAATCTTGATCATGCCGCTGCTGTACAAACTGTACTGCTTAATCGGATTCTACAATTGTTAGATCGGGATAAAGGTCAACCTGATCCTGGTATTACCCAATGGCGGTAGATTAAAATGGATACTTATAAGGCGACGAAGCCGACGTTAGACGAACTAGAAAAACAGATAAAGAAGCTCCGGTTTATTGATATAAGAGATAATCCGTGGAGTATCTTATACATGTTTATATAAATATATATAGATGAAGGCATTTAAAGAATATTTCCGGCAACTTCCGGCCATCAAGGAGAAATTAAGTCCTGATGCATCCTTTAATTACCGTTCATCGCGATCTGATCTGCCACCTGTAGAGCCTTCACAGCCAGACGAACGCCCAGCGTCGCAAGTTAAAGTGTCATTCGAAGCACTTAAGTTGTTAAATGCTTATACGGCTCAAATTGGGGAGTCGCCTGACCGAGCTCGACAAAACGTCGAGGACACAGCGTTTGGCTGGGAAACTGCCTTTAAAGATCTTGTTGTAGCCCATCTTATTAAGATGCGAACTGCTAGTAGTGATGTGGGAACTGGATCGGCACAGGCTGATAGTCTATCGCGCGACTACATTACACAAGTATTAGCTATTATAGATCCACCAGAAGATGAATTTGGTCAAGCAGGTTCAGAGCCAGTTGGTCCAGACGATCTCGTAGGAGCTCCAGCATAAAGATAGAACTTTAACAACTTCCCGATAAATACATATATGAATATTCATGATGCAGAGACGATGCTGAAGACCTTGTCAAAATCGACTAAAGGTAAGATAGGTGAACAAGTACTCGGTGCACCGGTACCTAACCCCAATGAGATATGGGCCACTGTAGTAGCTATTAATAGTAAATTAGCTGTTCTTCAGGAATCCTTTAAAGAATTAGAGAAGAATCAGACAGCTCCGTCATTTTGAAGATAGGAATTGCTCTTCTCCGTAACGTTATTAGTTGACTTCTTCTAGTGCTATGCTATAATATACTCTATGAACGCAAAGACATATGCACAATCCCAGTTGGATTTCGTAGGTGGTAATCGCGCGTCCTGGTTCAAGGATAACGCTCGATCGCGTCGTGTGACGGTGGAGATGACCCGCCAGCCAAACGGCGACTATTACATCAACTCAGCTAAGGCTAACTACAATGTAGGTGGCTCTAAGACTCAGGTTGGAGTTAACAATCGTAACCTACGCTACGAGCTTCTCACTAGCAATATCACAACTGGTTAAACAATAATCGTAAGATTATCAGCAAGAGTATGGAGAAATCCATACTCTTTTTTATTAAATATTTTAAAGCCATGAGAGATAAAGACGCATATCTAATGATGGAAGCTTATAGTTCTAAGAAGTTAGATGAACAGCTGAATTCAGACTTTAGCTCATTAGGCAATGATGTCGACGGTATACCTGTCGATCAAGGTCACATAGTTCAATTAGTCAATAGTCCGGATCCTGAAAAGCAATACATTGTTTATGGAGCAGCTGCTGCTGGACCAAATGATGAAGCTATGGTAGATATAATCGAACTAGGGAAAGACATCAGCTTACCGACGCAAAGATTAAAAGTTATAGGTGAATTAGGCGGATAAAAGTTATACTTTCTCCCGAAAAGTATATGAATTCTAGGATTTATTGAATCACTGATAATTATTAAACCATTGAGAATTAATAAGATAGCGCATATTCTGTGCAGATTTATACAAAAATACTAGAAAGATCAGAATTTACTAACGGCCACAGCAACAATTTCTATCAATGTCTTCGGAGTAAAGGAAAGTAAAGTGAAAATAACCGGAGAAAGGTGTTGCCAGATCCCCGAAAAGTTCCGATAATATAGGCGTTGTGAGTGAGATAGATAAGAAGATCGCAGAGGCAAAGAGGTGGGGTATCCAGCTCGGGATTGAGATAGGCATGAAGCGCGCAGGTGAGCTGATGGCTCGCGAGCTGCACAACTTCAAGTTTCCAGAGGGTAAGATAGCTCATGAGGATGATGCGCTCAAACAATATGAGCCGAAGGATGATTCGACATTCGAATTCTCGTATCAGACATACACCGAGCGGGTGATGGCGAAGGAAGCGGCACGTCGCGTGAGAGGTGAGCGTGAGGATGCACAACGCAATGTGAGACGCCGCCGATCGAATCGCATGGTTGCTAAGAACCGTAAGCGCCGGACGGCAAGTAAGCCGAATGGGACGATATCACCTCCGGTTGACTTTTCTAAGATCGATGATGATCACGGCTATGATGAGCTCTTAGCTGAAGAAGGTATTTACGTTAAGGAATAAGTATTGACATTAGCTCCGGATACACTATAATTATGGCAATGGAAGAGATGAAAATGACAGAGAAGCAGACACAGAAGCTTAAGGATTGGAAGCGCTGGGGTCTGATGATGAAGCTCCTCAAAGCGATACACAGGGAGATTGAGCCTAGGAAGAAATTTTTACACGATGCTATCAACTAAAGAACAATTTATACCACACGGTCTAGGCAGATTTGCTACAACCCCTAAGAAGAATATTATGAGTACGAAGAGTAAGAAGAACCCCGCCCCGGTACTGGCATGTATCATTACTGGCCAAGCGCGGAAGACATCCCACAACTACTTGAATGATAAGGCCAAGCGCCTTGGAGTCGGTAGTGATTGGTTGCTTAACAATTATGTGAGCAAGTTCGTTTGTAGTCAACTGCGCGCTGGTAAAGCGCTTAGTGACCTTCAGACGACAGATCGAGAGATCACAGATCAGCTGCTGACCGATCTGGTTAGGAAGAACTCTAAGAGCCGAGTGACTAATTTCTGGTTTAAGAATGGAGTTTATCAGACGGCTAAGCCCACCCCAAAGAAGGTCAATAAGACAGAGCCTACTGTTGATGTTGAGTCACTTACTGCAAAGGTAAATGAAGAGCAAGCTGAGGCTGCAACGGTCCCAGCGCCTGCTAAGGTTGCATCCTTTGATGAGGTGTTAGATGAGCTGACCCAGCTGAGTTAACCCACGCACAACACGTAAGGGGTGGGAGAGTAATAGGTAGCTCTCCTATCCCTCTCTCTCACACTTAAGTACGAGTATCTGGATAATATAGAGTATACTGGGAAACAGGTCTGAACAGGTCTGCAGCGCATGCTAAATTATTTTTCAAAATCATTTTTTGCAATTATCAATCGAGATATTATAATAAGATTTATATGAAAGATCGATACTACACAGTCGAGCATTTCTGTCAAGGTCACCGTGCACCTCCGCGATGCCGTGCACTCACTGGAGCCGACTATCCTGTTATAACAAAGACTGAGACTATATTTCATGAAAAAGAGTATGGTGATAAAACATTATCATTAGCCATAGAGAAAGCTAAACAAAACCATACTACTGTATTTGATCACAATGGAAATGATATCTGGAACTGGGACGACTGGATAATTTCATTAGCTACTAGCCCTAAACATAAATTAGCATAAATTATTATATGCCTGCAGGACATAAAGATGACACATGGGATAAAAGTCCGGATACTACCCCGTCGATACATTACAAGGTTAAAGTCACACAAAGAGATATGGATGAGATTCATCATTTAGTTAAACGAAGTTATGCTGGTTTGACAATAGCCTGGCTGCCTGCGATGATTGCTGTCACAAAAGTATTAGATCAAATTAGTAAACAGGATGAAGAACTCGATAATTACGATTATGACGGGACTTGTCCTCCGTATGATTAAATATTTTATACATTGAAGAAGTCTAAAAAAAAGCCTAAGATTATAATGCCATGGCCTGTGTATAATTATTCATCACCACCTAAAGCTAGTGATATGGTAACAGTTAATAATTTAGGATCTTTAGGATCCATAGAAACTCTGGAATCCATAGAAACTATCGATGATATAATTAATGTTCAAACAGATAATCTAGAGTCTATAGAGTCCATTGATGGTATAATTAACGTTCAAACAGATAATTTAGCAGCTATAGAAGCTATAGAAGGTATAGTCAATATTCAGACTGATAATATAAAGTCAATAGAAGATATAGAAGGTATAGTTAATATTCAGACTGATAATATAGAATCCATAGAATCCATAGAAGCCATCGATGGTATATTTAATATTCGGACTGATAATTTAGAGTCAATAGAAGCTATAGAAGGTATAGTTAATATTCAGACTGATAATATCAATAGTATAGTTAATATTAAAACTAATAAATCTATAAATCCTATAGGTAAGATCCGAAAATTATCAGATAATCCATTACGACGTGATAATTGATAGTAGTAAATGTCTCTAGATATGCTATAATATAGGTTAATGAATAATGCACGGCGACCGAGCAAGTGAACGGCGTGGTCTGCAAAACCATCGATGCAGGGGGCGGTACCCTGGCTGTGCTCCACTTTAGTATGTTTTAAAAATGGTAGCTTCGAAGTTTATAACGGAGAATGACATTGGGCCGGATGACGCATGGGTCTTAATATGTGGTCCGACGTGTATAGGTAAAACTCATTTTCGTAACATTCATAAATTTTATAAAACCAGCCCAGGTATGTCCGAATTTAAAGGTGTTCCAAAGTCGGTTTGGACAGAACCATTCGTCGACGAGTATAATTTGGTAACAACTAGTAATTTTAAGCATTGGCCGGCTGGATGGTTTTCAAAAGACTATATAATAAAAAAAAGAGCAATTATTCTAGGTGCACCGTATTTTATATGGAAAAAAAGAGTAAAAGAACGTAGAAAAAAATGTCCACCAAGGAGCATCGAGCACCTCGATCGCGTCCTGGCTAACTTTACCTCCGGAGAACATGCCCAGACTTTCAAAGAAAATTATCTTAAATATATTAGAGAATTAAATGAGTATAATATTCCGTATATTCTTGTTGATAATAGAAATGATTATCCGATATTAGATGAATCAAATTTTTTAATAATGCTTAGTCAGAGTCAGGTAGGACATGCATATTGGCATCGAAATGAATTTAATGTATATCAGAGGAAAATGCCTTTTCGTAACCCGGGCCCAGGGTTCTCTTTAAATAAATATGACTAAGACTAAACTAGTAACATCTGCACAGATTAACGATGCCACACAGACACGGTTTTTTCCAGCCAAGCGTCTAGGTGAGATCGCGGCACGAAACCGCAAAAAAAAGCCGGATTTGCCGGATGACCGACCTCCGGTATATGCTGTATTTTTAATACCATTTATTTTACTATTAATAAAATTATGCGATCTATATGACTGGATAACATCGAAAAAGAATAAATAATATTATATGGCATTCGAAGCGAAAATCTTAACTGGATCTAAGAACAAACAAGCTAAATTATTAAGAGCTGCTAGTGTTGCCGCTAAGTCTCCAGACACAGGAGTTAAGATACTTAAGAAGAGTGCCTATTATGTTATAAGGGACTGTGCTAAGGTTACTGAGTTATATCTGCCGCATTTTATATATTCACAATTAAAGAATCCTATTCAGATGTTAGAAGGTATATTTTCAAAGGCAGATTGTACAGATTTTCTAGGAAGAGCTAAGAAGGACTTAGTTACCAATCAGTTATTAAATTTAATTATCATAGATATAAAGAAGCAGAACATCCTTGAATCTGCTTCCACTGTATTTAAACGACCAGCGATCGATACATCATCATTTGATGAGGAAGATGGAGAAGATATTTACGGTGATTACGAGTCCGGCGGAGTTACAGTAGAAGAAGAACCAGAAGTAATAGTTGAAGTTGAAAAAGATACATTACAATTATTGTTAGATGCCTTCAAAGTTAAAAACTAAGTACGATTATAAGTACTATTATACTGATTTAGCAACTTTGCTAATCACCCAAGGGACTGCTCTACACAATTGTAAAACTGATCAAGAGGTTTTAGATTCTAATAATAAATGTATAAAACTTGCAGAGCAGTTCATTAAACAAGTATCTCCACCTCCTGTTACTGAAACCGGAGGACATTCCGAGCTTTCGTAATGATATTAGAATTAATATTATTACCTTTTATTATAGTAGGATATAAGATATATTGTGTAATATTAAAAGGGTTAATATCAATAATCGATTGGATTGAGTATCTTTGCTCGAAGTATCCTAAACGAAAAGCTTGACTGTGTAGAATAAATAGCTATAATATAAGTTATGAAAAGGCCGACTACCCTTCGTCGACGAGTTCAGTTTAATACTGGGACGAGAGTTCATCGACCGAAAAAAGGGCCTGGTTCATATATCCGAAAGAAAAAAAACAATGGCAGCGAAAAATAAAAAACAAAGAGTATGGGAACGTATCCGCAACGGTGTTAAGACACGTAAAACTGTGACTGTGACTAAACAGCGAGTACCTCGACGAAAAAAGTGATTTCCTGAAACAAAGTAGTTGATTAAGTCTTCAAGACAGTCTATAATAATGGTGTTATGAGAATTAACGATAGGAACGTAGCCTTACAGGACATAAACGAACATTCAGCCATTGCGGTTGAAGGTGTTCAGAACATATCGAAGAAGTCTGATCTTTATGATAAATTGGGATTAGATTTTGAGGTAGAAGCGGTAAATCTCGGTAGAATGACCGGAGATGATAGTTATGATAGGTTTTACGGATTGCGTAATAATAAATCCGGAACGATGAAGTTCGCGAAATGTACGGCGGTAAGTATAAATCGGCTGGCGTAATGCGTGGTGGCAGTCGTATTTGGGTTCAGGCAGAACTTCCTAAGAAGTATTCATTTGATATCCCTAATCGGAAAGGCGATAGGATTAATTCTATGATCACTATGTTGATTGGTCATGATGGAATTATTTCCAATTGTATTTTTCCGACATCGATGCGCGTTGCATGTAACAATCAGTTTGTTGCAATGACTCGTGAATCTACTCGGGAATATCGAATTCAGCATTATTCGAATTATTCGGATAGGTTGGATGTTGTTAGAGATGTGTTCGCTAAGAACATTAATAGTCTTAAGGACATGTATAAAGGGTTTGCTGATCTTGATAGTAAAGCGATGTCTAAGACCGAGCTCTATAATTTCTTGAGCGAGGTATATCCAATGAAGGATGAAGATGACGAGCGTACAGTTGGTCTGCACAATGATGTTGCTGCCTTGTTTAGCCGTGGTGCTGGTAACCTCGGTAAGTCACGTTGGGATGCATTTAATGCAGTGACTGAGTTTGTTGATCATCATCAGCATGCGACTCGGATGGTTAATGCCATTGAGAATAAGAATCATACTTATATCCAGAATCGGATTGGTAGTTTAAGCACTCCAGGTGGATCGATGGATCGGTTTAAGCGCCGGGCATTGAATTTACTTGTCGACGGAGATTTTAGAACCGTCTCTCCGCGCCGTGCCAAGCCCACTGAAATTACACTTACTGTCTAAGTAAATCACAACAAAAATAGGGACCCCGGGAAACCGGGGAATCCCTATCACCAAATGTTGTATTACTTATGTTTTTTAATAGGAGAGATTCTAGTGGTTTGTATTACAACAGGCTCGACTAAATAATTATATGATTACGATTGATTTAAAAGCCAAACCTCGAGTTAAGCGCTGGTTAAAAGATAACAAAATCAATTTTAAGACACTACAAACCACGTCCAACATCTTTTTTAATCAAATTCAAAAGCGTAGTAAGATTAACAAGCATTATAATTTAGAAATTAAGATATGTCCACAGAGTAGCAGTGGATATTATTTCGGGTTTGATGAGCTTCACGTAACACAAAAGTTAGATCAGCATGGTTGGAGTAGTGATAAGAAGTTCGATACATTTGCTGCTCATTTTCTTCATGAGTTTAGACATTGGATACAAGACAATATGCTTCATGTTTCTGAGCATCGGTTAAATTATACTGATGAAGACAGTGAGAAAGAGAATGACAAATATTATTATAACAAATGGGAGATAGATGCTCGGAAATTTGAACGTCAATACAAGAGAGAATTTATGCAATTGTATTATCTTCTAGATACTCTTTCAAACAAAAAACTTTTTTATTAATTTTGATAACTAATATAACGTATGAAATCGGTATAGTGTTGCACGGGCAGCCGCGATACTATAATATTGTAAAAAAATATTGGGATGAAGCTTTTCCAGATTGTAAAATTGACTATTTCATACACGCTTGGAATATTGATAGTGTTGATGGTCGGAATCAATTCCCGGATGATCGCTGGCAACCTTACAATAAAAACGAAGGCCCGGAAGCTAGTGACCCATGGATCGTTAGATATGATGCTAGTAAATTAAAAAAAGAGCTGCAAGATATATATAATACTTCAAATGTAATTGTTAGTGATTATGATAGACATGTGCACGGGCTTAGACGGGTACCTAATCTGGACGGATCACATATAAATGGTAAGCTGTATGTACATCAATGGAGATCATTTGAGAAGGCTAGTCAGCTTTTAAAAAGATCAGAAAAGGAATATGATTTAATTTTATGTAGTAGGCTTGATCTGATATTAGAACCAAAGCCTGATTTAGTTAGACGATTGTTACAGGTAATAGAAGAAAATGAATCTCCAGATGATGAATTAATAATATGCTGTACTTTTCCAGAAAATACTCCTTCGTCCTTTGATGGAATGTATGATTGGCTTTGGTTTGGGACAAAACAAGGTATGATTAGATTTGGTCATAATTTTACACGTAATCAAATAGCCGATCCAAAATTTCTTGATAGAGGATATAGAGTAAGGTGGGGTGATCAACTTAAACGAAATAGAGTTCCTGTGTATATAATACCAGATCATAAATGGGAAGTGAACTGGGGATTAGCTACATTAATAAAACCTGAATGTCCTAGCTTTGATATTAAAACAATAAAGAATTATTCTAAATACCATGAGGATAATACACGTGGAAAAATAGAGCTTGCAGAGTTAAAGCCATACGACCCTAAAGTTAAGTATTGGAATAGTGATTGGAATTCTGTAGATGAAAAATACGACAGTAAAGGTGAGCGACTAAACGATGATTACGATCCTATAATTCACGATTTTAAAATTAAAAAAGAATCTCTCTTTTATGACATTGAGCGACGATCGAACGAGAGTTTTGAGCGATCTGTAGCTCGGTCTCCATATGGGGTTAATTCTGATTTAATAAATCAAGAGACCCTCGGTTCATTGAATGAGTATCTCCAGGAGTTTGATGATGAAGATGAAAAGTACACCGCGGTGCAGCACATGATGGCCAACAAACCGGTTGTCATCGATGAGAGTGTAAATAAAAAATCCGAGAATAAAGATTGGGATCCTGATGGTGAAGTATTCCAATATTTTAAATATTAATAAATATAAATATAATCATATTATGACAAATGTATCAGAATTCGAACACACAAAGCCGGTGCAGGCATATGCTGCTCTTGATAGCGCAATTGCTAAGTATCGTCAAATAGTTAACGAGCATACTTACCAAGGTAAACAATTGATTATGGAGAGTGCTGATGCGCAACGCGCATCATTAGCGCAGCAAATTGTTAGTGACCTTGAGAATATAAAGAGAGTATTTTTAACTGGAGCTTAAGTTATTGTTATATTTTCTACCTCATCAAAATATGGAGTAATTTTTTGAAGCTCCATTGCGACTCGCTTTTGAATTTTATCTTGTAACAACCTGTCTGAGATATCTGTATGCTGTATATCTACTTTATACTTGTTAGCAAGCTTTTCAGGATAATTAAATTTAAATAATTTATCAATAGTGTCAATATATGTTCTTTGTCCTAAAGGATAAGACCAAATTACATCTTTATCTTTAACATGATAATTATAATGCGCTAACATATCAAAATAATTCATAGTTTTATTATAAATCTTAAACCCTTTTATTTTTGCATTATGTACGAAATACTTTTTCTCTTGTAATAATTTATTAGCTAGTGTTAAATAAAACGGAGTTGATACTGCACCTACATATAATCCTGTTTCGAGTACGTTTGCTAAAGCGTATTTACCTGCTGAGAAGTTTACTTTAGATACTGATTTTCCGTTAACGAATAATTCCATATAACCATTTGTTAAAGATACGTTAATAAAGAAATGATTGTATCCCGGATTCAATGTAGAAAAGTCAAAATCAATAATTGATTTTTGTTTATAATATTTACCAGTACTTGAGAATTTTGGTTTCTTTTTTAATACAACTTTAAGTCTGTTTTTATTTGCACCTATCTTTTTTAAATAACCATATGATGTAACTGTTTTAGTTAACTTAAGAGAAGCAATATTAATACCATTAAGTTTCTTACTATAAACTATTCTTAGTGTTTCAGGATCGAGTTTTGATAATCTAGCACCTCCATCAAATTCCTGTATTAGTAATATATATTTTTTGTATTCTCCGCCTTCAAAATCATATATTAAATCTATATATGTTGCACCTATTGTCCATTTTAAACTACAAAATTCTCTAGTACGAATTAATTTGCGATTATTATCTAATATAGAAATAACATTTTCATCGTGTAATACTATTATATTATTTTCATCGTCATTTAGAATGCTATTAATTTTCGATCTTTTATCTAGGCCTGCTAATATTCTATTAGTTTTATCTGTACCTGCCCCTCTATAATCTGTTACGTGTTTCTTATCTAATTTTTTAATATGAGTTTGGATATTAGCTTCATCACCTGGATCATCTTGTCTTATTACCCACGGTACATTATTATTATCAAGTATTACTTCATTTCCGTTTCCGTTTTTATCAACTTCAAATTTGTATACTACACCATCTTTTCTTATTAATTTACCCTTTTTACCGGGTACTGTTCGGCTTGCTGGGTTCTCTACATATCCAGGACAAGCTGTACTCACTTGTGTCCATGTAGAAGGATACCAGTCCTTAACAGCGACTGTATCACTAAAAATATTTTTTTTAGTATTATATGTAAAATGTTTAAACTCACCAACAGGTGCGAATAAGACATCAAGCTTGTCTTCATCTACTTCGAAATCATCTATCTCAATATCTGAATCTTTTAAGTTTTCTATTTTACCTATTAGATGATTATTATTATTAAAAATATATATTATATGTTCTTTTCTTTTTTGACATTCTACATCTCTTTGCATGTACTCTGCACTATCATATACAGTGCTCACTTTCCATGTATGAGCAAGGACATAGTATTCAGAGAAATTATCTTTACGAGCAATACCGTCGATGGTTACTTCTTGATTACCTTCTTTTAGAATAATATAATCATATACTTCGAAATCATTATTTAAAAATAATAATTTACTGAAGTGTTTTTTACTTAAACTATTTTTATCTGTTGTGTTATTTACAGGTAATATAATATTAGGGGTTACAAGGTCAGTATTAAATATACCTATTCCATCATCAAAATAATTACCTAATAATTGATAACAAAAAGGTTTATTATTATCTTTAGTGTGTAACCAGAAATTAATACTCATATCACCTTGTATATCAGTTTTATTTCTTGCAAGGTTGTTGCCATCTAAAATTATTTCACGATCTCTTTTAATATATGTCTCCGGTATCGGTACACCTTTATAATTTAAATATTCAGTTTCTGTTGTTTTGTTATATTTGGTATTGTATGCCCTGAATAATTTTTCATAATCATGTCCTCCAACATGATAATATCCATAATCATTATTAGGTTCAAATGTTAAACTAGATGATACGTCAAACGTTTCTGTTGTTTCTGCTCCAGCGGCTGTTATAACTCTATAATGTGATGTACCAGATAATGCTTGAGAGAAATTAGAAGCTAATGGGTTATAATATCTATCTACCCATCTAGTATTTCCGTCACTGTTACCTGACAACCAACTACATAAATACATTGGATTAACGTCATCACTAAAACTATTATTTTTAACTACTTCTCTTCTTTTAAAAACTTTATCTGACATTAATGGATTACTACCAGGTACAGATCCTAAGTTTTCAATCTTAGAGTCATTAATATTAAGAACTGTATATGGCGATATAGAATTAGGAGTCGTAAAATAGGTTAGTTTATTAGGTTTAAAATTTATATCATATGTTCCGATATTATAAGATAATCCTATTTTATCATATCCGTGTTGTTGATGGACACCGGCGTTTATTTTTTCATATACTCTATTGTTAGTATCAGCTTCATAATTATAATGGTTGTTTTCAGAATAATATTCATGTAAGGTTGCTTGGTTTTTTAATGGAAAGAAATCAACATGAGCGATAAATTTATTTTCACTATTATCTTGGTAATAATTATAATTATTATTGAATACAAAATAGTTGTTGCTAACTGGTGTTACGTTAGTTAATGATACATTATCAACATTAGGGCCTGATTTATATTTGTTAAAATTACTAGGTAATGTTTTAAAGTCTTTAGTTAATAAATTTCTGCTAACAGTAAAGAAGCTAGCATTTAAATCTGCTATAGCATTTTGCCAAGCACCGGGAGCTGATAGATATAATAAATCAGATTTATTTATTAAGATATTTGCTAGACCAGGAGCAGTAGTTCCGATACCAACATTAACATCAGGGTCTGTTGTTGGTTTATTATGTAAAGTTATTTTGTCATTATCTAAAGTAAAACTAAGCCAAGATCGGTTATCAGTAGTTGGAGTAATAGTTATCCATTTAGCTGCTTCATCTTGATGATATGGTGCACTTAGATAGTACGTCTCACTATTATATGTTTGAGTTATAAAAAGCGCCTCTCTTTTATTTAAAGGCTTATCAGTTAGACCGGCATTATTGGTCGGGGCTGGTATACTACTAATATGAAAAGTAAAGAAAAATTGACTACTTAAATTACTAAATTCTGACGAATCTACGAAATTAGACTTTACAAAACCATCAGGAGAAGTATAGTCATTTTTTAGGTACTTATCTCCGTGTTTTATTGTTGTAGTAAATGCACTAACAGCATTAGTTGTAAATGGTAATTTAAGTTCTGCTATCGTAGATAATTCTTGTAAATCTGTTAATGAATATTGTGTATTAAAATTTGTTTTTTTATCTTTTAAATTTCTATTAAAATAATATTGATTTGTAATTAATCCAAAATTAAAATTTTCTCTATATTTACGTAGTACTATTGTTGCATCGTGTATATGACGATACTCAATTATCGGTAGAGAGCTACTATCAATAATTTGTACTTTCATTATTAGAACATCCTTACACCAGAAAATGATGATCCGTTTGCTATTAGTGGAGCATTATATCCTGTTCTACCACTGGCGCCGTATTTTATAAGAATAATATCATCATTTGTTACTTCATCGACAAAGCTAAAATCATAGATATGTTTGTTTGAACCTATTTTTTTCGGATAACTTTTACGCACCGGATTACCACTAATAAATATCTCGATCGGTATATCATCAGTGGTATATATTATCTCTATATAAGCATTAAACGATATTGTACTTGTTGAAAATGATCCAATACTAGGATATGTCATTTTAAATGGATCACGAACTAAAGTACCAATAGCTGGATCGATAGCTGTTCTATTAAAGGAAAGATTACCGCTAGTAGGAAGTGATATATTATTTCCTGTAACTGATACTTTAAAGTTTACAGAGTTTACTGTTGATGATGTTTCTGATAATAGACGAGCTGGCATTGTGACAATGTCTGCATCTGTACCATCTTCCATAACTGTAAGATCTGCTGGGCGGTTGTCATACCATTCCCAGTCTTTCTTTTGGCTACTAATAGTAGCAGAATGCCATGATTTGTCTTTAAATAATCGTAATTTTGCGCCAGGTTTAAGAGCCACTGTTTGAGGTGTTTCTAACAGAGCTGTAATTTGACCTAACCTCGCTAATATATTTTGTATATCGCCTCGGTTCTGGCCTGGTAGAGCTGAAAGAGCTGTTCCACCTGAATCATCTGATAATGCAGTGTATGCCTCATAATTACGTTTACTAAGTTCTATACTTCCTTTTAAATCGGAATATGTAGGTTTATGATCTTCGTCTGTATCTGTTCTTAATAACTTATACCCACCAACTGTCATGAATTGTTTATTACCGACATTATCACCTCTACCAGATATTAAATGATAAAAACTAATATTATCAACACCAATGACGAAATCTTTAAAGTCTAATAGCTTAGTACCATTATTAGTTTCGACAATTAGCTTATCTGTTTTTAATATCTCAGTCCCGATATCTAAATCAGATATATTTACAATTTCGTCTTCTATAGCCATATAATTATTTAGTCGTTAATAATCTACAAATGCAGTTATCGTACTTATTCCGGTAGTAATAGTATTACAGCTCTGTGGGTCATATACATCTACCATAAAATAACCACCAATAGGTAGTTGTGAAACGGATACACCAGTTCCTACATTAGTAAAATAATAATATTGTGAATCCGCTAATGAGGTTCTTGTTCCTGTTATATCTAATAATGGTATTGATATTATTTTTTTAGCTAAATCTGTATCTTTAAGTAAATCTCCAGCGTTCCAATTTAAATACCCAGTCAAATGCACAAACGATGAATTAGCAGTAAGAGGTACATAAAGAGCCTCATCTGGATTTGCAGGGTATGAAATGGTACCAAGATCAGGATGAGCAGCACGTGTTCTATATCTTAGAGTTATATTATCGTTATCTTTTTGTTTTTTATTAACTGGATTAGTGACATCGTGGATTGCTACTATAATATCTTGTCCTGTATTAGATTCATTTGCATCTACTCGTACGTATTCTGTAGTGAACCCAACGTTAAACGATTCAGAACTAATAGTTTGACTGTATGTTAATGCTGGGTCAAATTCACTTCTTGCTACAGAATTAATATCTATTAAGTTTAATCCTAATACTTCTGGATTTTTATTAATAAAGGTTAATAGAAGTTTTTCGTCTGTAGAGTTTTTTGTATTAAAATAATCAGTATTAATTAAATTAACATCTTCAAATGTCTCAATACCGGGTTGATTCATTGTGAATTGAATATCAATCATATCAACTATAAGATCATCTCTATATAAAGTTAAATATACATTTTTTATAGTATTATCAATTGGCTCAGTTTCAAGAACATGGACGAATGTATTTGTAGATATAGCAGGTATTGAAGTTGTTAGTATTGGTCTATTTATTATTAATTCATTAGAACCATCTTTCTCAAAATCAACAATTATTTTATTAAGTTTTCTAGTTGCATGATCATCGTACGCTGAAAGTCCAGATAAAGAAAATGTTACACTAGTGGTACCAGTGAGTGAGACAGAAAACGTAGAGAGAGTGCTCGTAGCAGTTGGAGTACCGTGGGTGAGTCCACTGGAATTTCCTCCGGTAACTGTATATGCGTACGTATTCATGTTATTGACTCAAGCTACTCTGTGCGATGTGATCTACAAATCCTAAATCTGTATTTTGTGTGTTGGGTATTCCTTCTTTTGTTCGCCAGTCCCAAGCAGCTTCATTTGTATATTCTGTACCGTCGGTATGGTCTTTGTAAGCAAATCCGTCATCATCATACCACATAGCTGCACCATGGCCTCCGTGCTGATTAGCTTTCATTGCCTCTTCTAAAACATTTCCATGAACAATAAAACAATCGCCCCATGATATAGTATTATTGTGACTAATTCTTGATCCCCACTTTCTGAAAAAGGTTATACCATTTGGGAATTCATTGTTAACATCCTCTCTGTAGCTTAATTGATCATAAGGATAATATTCGACTCTTCCAAATAATTGGCCCCATATTTGTTTCTCTATTTCAGTTTTATCTTCATTTGTGGTAGTGTAGTTTAGAAATTCATTTACAGCTTTTGGTGATTGGGTGTCACTTTCAATTCTATAATGACGGAGATCGGTTTGAATTATATCCCATGTAGTTACTGAACATTTACCTACCTTAGTTATAGGCTCAGGTGTAGGAAAGTCTTCTTCCTCATCTCCGTCAACGGCACCGCATGCTCCGAGTAATGTAGCTTCTTCATCATTAAGCCATACAGCTTCTTTGACCCATGTTCCTGTAAATTCACCGGATGGTGTCGGCGCTGTTGGATGGTTGGCGTTGCCCTTCTCAAAGTATTCGAAATTCCAGTTGGCTTCAATACCACTAATCTTACTAGCAAGGTCTAGAAAGCTTTTATTAAACATCATGTCCGATTCCTCTCTAATATAATCTATTGGAACGTAGTCTGGTAGGATCAGTCCTTCTCCACCTAAACTTGTTTCCCAGGTGATTGCATACTTACGACCTTTTATTATTGATTCGGTTAGCATATCTCCGAAAATAGGAGCTGCCGTACGATGCCAACCGCTGAGCCATCTTTTTGGTCGATTATCAGTGGGCGCACCAGGTTCGGTTTCTGTTAAAAGTAGAAACCAACCACTGCATTTTGATGTAGTAGGCTTTAATACTGTTGGAGATTCATCGGGAGGACCAGGTATATCATTTCTTCTTTTTGTAACACCTGTCCATTTTGCTTCAACTTCACTATCTACAAATTCCGGTATTTTACCACATAAAGTAATTCTGTCGATAAGAGATTGGCGTTTTATTAACATTGTAACATCGACAGGATCTGCAGTAGGCATAGTAACTAAATCTCTTCTTAAATTAGCAGATGATTCTTCTAGGTATTCTACTGTAGTTATATTATCTATTTTTTCTATTGATTTAATTGGATCGCCCATTTTTACACCTGTTACTTTAAATGAGAGTAATTCAAAATGACTAGTATATTCTGATGTTGTAAATGATAATCCTACATTAATAGGTGCAATTAATCCCTGTGATGGAGTTCTTCCACTCGGGTAAAGGTTAATATCGTCGGCATTGTCAATAATAATTGGAGGTGGTTCTATATTAGTAGTTATTGGTGCATTATATGGTGCTGGTATTACTGTTGGTGTTATATCAATAGATGGAGTCATCTCAATAATTATACCCTCATCAGTAGGTTCTGGTTTCCATGGTCTTCTGGGTCGGTCGTAGCGTGGTGTAGGTGGGCGCCCAGGAAGGAGTCCTCCAGGATCTGGATATGTTGGTGTCCACTGTTCTTCTGGATCAGTCGGTAATTCCGGGCTTATAGGTGGATCTGATGAGATCGTCTCGACCGGTACCGTTGGAGGTTTTACCGGATCACCTGGAGCTCCAGGATCATGTGGTGGTCGTCCAGGATCTGGATACAGCGGATCAAACCATCCAGTTCCTCCACCTCCGCCAGGATCAAAGTAAGCCATTTTACTAATGGGACGAGGAACGTTTGCCCCAGGGTATTTACTAGCAGGAGTTCGACTACCCCAAGGATAAGGTACAGGAACTACTGCGCCGCGTGGTCGGGTTGCCGGTGGATTAAATTGTTGATTATAATATCCAGACCATGGGCTATAAAATATTCCTTTTTCATTCTTTACACTATTTAAATCAAATTGTAATATTGTATTATAATCAGTAGTACTTGTAAGTTTATTATATACTGTTACACGAGTACCCTTATGGGTAAGATCAATTCTATAATCTTGAAAATCTACATCAGAACCAGTACTGTTAGCTGATTGTTGATGCATAGAGACAGCGCTAGCTGCAACTGTTGATATTGATATGCATGTTAATACTCTTGTAAAGGTATCTCTATTAGACCGAATTCCTACTGAACATGGTGCTGTTGTGTTAGTAAACCCGCCTGAATGTTTTCCATGGCTCCATCTTCCAGGGCCGCCACCAGCAGATAGCCAACCTTCTTTACCTTCTGAAGTGGTGCAAAAATCACCTTTAATATCAAACCCTACACCTAAAAAACTATTAGCAGGTTCTCCATACCCCTTGTGGGTCGGATCGGCCCCTGCGTTATTAATAACTAGACCTGAAACATCTTTTAGTTCACCCTCAATCTCACTTACTACACTACTTGCTTTTGCATAGCCTAATGTACTACCTATTCCTTGAGGCTCAACAACACCAGCTAAAGGGTTCCTATAAAAAAATGCACAAAAACCTTCCCCAGCTCCAGATAGACCACTCAATGCGGTAGCAGTATCTATCCATCTAGATGGCTGTGGATCGTCTTTGTCAGATTGAATTGATTTATAAGCGGTCATTAAGGGTACCTGAAATGACTTAGCTGTGAAATCTACACGAATATCATAATTAGGGTCGAATGCTGCATATTTAGGATTATACGTAATATAGCCCCCTGACCATTGAAACGTATGTTGACGAGTTGCAGTAAGACAAGTTGACTCACTACTACCACCACCTACGCCTTTACGACAATACCCCATTAAATTAAAACCTAAACTATCATTATAATCGATATGTGTAGGCTTAATAACATAATCTGTTACTCTTTCTGCATGAGATGTATCAACCTCTTCATTGAATCTAAGTGGGTTACCACCTATAAGAAAATCAGAATTTAAATACCCGTTTTTAAATGTAAATATATTATTTTCTGCTTTAGCTTTAGGTATATATGACCGGGCATCTAATAAATAAAAATTGGTATCTATATATTGAAAAATATAACTTAAAACTCCAAAACCATCAGACGTAGCAGCATATCTACCTATACACGTAACTGAATATCTATCTGAGGTTTTATTATAATTTATAAGCGGTTTTGTAATGGCGGAAAAATTTGTGTTTTCGCCATAATAATTACTTGGAAGTAAGTCGAATAAATCACTTCTATTATCAGTTGCAAACGTGTCAAGATTTTTAGGGTATATTATTGATTGATAATTTGTATTTTTGTTTATTTTATATACTATAGGTAATGCACCAAAAACGGTATCTGGTCCTTCACATCTTTTACCTGAAATAGAGCTTACCTTACAAACAAACATTTCCTTTGTTTGATCATTATAAAAAACGTCTGATTGTTTTGTTGTGAACATTTATTAAATTATTTACTATGTTATGTGCTCAAAACTAGTGTTTTAGAGCTCGCATCGACCTTAAATACTTTATCTTCAAATTTATATTTTTCAGTTATCGTTTCCGCAGATGTTTGTATATATATTGTGCTCTCTACAATATCAAAATCTACAATATTACTTGTTGACAATATATTAGATTTTGTGTTACCCGTCGCAGAGCCGTCTGTCCAACCGTCAGTATGTTTATTAAACACATTTACAAACACCGTTGACAATGGTTCAACTAATTGTGTCGCTACATTTCTTACATAAATTTCACCGGCGTTTACATATTGTTGTTGGAATAATGGTATTGGTGTAGCAGCAAAATCATTAAGAGATGTACTTTCAAATTTAGTAGCATTATTTGTATAAATAGCAGTTGTATTTATTACAAAATACGGGACTGTTGTTTCTTGGAAATTTATTGACATTAAATCTGTTCCAGTTCCGGGATGGTTTTTAAACGAACCACAGTCTATAGCAGATGTAGCTGAAACAGAATTACACGACAAAGCGTTAGTTTGAGCTTCAGTACAGTTTGCTGCTGAGAATGGAGCACTAAAATTGTCATTAGCACCATCAGCACAACGTGTAGTTTTACTTACTATAAATGTATCATACATACCTGTGACGCTACTATATAGAGTACCACTAGTTCTATATTCTGCAGAGGATATTGCAGTTAGTAGTGTGTCAAAAAATAAACCGTCATAATATTCTGCGGTTGTAATACATGCAGTAGTAGTGGTGGCGGCCGCAGCAATATGTGCTGCATCGGCTTTTCGTTTTGGATATACAGATTTTACAAAATAAAATTCATTACCATAAATATCACTTCTTATTTTTATTCCTGTTTTATTATAAATTAATAAATCATCTAATCTGGTCGTTTCAGGATATACATTTAAATCCTCTATTGGATATGTATCATCATTTAACCATACAACATGAGTTGGATCATCACTCCAAAAGCTTATTGCATCTTCTTTCTTATTAATACCTGTAAATGAATAATCTAAACTATTTTCTTTGCTTTGATAACCATAGTTACGTAATAATTTATTATTATAAATGTTAACGCCTGGATTAATGTTATCGTTTTTAAATTGAGCATTTTTAGCTTTATATTTAAAAGGTGGTTTTCTTTTTCTATATATGTTTCTAAGTATTTGACCGGTAGTACTATTTTTAATATCACCGACACATTTAACACCTGATTCAAATTTAGACGGGTCAGGTAAGATATATTCATGACCACGAAGACTTGATAATTCTATTGAATAAGTTAAATTGCTTGAATGAAATACAGTTATTCCAGTATTATAAAAAGACAATTGTTGAGGATATATTTCATTATGTTTAATGTTAATTAATTGTTTGAATAAATTTGGACTATATCTTTGAGAAAGGTTATTTGTCGTGTTGGTGTGCTCAAATAATTTATTTACTTCTTTAGCTACACTGTTTATGTAGTAAAGATCATTAGAGACATATTTTCTAATTAAATCTCGTTCAATAATAAATTTTAAATTACTGAGGGTTTTTTCTTCATCTTTAAAATATCTAACTGGAAGTCTCTCATAATTTGAAAATAGTTGATTTATACCTAGTGTGCTATTAAGTGAACCTATATTATTTATTGTGACTTTTACTGGCTTTCCATTTGTATTAACTGTTAGCACTTGACTGATATTAGGTACTTCATCTATAACTCTTTGCGGGATATTTAAGATAAGATTTTTATCTACTTTATGAAAATTATATACAAACTCATCTGATGCATATGTATGTAAATTAATAGTAAAATTGTTTGCTATTTTTGGTAAGTTGATATCACTTACAAGAGTTTCAGTCCCTTCAGTAACAAACGCATCATCACTAAGTAATCGTATAATAAAGTTTTTAAGATACTTTGTTATTCCTATTTTTGAAGATTTAAGTTTGTTTTTTATTTTAGTGAATTTAAGTTCTTCTCTTAAATTACGAACATTTTTTAATTGATCTTTTATTATTACAGAATAATAGTGTACTGCTAGTTCTAATTCATAAATGTTATTACTTTTAATTCGATCAAGAAATCTTACTATATTATTATCTATTGTGCTAAGATTTATATTTTTAAGAAATTGTGTATATGTATTTTTAACATAAAGGTCATCATCTGTTTGTCTCTGTAATTTTTCTGTTTTCCATTCAGTAAGATAATTATTATATAGTATGGATAATTCTGACGCATCAAAAGAATCTTCATAATGACTTCTCCATTCTTTATATGATAACGGATTATGTGTGTGTTGTAATACCATTATAATTGTAGTCCTTTTCTAATTTGATAGTCTAAATTTTTGAATACGATTCCGCCATCGGGATCCCAGGATGCACTAAGAGATGATGTCGATCTTGTAACGGTATTGTAATTATTATTATAGTCTATAATATTATTTTGTACGTTTTCTGGAGAAACAATATTATAGGCTGTATATGGATAAAACTCATAAAATAAATCTAACCCAGAAGCTCCAGTAACAGTAGTATCTAATGGCCAGCCCCAGGTACTATATCCACTTAGAACAGGTGAATTATATGTAGATAAATAATAGGTAGATAGGATAGGGTTATTAGCGTCTACTTCACCATCTGCACTCAAGTTTGGAATCTGTTGAGGCCTAATTAAAATATACTCGTTATTAAATTTTTGTCTAACAACAAACGGTGTACCAGCAGTTACTTTATAAGTAGAAGCAGTAATTGGATTATCCAAATCTATATTTCTACTTGCAGCAGATGAAGTATAAAATTGTGTATCAAAACTTTGATCATATCGTTCATAGTCGCCTAATAGTTTAGAAATTTTTATACTAAACAAGTCATATAATCTTTTTAATTCAGGAGGTGCTTCCGGTAGTGCTATATCTATATCTTCATTGAAAAACTGATAAAAGGATTCTAGTGATTTAATTTTACAAAAATCAACATCACTATTATTCATAGTAAAGTTTGCGATTTTCTCGAAAATTGTTTTACCAAACGTTGTTGGGCTTGAGCTTGCTTGACCTACGAATGATGTAAATATACCGTCAAACAGTTTGTCATATTCATGCTGTAAAGATTGAAATCTATAACTTTTTAGTATTTTTGAATAATCTACATCTTCATTAACTTTATAAACCTCTACATCATTAGTAGAAGGAAATACAGTAAAGGTATAAGAACCCATAATTAACGCAGCACCGCCCGTTGCTGTGGATTCAGGAACTCCTAATGTTACTGGTCCGAGCGGCCCAGATGGATCATAATCTGTAGTCTTCATCAATGCAGAGAGACCAGCAGTCTCGGAGGCGAATGAATCTAATCTTCCTGTTATATTTAACGACCATGTACCAGCACTAACTGGATCAATATTAAAATATGCAAAACTACTTAAAGCAGTGTCCGTTCCATCATAAGGAAAATATTCTGTACATAGACTGCTAATGTTAGAAGTTGTAGTAGTCGTACCATCTGACCATTCATACGCAAATTGTCTATCTTGTGGTGGGTTAGTTGCTCCTGCAAGCAAGTAAAATACATTATAATATTTTCCTATGTTTAGTTTCTTATCTGCAAGTGCTACAAATACTTGAAATTTATCACCTTGGCGTTTGTATTCTATGCTAGACATCTCTTTCATCCCAGTAGATGTAAATGATAAACGACTTGTAAATGGTGTTAGTACTCTAACTGGTACACCAATACTACTTCCGACATTTAGATTAACAGTAGACGTGTCTTTAACTGTTGGTCGAGCAACATCTGTTTCTAAAAAGTTTCGATTACTATTATTAATATCTGTATCAATACCATCTACATAGAAATTCTTTATTCTATGTCTACTGGTATCTAATCGTATTAATAAATTTACTTGACTGGTTGGTATATCATCATAATATTTAAATATTATAGGTCGACGGATTAAGGGTGATCCTGTACTAATATATTCATCTGAACTTGAATATAAAAGCTTAGCATCGGAGGTTGAGCCAGACAGAGCCTGTTTTTCTGTACACTCTCTTATTATTGATGATGAACCTATATAAAAATAATGCGGATATAATAATGTTTTTAATCCATAAACATTATTAATATGAGTATTGTATACATCGTAAAAGGCATTATATGGAACTATATGTCCGTATTTATTATTAAAATCATATGGTTTTGCTATACTGCCACTAGAAGTAAAAAAGAATGTTTGAGCTTCGTTAGGATCTGGAATGTCTTGCCAAGATCCAGTCGTTGCCATATTAAATGTTTTGAGTTCACCGGCAATTATATTTCTTGCATTTGCACCATCGCTTTGTGTTATGTTTCGTGTTTCTACGGCAATCCCTGTATTTGCATAATTATATATTGATATTGTTTCTGTAAATGTTGATTTGTATGCATTACTATCTTTATCATATAAAAATACTGCAACTGTATAAATACCCGGTACGTTATAGATATGTGTAGCAGTAAACGCATCGGCACCGCTTAATGAATATCCATCACCAAAGTCCCATTTTGCTATACTATTAGATACTTTATGTGGAAATAGGTCTTGAATAGCTGGTGTTCCCTCCGTCGCAGAGATAACAGGAGTTAATGTGAATTTTGATATACGAGTAAACCCTGCATGAGTATCAGCTTGAGGATGACCATCGACACTATTTGGAGTAGTCCCAGAAGTATTAACAGTTACTGTAAATGGTACTGGTAAGTTTTTAGGACAATTGAGACTGGTTGTTGATGTACTCATTAATATTCTACTATAGCCTTAGTTTCCAAAACACTGACAACTTTAATTTTATTTTTAAATGCTATTTCATTTTCTATGTATGGTATTTGATATGGTTTTAATTTTAATGTCGTATCAATAAATTTTAGATCTTTTCCGTTATATATAGGATTAAAAATGCATAACGATAACCCCGGTATTTCTACACCTGTATCTGTTCTTTTTGTCTTAAAATCAACTAATCCAGGGATGCCTTCAATTTCATTATTTAAATCTCTTACATTTATTGTTGCTCCTAATTTTAATTTTTTAAGATACGAAGATATAATATTAAATACTTTCGATTTTAAATTAGATTCATTAATTAATGATCGAGCCTCTCTGCGTAGATGTAGTTCGGTAGTGTTTTTATACCCAACATTATAATGTTCATGGCCAGATTTAAGTGATAAATCAACGCTTAAATAAACAGGATCTAGAAAAGAAATTTCACTATTTAATAGTTTATAGTTTTGAATTTCTAATTGAATTTTTTCTTTTAATGAAGGTGGTAAATAATTAGATCGAATAACTACAGATTTTTCTTTTCGTAATTTAGGTACAATAGTTAAGTATATATTATTTGAATCAGCGCTATCCGCATAATAATATTGATTAAGCAATGCATTTGTGTCTTTAGTATAATCAGTTAATCCTAATTCATCATTTATATATCTTAAATAATCATTTGTGTAATCACTGTTGTTAAGTACAGTACAATCATATACGAAATTTTTATAATTACGTTGAATAAAACTCTTATAGTCAGCTTTAGTAGTTAATCTATATTCTGAACTAAAAAATCTTGGAGCATTTTGCTTAATTTCTGATGCAGTTTCTGGTGCACCGAATTCAGTACTGTCTTGAGTGTTAGTTATAGTAATATTAGGTGAAGCTGATATACTCATATAATTAAGAGAAGTGTCTTTAATATCAGCAAATATTTCATCGTATTGTGAGGTATTGTAAATATTTATAGTACTATCTTTTAATGTATTTTTTGTTACTTTGCCTCGCGTACCTGATGATTTTAAATAATATATTGCTACGGAGTCTCCTAAGTTTAATTTCTTACCATTAATACTATTTCCAAATTTAAGTTCATATTTTTTATTTTCATTATATGTAACTTCAAATTGTCTATTATTTGGTTTTGATAAGAATAAACTTGGTGTTCTGCTCCATTCATACCATTTATTTTGTTCATTTACTTCTTTAACAAAAACAAAAATATTAAAATGATCTATTAGTATATCACCACCCGGGTTTAAAAATATTGTTTCGTATTTTTCGCCTATAGGAAATAATATTGGATATTCTTCTATACTACCTTCATACAATAGTGTATTACCTACAGGTGTTACTGTTTCAGCGGTAGTCAGTGTTTTTTCAAATGTTATATCTTGTATAACAGTAAATGTTTGACCACTACCCGCTGTAAAAGTGAATTTTGGTACAGTATAATATCCTTTGCTTAATGCAGCCTTTCCGGTTACATTAATCGGTAATATACAAGTTTGTGAACCGAGCGGCTTGTATCCTATTAATTTAACAATTCGATTTACATTTTCATATAATTCAGCGTCGGCAAAATTACTTTCAGCACTTGTCTGGTTTAAATAAAATAATAATGTGTGATATGTATACGCGAGTATGTCTATAAGAGCGGAGATGTTACTACCTTCAAAATTTTGATCTGTAAAATTAATTGTTGTGTCGTCGTTAAGGCGACTGACAATTAAATCGCGCATACTTTGAGCATCAAAGCTAGTGTATGCATTTGTTGGTAAATTAAACTCTGTTAAATTGGATCGTGTTGTAGTTGTATATTGACTCATGATTAAATGTAATTAAAGGTTCCTTCTGTTAAGATTGCAGTTGAGGTTGCTGCTTTGTTATCTAATGAAGGTATAATAATAGTTATAGATACTTCATATTCATTATCATCAGGTTTTGCAACAACATCAATCGAGTCCACTGTTATACGTGGTTCATGTATAGGTAGTTCTTCAAGTATTGTTTTACCAATAATATCTGCATTCTCTTTAGAAATATTATTAAATAAAAATACTTCTAAATCTAAACCGAATGTAGGGTTTAGAATTTTTTGTCCTTTTTTAGTATTAAAGATATTTTTGATAGAATTAAAAATAGCGTGTTCGTCGTAACTTAATCTAAAATCTATAGGGTTTTTACCGACTCCTACAGGGGTAGACGGATAATGACTACTAAGATCAAGATCTAATTTTAAATCAGCGTAAGAAAATTTACGATAGGCATCCGTATTTTTTCGATCTTTAAGTATATCAAGTCTTATCGCCATGTATAATTATTTAATTTATAAGTGCTTAAAACAATAAATAATTGAAATGAGTAAGTTCGATACATTATTTGAAGAACAAATTGGTCAGTTTACTAGGCCCGGTCCAGTTGCTGGAGATTATGTTAAAATTAAAGGCACTTGCAAGTCGTCTGATTGGTATAAAGGTCTCGGTGAGGCTAGACAAAATTATGTCAATGAAATTTTAACGTTAGTTGAGCAGGGCAAATATCTTATGCTTTCTACTATAAAGAAGAATATGTATGAGACAAGGCACCCTAATAAGTCTGAAGCTACAGATTCACAAGGATGGGATATTGCTGATATCGTTGTTGAAGTTAACCCAGGCTTCTTCTCACACAATTTAACAGTTCCTATGGATTTGTTAGAGTTTGATATGTCATGGGAAGAAGCAAGAGCAACGCGACCAGTTAAAGGTGAAGATCCTGAAGTTGAGTTGAAGCCTAAAGACGTAGAAGATAAAGCAATTGATATAGGTCAGCAAACTAAAGTACCTGATGGTGACTATCACTTAAGTACTGCGAATTATTTGCCTTAAATTTGTAAATCAAGTATACAAGAATAGAAGTTGATCTCTTGATCTATACACTGACTATTCTGGTAAAAGTATTTAGAGACTGTAATTAGACAGTCTCTTTTTTTCTCTATATCCATTTCAGCTGTATACATATAATCAAATAAACGTTTAAATAGCTCATCATAATCATTATTAAATAATCCTTCATTTTGAATTATATGTTTGCGTATTAATACATATTTTTTATGAGTTAGAAGATCATGTAATCCATCGAAGAAGTCTTTTACATTAAATACATTATCATCTTTACCATCTGATAGAAAATATTGTTGTAAAGTATTAATACCTTTCCGGAAATCTGGATAGCAGCTATTAACGATAGTAGTAAATTGTTGTTTGTTAATTTTTACTTTTTCAGATTTAACAATAGATATTAATTTAGTTATATAGTCATTTTTATCATAATTAATATCAAATATTTGACACCTACTTTGAAGAGCAGGAATAATCTTATGTTTATAATTTGCCGTTAAAATGAATCTTGTTAAGTCGTGATATTCTTCTATCGAGTTGCGTAGCGCTTTTTGCGCATCAATAGATAATCCATCACACTCGTCGAGTACTATGACCTTAATATCCCCAAAGAGACTTTGAGTCTGCGCGAAGTTTAGAACTTTTGTGCGTATAGTATCTATTCCGTTTTCATCAGATGCATTAATATAAAGATATTGACATTTAAGAATGTCTTTTACGATAATTTTAGCTAAAGAAGTTTTACCAATACCTGGTTTACCTACGAATAATACATTAGGTATATTTTTTTCCGATTGTACTTTATTAAAATAAGTCCTAGTATTCTTATCTAAGACTATTTCATCTAAAGTACTTGGTCGGTATTTTTCACACCAAATATCAGAAATTGTCATCCGGTAGACCCAAACCCATCTTTACCGCGGTCGGTATTATCAATTTTATTAGTTTCTGTTACTTTTGCTGTAAAATGAAGATATAATACTATTTGTGCAATTTTACTACCTTTAGGTAGTGTTACACTAGTATCACTAAAATTATATAATTTTACTCCTAGATCACCTCTATAACCGTTGTCGATAATACCTAAATGAGGTTGGAGATTATGTTTAAATCCTAAACCACTTCTAGGCTCTATTCTAAACCAGCAGCCCGGCGTTAAATATCCTAGAGTTAATCCTACAGGAACTACAGTTGAACCACCCTCCGGGACAACAACTTCTTCAACACTATATAAATCATACCCGGTATCGCTTTTATGTGCTTGTTCCGGTAGCTTTGCATCTGGATGTGTCTTTACAAAGCTCATTTTAAAATCTGTTGGCCAGCGACCGCCAGTTGCTTTTAATTGTTCATTAATGCTGCCTTTTAAACTCATACGATAAATATAGTGTATATATTTGATTTTTCAAGTAAATAATTTTATGGATGACATTAATCCCGCTGATTTAATATCACAATTAAAAACATTACCGAAAGATAATAAAAAACTACTTCGAGTTGCTGAAGACAGTACTGACTTACGTAAAGAAGACGTTGAGCAATTTATAATTCAAAAGTCTTCAAAATTAATTCAAGATTCATTAGAGTTAATAGATAATATGAAAGAAGTAGTTCATCATATGCCTGAAGCAGAAAATGTTTCTTCTCTCGCTGAGCTTATTAAAGCATCTACTGGAGCTATAGAAACGTTAAATAAATTAGTTGTTCAAGATAAGAAATCTAATACTACAATAAAAGCAAAACAATTAGATATTGATTCTAAAAAACAACTTCTAGCATCAGACCAACAACATGCATTAATGTTAAGCAGAGAAGAAGTTCTTGATCGTTTATTAAAAAAGGCAAATGTTATTGAGATTAATAAAGTAGAAACTAAGACCTAATATCATCCATAGTAAATGTTCGCCATGAGTCTTGAATTGCGTTCATTAGATCATCTACTTCTTGTTCGGTATTTTCTACTGCAAGAGTATGTACAACAGGAATAGCTTCTTGCTTATTAGCTATTTTATTGCACGTTAGCCAAAATAATACTTTATATGCTCCGCCTAATATTCTTCCTATTTCTATCATAATGTCACTATGTATTTCTCCCAAGCGTTGGTAGTGTACATAATCAGTAACAAGATTGGTTCCGTGCGCGAGATTTGGTTTCCCGTCGTCACCGTAAATAACCTGTCGCATGTTACGTCCAAAAATAGCTTCAGCTCGTTTGCTTAATCCTAAAATATTTTTATGGGTATCAAAATCTAATTTGTCGACTATTATATTATTATAAGGAAATGGTGTGATACTAGGGTCTTGTTCAGAATCAGGGGTTGGGTCAAATTCATCTGCATAGTGCATACTTCTACGTTGCGGAGTCAGGTATTGAGAAAATAATAATCCAACACTCTCTGATATAGTTTGAAGTATAGTATCTTCTATATTAGGTAATCTTTCTTCTAATAATTCTTTTACTTTAGGATGAGCTTTACGATATTTATCTAACCACCAAGCAACAAATTCTCCGCTACTATCTATACCTGCTATATCAACTGGTTGGGTGTTTGCTAAATTTTCCCAGAAGTCGACTTCAGCTGTTATTGGATCGTTTTTATATTTTATACTACGGTATTGTTTTGCTAGATTATGAAAATCTATATATTGAGGGTCTAGTGTATCTGGATTTAAAGCATCACTATCCACTATATCTGGTATACCTGTTTTTAATGGTACTGTGCTCATTCTTTTTCTCTATCTAATTTACCACAAATAACTTTTGATGTAAATACTCCTGGTCGTAATACAGTTGTATTTTGTAAAATAAACCATAATCCTGAAATATCTCTCATTTCTCGGTTAAATGGGATACCGGTTAATTCAAGATTTACAAAATTACTGCCCTTTAAATATAAATTTCCAAGTAGTGGTATTGTTATTTTTTTGGAACAGTTTATAAATTTTTGTTGTAAGACTAATCGACCTGTATAATTGGTTTGGGTTTGTTCATTTTCAAAAGCAGTTAATATTACTCTGTTAGATTTATTTAAACTAGATGGCTCCTGATTAACGGCTGCTTCTTTGATCGTTGCACCGAGCCGGGATAAATTAAAATTAGCATAATTAAGGATATCTTGTTTTAATTTATTTACAGTACCTTCTTCATTGAATAAATTAAATTCTTTATTAGAGAAATTGTATGATGATACGGAATGATCTATTACTGTATCAACCTCGACTGTCGTTTTTTGTGGTATAATATTTATTTTAGATATATGAGCAGGCATGCCTGGTTTATTTGTTTGTTTTGTATTACTATATGATTGTCTATTATCTTCTGTTTCTATTCGTATTAACCCAGCGTAGTTTCTTAGGGATGCCTGTTTTATAAGTTTACCTAAAGAGGTAAGTTGGTATACTCCTTTATTTTTTGTTAATATTCCCATGTCATGGTCTATTTTAGAATTATATTTAGATATTAAATAGTTTAATCCTGCAATTGCAGGTTGTTGGTTTTTTAATGTGTATTCTATTTTCGAGGAACTCTCCTCCCAGTTGTTTACATCAATGATTGATTCTGGTTTGGATTCTCTTTTGTATAATGAAACTAACAAATGCTTGATTGCGTCACTAACTAAAATTTGTTTGTCGTTTGTACTTTTATGAGTAGCATCATTTATATAATTATTTGTTGACCATGGGAATTTAGTATACATTAATGGTCCATAGTCTATGTTTACAAAAAAGTAGTTTAATACTTTTTGTCCGTCGTTAAGACCGATCTCTACGTTTTGTACTATATATGTTTCGGATAATATTGTAACCTTTTGGTTAGTAGTAGGATTATAAACTTGTTCAACAGCAATATAAATAAATTCCCCACCACTAGTAACCATATTGTAATCAAATGATTTAAATGGTGCTACTGTTTGAAATGTACTACGTTCAAACTTATTATCTAATTGTAACCGACCTCGCATGAACGGAGTAAGGTATGACGATTCGAATGTTAATTTTTTAAAATCTTGGCCAGGAATAACTTTAGTTTGACCTTTATCATTTACGAACTGAATAGTAACCAAATATTCTGTACTATTTGCAGTAATTCTAAGTGGTTCATTGCTAGCCATTATACTTTATATTAGTTGTTGTTTTATTTCTGCGAGTATAGTATTTACATATGATGGTCTTATAAGTTTATAAGCCTTCCCGACCTCAGGATTAACAGTCGGGTTTTGTATCTTATTTACACCGCATATAAGCCACCAGAGGTTTTGATCTCCATATACTTCATGTGCTAGTGTTGTCCATGGAATACTAGCGGTAGTATATTGTTCATAATATACTTCTGTCCCGAGGTCATCTGGAAAGTTAATTTTTTTAATAATGTTATAAAAAAGATAATTATCACATAAACTCATACTAAATATATTTTCATATCTAGTATCACTTAGCGGTAATAAAGTATCAATATTATTTCTCTTTTTTTGTAAATCAGTTATCATTTATTCTTTAGGGTCTGGCGGAAAAATTCCGTGGTCTTTTTGTCTTTGTTTTGACCAAGGTGAAAGACTTTGAGGGACTCCTTCTCGTAACGCGTTTCCTTTCTCAATGTCGGATTCACTTGATTCTTTAACGACTTCAGTAGCATTTACAGCGTTATTAAGACTATCAAAAAATAAGTTCTTTGTTTCTGGTGTAAGACTGGTTAGTGTTAATTGTACCTCGTATCCTTCAGGAACAATAGCTTCGACTTGTTCTCCGCCAAGATTTGCATGAAAGGGTCTTCTTACACCGACAAAATTTACATTAATTTTACTCAAAAAGCTCCATCGATAACTAAAAACACCTGGACAGAAAGCTTGATATATAACCGGGGGTGTTAATGATGTTCTATTAATCCTATTAGGTAAATTTTGATAAAGTAACAAATATATAAAAGTAAGATTATCAAGGGCGGTTGATTTCTGATCGTATACTGTATTATCTAAGAAAAAGTTTATATCATAGCTCGGACCAGCTTGAGGATAGTCAAAAGTTTTAGCAAAATCGACTCCTACGGACGGTGAAAGTAGGCTTGTAATGTTTGATAATGCCCCAACTGATTTTATTAGGAAATTTGAGCCTTCACTACCCCATGAATTGTTTATTTGTTTATATGAATCTTCTAAGTAAGGTATGTTATATTTAAATCCAGTATAATGTATACCATATATTCTTTCATAATTTCTTAAATATGCTGGTCCAGATATACGATTAGCTCCTAGTACATGTTTCCGTAGAGCTTCAAAGTCAGCTGATACGGCATTTGCTCCAATTACTCCGGAACTAAATAGTTCGTGAATACCTTTGCCAGCCCAATCACTAATGCCACCTGCGAGGTCGCTCCAAAAACCACCAGGTGCGTCAGGATCAACTCCTGATCGCTGAATAGCTCTCTGTACAGCAGTACCTTGCTGAGGGCCAGTTAGTTTTTGACCTATGTCAAGTAATCCTGTTCTTTCTGGTGAAACTAATTGATCTATAAAAAGAGCTAGGTTATTAAAAAACGCTGGGTTTACTACTTCCATTTCCCTTAAAGTAATAGTTGGTGTATTATTTACAGTAACGGAATTTAATGAGGATTTTGTCCATCTAAACTTCTTTACAATATTAAACAGACCATCGTTAGTAGGTACTGCTATCTTAGCCATGTTTTTAGAATATCTTTGACTCTTAGCTGCAGTTTGTACTGTTCTAAGAAAAGTACTACCAGACGCCTTTACTGCTTGAGTAGTTTCTGGTTCAACTGATTCAAATCTAAAAAATTTTGTCGGTGTTTGTATCATGATATATTAATTTGGCATAACGGGCACGTACCTCGGCATACTATACTGTTGATGAGTTTGATCTAGAACGTTATCATCGCCGACCTTCTCGAGGACCGTAATTGGTGATCCCACTGTTCTATTTTGTTGTTCGGCATGCCGATCTAACCATTGCATAAGAGTTTTGCTATTTGCATTTAAAGATTCTCGCATTATTCGTTGAGTATCCTCCGTTCTCTTTTGTAGTTGAGCTCTACCATGGTCGGTCGAGAGCATTGTCGCTTCTTCTTGGCGGTGTTGTGCGAGATCGACATGATCAGATTTAAACTCATGTGCAGTCATGTCATATTCTGCAGCTAAAAGCTTTACGTTCTTGTCTGTCATATACGGTAAGTCAGACGGTTTAATAATATCTGCCTCCCATAGCGCAGCTAATCTCTTTCCCTTTATTTTGTCAACGTTAGCACTCGTAGTATAAGTTAGATCTTTTTTTGTAGATTCTCTCGAGGCTCGATTCGCTTCTGATTTCCTATGTTCTTCGCGCTGTTTCCATGTTATACGTTCTTTACTATCCTTTGTAAGCTTATATGCTTTACGAGTAGAAACTTCTTTAAGAGAGGTAGAGATTACTTTTAACATTGTTAAGTTTTGTGTTAAGAGTTCTTCTGTTTGCATGTACCGCTTTACACCGGGTCTTTCAGCTCCTACCGGTGCCCATCCCGGGAAACCATATGGATACTGAAGACCATCATCATTCATTTGTATATTTTTTATTTGTGTCATCCGGGCTTTATGGTAACTCTTATATGTATATCCAGCAATTTTTCGGTCCGTGGCCCTGTAGCCTCCCTGTGGATCCATCAATGCAGCCTCGTGCTTTCCAGCTAGTACAGGAGCTGCAAGGGCAGCTTGTAGTGCTGTGTCTGAAAGTAACTCGATTGAGGCAGCAGGGTTAAGTAACAGGAGACCAGCTTTACCTGCGTAACCTGCCTCCTGAAATTCCTCTTTAAAATCTTGGAATGCACTTGCATCTGTCATTAGCTCATGTACATCTGTTACTGTGAACCCTAATTCAACTAGTAAACCAACAAAAGGAATTGGTTTTGTCCAAGCCCTAAATCCTGTTTTTGCTATAGCTTTACTAGCGTTTTTTCCAAGAGCTTTGTTAAATGCTTTATTTACTCCTCTTCCAGCGCCCGGTACCCTTGACACTAATTTACCGGTGAGATTATCTACAATTCCTACAATTTTACCAGCTTTAAAATGAACCACACCAGCGCGAGTCATTTTTGTTCCAGTATAACCTCTTAATCTTGTATATGTGAAGGCGGATCCCTTTCCAATATTCGAAGCATATGTCTTCATCCTTCTTTGTGAGTAGAATGGTGATGTTATACCTCTGGCCATGCCAGCTAAACGGGCACGCCCTCCTTTATATAACAGTTGTGACCCTGCCGCTAGCGGCACACCATAGTCAACTGCGGCTTTTCCTAATCCGCCCATTACCCCAGTTCCTTCGAAACGATCCCAACCACCCATACTTGGTCGGCCAGGACTCCCGAGGCCATGTTCAGCATAATCTCGACCTAGTTTCATTGCAAGTAATATAGGTAATGCGGTTGATAATGCTCCTCCAATTTTATATAACATTTGAGGAATACCGAATGCTGTAAGGGCACTTCCTCCTGCTGCGTATGCTAGGTTTCGCATAGAAAAAAGATGTCCTTTATTAGATTTTTTTAAGATCTCTTCTAAGCCATCTTTTGACATTGACGCTATAGGAGCACCTCCACCACCTTTTGGTCGTTTAGTAGCTCCTGATAACCCAGGACCTCCTGGACTCATTTTTCTTAATTCATCAAGTTGTAGTCTATTGATGTCTATTAATTTTTGTATTCCACCTAATTTGTTATCTATACTTGAAAGATGTGTTTTAGAAGATTTACTATGAGTTTCATCTTTTAATAAAAGTTTTGATAGAGCACTTTTTGCTCCAAATAATGTAACAAAGTCAGTATTTAGCTGAGTTATTGCCGTTTTTGTGTCCTCGGTATTACGATCGACATCAGCGAGCCCGGCTGCTACGTTTTCTAGCGCTTTTGCTATGCGATTTATTAATTGTACACCTATAGTCTCTTCAGCCATGTCTATAGATATTTAATTTAAAAATCAATAAAAAGAGGAATAATCGGCTTCAAGTAAGCGTGTATTAGCTACTTTTTCAAGAACTTTAGATACTGTTTTTGCAATTTCTCGGAGATGTTCTATATCGAATAATAAAAATAGTTTATGTAATTCCTGTATAGATATATTGTCTATAAGATATTCGTGCTTATCAATATCTATTGAATGTAAGAATCTAAAAACATCAAAAAATATTATATCCATATCAGTTTTTTCTTTGGCTTCTTCCAACAAAAATGTTAATATTGTATTTTCTTCTTCTAAAGTAGGTTGTTTAAATTTAATTAAAGGTTGTATGTTATTTAAATTAAGTTTTAATTTGATATCGTTTAATTTATCCATACATTTTAAATCTTCTGAGAGGTTAGAAGAATTATCAGAAGACTCTATATCTTTTTTCCAAAAATCAAGAAGAAATAATTTATCTCTATGAGTGAATGTTCTTTCTGAATGAAGCTCAATTATGTACTTGTTCATAAATTTAATGTATTCAAGTACAAAAAGATTATCAACATTTTTCGCATCATCCGGGAGATTGGTAAAATGAGAATGTAGTTTGGTTTGAAAATGTACATTTAATTTGTTTAAAGTTATTTCCTTACTATCCGGAAGTATAACATTAGTTGTACATAAATTTTTAAATTTATTTAATAGATCAGTCATCTTTATTGAGTTTTAAATTAATTATTTTTACATATGCATTTATTGAATTTATTGTAATATTATTAAAATCTTGATATGTAAAATTATATTGTTTCATGAGAAGTAACTGCTGTTGTATTAAACTGTCATAATCTTGAACGAAACACAAATATATTATATTTATAATTATATCTTTATGATATAGAAATCCACTATTATATTTTTCACTTACATAATACACATACATTTCATTTAATTTATTAAGATATGTTTGTATATATGGTGTACATTTTTTTACCAACGATAAAGGTATATAATCATAGTTGCTCGGATTAACATCTAAGAATACATTTTGATATTGAATTTTTTTAATACAAGAGGCAGGTAATGTTGAGCCTGTGCTCGGATATCCTATAGTAATTTTGTAATTGTCAATATGATAAATATCTTCTTTATCCAGAGGTACGTTTTTAAGAAAATCGTCTTTATAAATTATTAATTCTTTTTTTGATATATCTAATTTTATACAATCGTTAGTTTCTATAAATTTTTCAGCTTTACATTTTTTCAAAAAATCTATAATATTTTTACTTGGTAGTTTTTTGGTAATATATGAAAATACTTTATCGTATTGTTTATGTTTATAAAGCTTAGAAACTTCTAATACGTCGTTATAACTTATCATTTAATTTTTAACCACCACCGCCACCGCCTTTTTTCTTCTCTTGTTCAATTCGTTCTTGTTGTTGTTTCGTCCATTTATCTACTTCAACAGGGTTAAACGGTATCTCTATAGTAGGTTTTGTGCTTTTCTTCGAAGTAGCGCTAGCTTGGCGCATATCTTCCCCTGTTGCTTTTATGTTGGCGTGCAGATCACGAACTTGCTCCGTTATTGATTTTGGTGGAGGTGCTAGCGCTTTGGCGGCCTTTGCGGCCGCAGCATCCGCGGCATCTTTTGCCCATGATACTTTCAAGCGTTCCATCACAGTCGTAATCGGCGGCCCTTCATGTACTTTTGGTACTTTTGTCATCGGGTTGGGTTTACCCTCGGCCTTCGCTTTAGCTGCTTCCCGGGCATCTCTTGCCCAGGATTCTTTCAAGCGTTCCGTCACAGTCGTGATCCTTTCCCCCTCTGGGCCGCGCTCATGAACTCGGCCTCCAGTTTTTAAAGGATCAAATAATGGTTCTATCCTAACATCTGTTTTCTTAGAAGTAGCGCTACCTTGCAGCATATCTTCCTTAGCGAGTTGTACGTTTTTCTCTGCAGCATCGAGTGTTAAATCTTCACCTCGTTTTAATCTATCCTGTTCTTCTTCTTTAGGTTCCTCAGTAGTATCATTAATAGGTTTTTGAGGAGCTGGTTCTTTTTGGTTGGACTGTAAAGAAAATTCAGCATCAGCATCAATTTCTTGTTGATCTAATGGTCCTCCATTAGGAAGATATGGAATTTCATGTTCTGTTGGTACCGGCATAAAATCTTCCATAATACCTTTTGCTAAGTTCGCACCTCGTACTGGTATACGGACATCGTATTTAGAAAATCTCCAACCTACTGCTATAGAGCCTAATTTTGTATCACCATCATACTCTGCAACATTAGCATCTTTTATTACATATGGGATACAATCTTTATATGTATATATTTTAGTAATCAATGGTGCACTATCATATGGGTTGTCATTTTGCTTCGATATAAAATATATTGATACATCTGTTGATAGTGGTCGGTCTCCTAAGTTACCATATACACTGTATAATTGAACCCATGATCTAAATAAACTATCTATAATGCTTATATTAGTTTCAGAGAATTGTATATCTAAATCATTATCAGGAAATTCTCTTGATTCCATAAAAGGACCAACTGGTAATAATCCATTAATTAATGTACCTCTATTATTTACAGATGTAGTTTCCGTAGTAAGATTAACCCCTGTTGCTAAAAACATCCAATTATTCCCACCACCAAAAAACGGTTCAAATACTTGTTTTTTAGCTAAATTCAAGCCAGTTGAGTTACCAGTACCGGGTCGTATTCCTAACTCATTTACATTTGATTCTAGTACATAACCTGGTAGTTCATGAATTTGGACTAGAAAGAAATTTTGTGCAGCAGGGAAAGTTGAAAACTGTAGTAAAAGTTCATAGAACTTTTGTCTAAGATCTGTTACACCAGAGCTTTCTAATTGAAGGCCAGCTGCCATATGTAAATATTTAAGGCAATTAACCTACTAGAGCGCCTGCTAATTTACCGACAGCATTAACAGTACCACGTATAGCAGGATCTCTCCTAAAGAATTGATATGCCATAGCTACAGTAACTGTAGCGACTTCTCCATCCCCAGACATCGAATAACCGATCTCACCGCAGTCAACAGGAAAAACACCGTGAAGCTTATATGTACGCATTGGTTCGAATTTAGTGTTTAATTGAACTAATGTAATAGTACTATTATTATGAAGGACGCCATCACCTGTAGTAGTTTCGTCATCATATGTTTCAGTTATCCAATTTTCCATTGCAATGCGGGCATTTGTTGTTGCATCACAATAAAAATCAATTGTATAAGAATCACTGTTAGTATAAGAAACAGTACCGGGTACTCTAAATTCAAATCCATTATATGGTACTGGTTTTGTCGCAATTGTTTTACCAGGGAGCGTTGCAGTTGTAGCATATACTAAATCGTCTTGTGTAAAGACAGGTATACCTTTATTAGCAATATCTAATACGCGGAATTGAAAGTCACGTGCAAAGTCCCTCGTTTGAGCTACCTTATAAAAATCTTGAATTGTTTGTTTAATATCAGCCATGATGTTATAATTATTTAGTGTTTACTTTAATTTATTGTCCAACTATCTCCTGAAAACTAACGTCTGTGTTAACGGCGTAGAAGTTAACCAATATAAATTCTGCGGCACGAACGGGCTTCAAATAGATATCTACTCTCAGTTCATTTTGATCGATAACACTAGCAGGGTTATTCCTATCGTCACAAATAATAAGGTAATCATATACACCTTCTGTTTGTTTACAATTTTCAAACATCGGTGTTAATGTATTAACAACCTTGTTTCTTGTTAGGAACGTATTAGGTTCAAAGACAAAGAATTTCAATGTCTCTCGTGTTCTTTTCTCTAAGTCGAGGAACAACCTACGAACATTAATTCTATCAAATGCCGTGGGTGTCCGTTGCAACGTCTTTTGGCCAAATATAACTATTCCTTCACCAGGGAATTGTGTCACAGGATTGATTGCAATTCTATATAATTGATCTCTTTGACGTTGTGTCGGGCTAATAGCAATATCATTTACACCACTAACAACACCGCGATTGAATCCAGCAGGTGCGTACCACGGTGCATATGCTGCATCGTTTTGTGCAAAGATCTTTGCAGCAACTCCAGAGAACGGAATCCAAGTTTGTGTACCACTTGTTCCATCTCCAACCTTTGCCCAGTTTCCATATGTTGTTGCAAAATTACTATTAGCAACACCAAATTGATGTCTTAAGGGCCAATACACATGCTTACTAAAGTTCTTAGATTTATCATCTAATACTTTTTGGCCAGGCGCTGAACCTTGAACAACTAATGGTCGGAATGCATCAGCAATAAAAATATGATCTTTTCTAGTCTCACGGGCAAATGATTCAAATTTATTGAATATAGTTCTATAATCGTCCCTATACCCTATTTGAGTAGTAGTTCCTTTCATGTTGGGATCTGCTGTATAGAATCCTGTCCCAGTGGTTGCATTACCAACATTTACAAAAGTAGTATCATCAAATGTAGATCCATTACCTAAGGCATGAATTGTTCCTAATCCAGCTTCAACGGTAACATCCATTTGAAATACGTCAATATTACTACCAATTTCAAATATTCTAGTTAATTTATCTGGAATACTACCAATATTTTTATTGGGAACAATCCTTGTTCTTTAGCATAATTAACTGAACCTCTTAGGCCAGCTACCGTACCGCCACGCGCGCTTTGCGCCAAAGTAGCTGTTGTATCCAAAGCAGTTTGTAAGCAACCAGCATTTGTACTATTAGTATGAATCGCTCGTACAAACTTTTTAGGTGCACCACCAGCAGCAGTCCACGAACCACTATGGGTACTAATATATGGATTTACTAAAACTTTAACATTAGGAGATCCTGTTTCAACATTTTCAATGAAAATTGATTTTTGTCCTCCACCGTTTTCGTCTTGAACTTTTCTAGACGCATCTAATGAACCAGTATATCCTTCTGCTAAGAATTGTGTTAGTTCAATTTCAGAATTTGAGAATGGAGTATTTCTAATCTTAAAAACACCTAAATTAATTGTATCAATAAATTCTGCGCCTAATTCCCACTTGGAAATATTTTCAAGAGATTTACTTACACTACTCTTTTCATCTGTTGCTGATCCAGATAGTGAAAAATCAATTCTTGATGTCGGTACAGTTGCATACTGCGCTGGTGCTTTATTTCCTGTAGAAGTTGTAGTGTAAACATAAGCTCCTGCAGCATCATATGGTGTTGATGGGTTAGTATGTGAACTATCTGAAATAGCTGCATAATAACCTTCAAAATTGTCGTTAATATAAGTAGCGCCTTTATTTAAAACAATAATACCAGCTTTACCTAAATCTGTCGTTGAGGCGGTAAATGTATTAGCAGCGCCAGCAGATAAATCATTTGACCAAGTAATGTTACCATCCTTAACTGCATTATATTGTGTTTCGGTTAATTCAATTAGTGTTGGGTTACCGATAACATAGTAATTAGATGAACTTAAGGACTTTGTTGTTCCGTTATTACCATCAAATGTAAACATACCAAAATAGGAAGCAGCTGTACTGTGTACCTCACCCGCTACTAATGATGTGCCTGTTGCCGTAAGAGCAGAGAACTCAGAAGTTGTACCCCACGATTGGGCCGCTGATGAAATAGCAGATAATGTTACATTAGTCCGGCTACCGACAGTACCATTATCCACTAATGGTACATAATCGTTTGTCTTTGCAGAAACATAAGTTAAATTATCATTTGCATCTTTAAGAATTAATTCGACACCAAGATCTGATCCACCATATGTACCAGACCCGTCGTCAACGAATTGCTCCTGTGTAGCGCTTATCATACCCATAGTATTTTTATTAAGATATAAAGAACCAGTAGTAGCATTAAATCCTGTAACTGTGGCGGTGTTAAGAGCGTTAACAGGATAAACTAGAGCAGAGTATCTCCGGTCGCCGGTGTTGCCGCCATAAGGTATACGAGAAACAAACACATTGGCGTCACTATTAAACACTTGACGCGCCGTATGATAAAAATATCTCTCGGCGGAGTTTGTCGGCTTGCCGTAAATTTCTTGAAACTCTGCGAACGTACCAACATTAAAAATTTCATCTGTTGGCCCTTGATCAGAGAATCCGGCGATAAATACACTTGTTCCTACTGCGGCAGCGGGACGCTGTGTTAAATCGATTTCCCTTATTTCTACACCTGGTGATTGAATTGTTCGTCTACTCATAGTAAAACCTTTACAATTATTTATTGTTTTCCGTGGACATATTTTAGTTGATTTGGCAAAATAAGCATTATAATATAAATATATGAAAGGTATCATTCTAGCTGGTGGTACAGGATCAAGAGTTTATCCTAGTACTAAAACAGTTTCAAAGCAACTTTTACCGATTTATGATAAACCTACTATCTATTATCCTTTATCGACTTTAATAAAGTTAGGGATAAAAGATATAATGATTATTACTAATGCTCAAGCATACCCTCACTTGTTATATTTGTTTCATCAAACAGATAAATTCCGACCATATTTAGGGATTAATTTTACTTTTAAAGTACAAATGTATCCTGCTGGTATAGCTGAGGCATTAATTATTGCCGAAGCTTGGCAAGGGGATGATGATGTATGTTTAATCTTAGGAGATAATATTTTTACTGGTATACGTAAACCGAAGCTTAATAATGGTACTGAGGCTTGTGTTGTAAGTTATAAGGTTTCAAATCCGTCTGATTATGGTGTTATAGAGCTTGATGCAACTGAAACAATAGTTTCTATAGAAGAAAAACCAAATGTTCCTGCTAGTAATTTAGCAGTAACAGGTATTTATTTTTATAATAATACAGCAGGGGAGCGGGCGCGAGCGTTAAAGCCGTCCGCGAGAGGTGAATTAGAAATTACTGATTTAAATAAAAGTTATTTACAGGATAATGTACTAGGTCATAGTAGTTTAAATAGTAATTATGCCTGGTTTGATACCGGTAATCCTGATGAAATGTTTGCTGCTTCCATGTATGTAAAGTCTATACAAGATAGAACCAATACAATGATTGGTTGTATTGAAGGAGAGTCATGGAAACAGGGTAATATTAAATATGAAGAATTACAAAAAATTGTCGATAAAATGCCTGCATGTTCATATAAGACAAATATTGTAATGAGCTATTATTTTGATTAAATACTTTTATGGCAGATGTTGATGATAAGGTATCTGAAAGCATAGTAGGAAAATATTATGTAGATACGCAATGTATTGATTGTGATTTGTGTCGCGAAACAGCAAGAGATAATTTTACCAGGCATTCAGAGGAAGGTTATTCATATGTTTACAAGCAACCTCAAAATGAAGAAGAAGAGGAGTTATGTAAAGAGGCTATGGAGAATTGTCCAGTCGACGCAATCGGGGATGATGGTGATACTAAATAACGAAATGCCAAATAAAGAACACAACTGTCGTGCACGGGGCCTTGTACACCGAAACGAACGTTGGATTCAAAATTCTACACACGAATATGATCCGTACCACAAGTGGTATGGAATACTTTTATATGCATATAGACAACATGAACTCGATGAGGAAGAAGAAACGGATGGTTGTCCTGTAGAAGCGATAGGTAATGACGGTGATGCTTAAATTTGAGTCCCGACTGTTCCTTCAATATTATAATATTGTAAGTATTTCTTTACTTCATTAATATCTACAAAATATTCCGGTAACAATTCTCCGTCTTTACTTACCTCTGAACTTGATACAATAAATTGCCCAGTCCTTTCTATAATAACTGTTTTATTTTTTATATTATATATAAAGTCAGGGTATGATTCTAATAGTCGCCTCATATTCATAATTAAATTAATTTTGCTTCTAGTCTTGTAAACTCAAAAGTAGCAGCTGAAGTAATTTCTTCACTAATAGCATAGTTCCATTTAATTTCGGTTAATTTAGTTGGAAAGGCTCCAATATAGTCCCATTGGATTTTACGGTTTTCATATTCATCTAAACCGTATACTGTTAAATTAGATGAATATATAGGAAGTTGTTGAGAAGGACTCATTAACTCTTGAGCCGATTTATATTTTATAATATCATCTTCATTAAAATTACCAGTTTTAATATCATTAATAATATCAAGCCATTTATATATTGCCCAATAATTTTTAAATTCGTTATCAATTTTAAAATCTATATTTAAAGATTCATATGACGGGCGAGCGTGAGAGCTAACTTTTATAGTTTGTGCTCCATATGGAACAGTTTTTTCAGGTATACTAATAGTAGGTGTAACAGCTCCAGCAATACTAATTTCTAAGCTATTAGCGTCAATTCTATTTGTATTTCTAGTTATATTATCTACGATATTTTTTATACCTTCGGGTAAGTTTAAAATTAGTATAAATTTATCTTGTCTATTTTTATTAAGTGGTGCTTGGTTCATAGTTTAACATATCCTTGTGCTTCTAATTCGTCCATATCTGCATTATAGTTAGGACCTGTGTCCTCATTAAAAATATTTATATCTGTAAAGTGAACCTCATGTGGTTTCCAGGTATCGTCAATATTTTGCATTTTATAATCTTGTAGAAAGTTGCTAAACTTTTGATCGATATATGGTCCTAGTTCTATTTTTGCAGGCCGTTGATTATCATCAATTTCTACAACATTGTAATATTTTTGTATAACGCTATTTTCTAATATTAATAATGCCCATACCATTGCCATAACTCTATCATCATGATCAAATCCAGGTTGTGCCGCCCAAGACCCATTAGGATATCTTACAAAATTTTTCATTTCTACGACAGTAGGTTTTGATTTTATATCGACACACTTAATATCATTAACCCAATATCTCATATTAGTAATACCTTTATATTTGGTATTAGTATGAGCATACACTCCTATCCTATCATATTTTATTTGACCTATTTTAGGAGACCAATTAACTATGTTTTTATAATTATATTGGTGATATAAATTATCGACTACCTGACTACCACAATTATTTCTTTCTATTAATACAGGGGGTGCTCCCCAGTGATAACATATATCACGGACTTTAGTAGTAAACTCAAATGGATTGATTTCATTAGATGCATATTCTGCGACTTGTTTTATATCTTGTAACTCAGTTATATCTAAGACTTGTATAACGCTAAAATTTTGACCGACACCTTCTGCTACATCAACTCCAATAGTATATAAATGATCTTTATCAGGCTCAGTCCATATTTTATAACAACCATCATCAAACACATATGTTGGTTCTGTTGCATTTGCTAATAATTTTTCAAAAAAGATTTCATCAATAAATGAATCACCGGTATCAAGAAACTTACAATCAAACTCTTGCGCAAAGGCTTCTTCACTGCCTATAGATTTAATTGTGTCAATTTTCCATTCCTCATCGCGACCAGGAACTTCATGCCATAATATTTTTTCTGCTTGCCAGTTGTTTATTCCTTTTACTGCTTCTGTGTATAATGTATGAAATAAATTACCACTACCGTTTGGAGTAGATGCTACAAATATTTTAGATTTTGTTGAGGCAGAAATAATAGGATATACTGACTTCCAAAAAGATTCAACGAGATTATTTGGGATAAACGCTAACTCATCTAAAATTAATACATTAACAGATTCACCACGACCGGCGTCTGAGCTTGTAGTACTAATACCAATACTACTACCATTGGCTAATTTCATAGAAGTTTTACCATACTCTACAACTCCAGGTTTTAAATAATTTGGTAAATTCTCGTATGCAAGTCTAACTCGTGAAAAAATACTAATAGCAGTTTGTTCTTTATTAGCAACAATTAATATACGTTGATCGTCTTGAAAACAAGCAATCCATAGAGCATAAATTGTCATCATAGTAGTTTTTCAACTGCGTAATACCCTTTTTTGGTAAGAATATAAAGTTATTAACATTTTGCCTTGATCGAGATTAACAATGTGAAAAAAGTTTTCTGCAAAATGAAGAATATTCTGTCTCGACTTCTTAAGAGACTTAACCATCTCAGGAGTCCACGCGTACTCCATATTAGGGTTAGGTAGGTTTGTATTACCTAAATAAAATTTATCGTCCTTTTTTAGCCTCGGCACTATAAATATTTACATGACCAGCAGAGATTTAAACTCTATTAATGAAGCCTTTACCAAAGCTACGGGAAAGGTAGTTGCTGAAGAGACTGTAGAGTCGAAAGAAATTATAACTGAAGTCGCCGAGTCCTCGGGGGATCCGGTGGCACAGCAACCAAAGCGCCGCGGCATGTTTGATCCAGATTGGCGTTCGCGTAAGGGCAAGCATACGAAAAAAGCGACAAAAGCGGAGTTGAGACAAAGAGAACGTGAACGTACCCCTAGATCGAAGAAGGTAAAAGAAGATCTTGGACCGGATTTTGGTGATGAAGAAGATTTAGGTGATCCTTCTCGTCATAGTGGTGATTATTTAGATGATGAGCCATTAGAGGTTGGAGATATAGTAGAGGTTGAAGGTGAAGGTTCAGATTTTGTAATTCTTAGTATTGATGGAGACTGGGTTTCAGCTGCCGAGGTAGGTGACGGAATTGAGGTTAAAAAAGATGCAGTTGTAAAGACATCGAGCATGACATGGGGCAAGAAAGAGTCAGTTAGAATTGAAAGAAAGCTAGTTACATTAAAGGAGAAAAAGAAAAGTATGAAGTATGCAAATATAATGGAAGATTTTGAAAACCTCTTATCGTCAAGTTCCAAAGGGTTTTCATTAAAATCTAGAATAAATGAAGAAGATGGGACGTCATTTAACCAGCCTAAGGAAGATGTTGGAGTTAAGCTTAATAAAAACCAACGCCCAGCTGATGAAGTTGATTCAGAAAAACAAGAATCGTCTACAGAAAATGTTGATGATGACGTACAAGAGCCAAAAGAAGCAGACAAAGCAGACAAGCCAGAAGAAAAAAATACTAAAAAAGAGAAGAAAGTTGTTGAGGATAGTATAAATAATTGTAACAAAGGTAATATTATGTCAGAAGATAAATCCATATTTGATAAGCTCTATGAGCAAGTTATGAGTGAAGACGACGATTTCGGTGCTGAGTTAGGTTTACCCGGCGGGGATGAAATCAGTGTTGGCGATGATGAGTTTGGCGACGAGGGTGGTGAAGACATCACTGTAACGTTAACTCCTGATCAAGCTGATGCTATTCGTGCTGTCGCTGATCAGCTTGCTCCGGCGGACGATCTTGATGCCGAGCTAGATGATCTCGGTGGTGAAGAGGAACCAGAAGAGGGATTTCGTCGCGAGGGCGCCGAATCTAGCGAAACAGTAGCTGAGGGAGATGAGACATCTTCTGGCAAGCCGACAAGTGACGGTGCGAAGACAGGTGTAGATCCTTCGAAGAGCGGGCACCACTCGGAACTACCTGCTGATGCTTTAGGTGGTAAGTCGACAGGTACAGGTGATGCGAAGGTTACGGATGATGCTCCTACAACCGGTAAAGCGACAACTGACGGTAAGACCGTGGGCGATAAGAAACACGGTAAAGGTCCGTTAAAGGCTAAAGCTAAGATCTAATACAATTAAAACATAGTACCTTTGATAGCCCCTTACAATGTAAGGGGCTTTTTTTATTAAATAATTAAAATGTTATTCACTCGGAAATTCCTTGAAGCGTTAGGGTGTAAAAATTTATACAAATTGAGAGGGAGTACAGGTTCTGGTAGAAAGCATCAAAATTTGCTACCTGCTAGTAGTCGTGCGAAACCTGAGCCAAACAGTTTTAAAATTTTAAAAGCATCTCAAACAGGTACACATCGTTTAAGTGTTCAAGATATACAAGAACTAAAACAATTATATGGAATTACAGATCTTGAGAAAGAAGGATCTAGAAATTTAGGTAATACAGGAATAACAATGTATATTGATAACAATCAATATTTTATTAAAAAGTAATGGCATCGGCATGGAGTACAGATACAGTTACGGCAGTTAACTATCATAGTGACGCTGAGGATATTATTCGGTTTAATAATAAATCGTTGGGTGCTAACGAGCGTAATAAAACATATAAAAAATGGTGGAAGGAGCAAATAAGATTATATGGAACTAACGTTAGTTATTACGTCCGAAAATTTGATTTAGCTAACACTGATAAAGTGTATGGTGAAAACCCGTATCAAGGATATCAGGTTGCTCAGACCATGACTATGTTAATAGACTTAACCGATGGTGCAATAACATATTCTCAATATGGTTTAGTATCTGATGATGAATTAACAGCAGTAATAGATATTGAAACTTATCAGCAAACTCTCTCTTCTTATTATCATTCTTCTGGTTATACTGGTACGTTAAGCGCTATGCCTAATGCAGGGGATGTATTTCAATTAACCGAATATGGTTCAGTTGATCGACCTGGAGGAAAGGACGGAAAGATATTTGAAATTACAGAACGTATAGATCAAATGGTTGGTGAGATCAATCAGCTCCAAGGTCATTATGTATTTAGACTCCGTGCTCGTAGAAACGATCATACATTCTTACCAGGATTGCCTGCTGAAGCTAAATCTACTCAAGTTACTGATACGTCTGGTGTTGGGCCTTTAACAGCTCTCGAGACTGATTATATTAATGACTTAGATACAGAACAAGCGACATATTTTGATTATGGATCTAACGACGATGTGTATGGAGATTATTACTAAATTCATACTCTACATCTTTTAATACAGAGTGATATCGCTCAGCGATATATTTGTTAATAGGAATCGGCTTTAGACAATCTTTTGTATGTCCTATTTTTTCTGCTTTATCGGCGATAATATTTACTGCTTCAAATAAGCACAACCATCTCGCCAGTTGTGAATAGTCTTTAGTAGGGGGGTTATTTCTCATAAATCATATCAATTCCCTGATCAGGGAATGTTGTTGGTAATACAGTACTAATATCAATTTTTACTTTATTCTGAGCATCACAATCTTCACAAGTAAATTCATTGTCGTCCTTTGTTAATATTACGTATACATTATTCATTTTTTTACAGCTTTGACATTCAGCTAAAATTCGATTTTGTTCTGCTAATTGAGATAAATGTAGCACCTCTTTTTCTAAATTTAAGCGAGCGTGATATCTAAGAATATTATTATATAGAAAAAAGAACAGTATTTGAGCACCGGTTGTTGCTATGAATACTTTTATAAAGCCAGTAAGGGAGGGATAAAATAAAACTGTTATACCGCTAATTGAACTTGAAATTAAAATTAAAATTAATAAACTCTTAACTATCTGATTCGTCATGATCTAAATCTTCTGACACTGATTTTATAAGATCCTGAATTTTTTGCAACTTTAAAGTTGCGGATTGTACAACTTTTTCATCCATGTGTGTGGAAGGATTTTCAAAAAGTTGATTTAATAAATAAGTGGCATCAGATACATTTTTATATGCACTACCAAGTTGTTCGATAAGATGATCACCAGGAAAAGGAACAAGTTCAGCTGAAATTTTATTATAAGTTGCTGGACTAGCCTTTGCAATATCAGCAAATGTTTTTGTAGTTGGTCGAACGTGTCTAGACTTCACATCTTTCCAATACTTGTTAGTGTACTTATATAAATCTTCGAAAAGTAGGCCTTTCATCATAAGTATTTATTAAATACTTACATGGGAAAGTTTGAAAACAAATTTTTATCTTTACTTTTAGAAGATGAATTTGATGCAGCAGAACCATCAGCTGCTCCTGCCCAAGCGCCTGCCCCAGCAATTGATGCAGATCCAGAAGCCGATCGACAATCTTTTGCAAATGCTTTAGATGAACCAGATCATGCTAAAGATTTTGAAGATGTAATAGATTCGAACCCGAACGAGCAACAAGAACTTTCAGATTTACAAGAATGGATTACCAATATTGATGAGGTATTACAATATCTTAATGGTGGTATTTCTAGTGTGTTAGGTAAATTAAGAGATGATAATAAAGTAGGTACTATTTATGCTGATGTTACTGATGCTACAAAAAATGAAATTTTAGATGTATGTGAAAGATTAGCAGGATTAAATCAAATTTTTAAAAACCTTTATATAGAAAAACATAAATAATTAATATTATGGCAGATACAGCAAGACGAGCGGAATTACAACGAGGAATAGAGGGTCACGAGATCCAGTCTAGAAAAGCTCGCATGGCTTGGAAAGCAGCGAGATCGGCATGGCAAGAGATTGAGAAGGATCATGACGGTGCTCCGGGAGCGGACATAACCGCTGCTCATGAGCGTGAAGAGAAGGCCGCTGAAGAGGTATATAGGGAAGCGAAAAAAGACAGAAAAAGAGCAGAAAAGGTATTAGCTGAATTTGATGCCGCCGAAGCTGCTGCTGATGCCACAGCGCCAAAGCCAGCACCAGCGCCAAAGCCAGCGCCAAAGCCAAAGCCAGCGCCCAAGGCGTCAGGTTATAAGTCTGATCTTGATAAGAAATGGGCTGTTTATATAGCTGGTGAAAGAGCGGTTACTGATAAAGCGTGGGCTGATGAAATAGCTGGACCAAGGCCTGCAGGTTGGACTGGTTAATTAAATTCTAGATAATAATAATTTACCTTTTAATTCAGTATAACTATTTTTAATTATAAACCGAGATGTAATTTCGTCTCGGTTTATTTTTACGCACAAATCATTAAAATCTTTAAAATTTAATAACTCTTCAGGCCATATAAAACACTTTTCTCCTTGACTGAGTAATAATCGAGTTTTTTGTTTTGATGTTTCATCACAGTGTTGATTATCAAGAACCCAAATACGTTTGTGAAAAGGTTTTTGAATTATTTGTTGTTCTTGTCGTTTTGTAAAACAAGATCTACCTTTACTGATACCACCTACTGCAACACCATTTTTAACAAAAAAACTATCTATCGGTCCCTCGAAAATAAAAATATACTCTAAATTATTATCTATTTTATCGATATTAAATATTGTTTTATCAGCTCCTATTTTTGAGAGATATTTTGGCTTTGTATCTTTTTTGTTTTGTTTTAATTTTCTTGATTGATAAAATATGATTTTATTATTATCATAAAACGGTATTATTATTCTATTTTTATGTACAAAATCATTTCTACTAAACCACAAAGATTTAGGTTTATTAATTGCTGTTAATAGTCTCCTCTCTTTGCATGTAATTATAGCATGTGTTACCATTGGTTCATGACTATAAAAACTGCACTGGACTTTATCGTATAAATTAATACAATCACCAGGAAGAGATTGTGGTGGGTTATCGGGAGTTAATTTATCTTCTGTTTCAACGGGAATGTTAAATACATCTATATCTTTACATTCATTAATTATATCAATATAATTCTTACCTGTTACTTCTTGAACCCATTTTACAGGTGAACCACTCCAACCACAATTATGACAGAAAATATGATCTTCTTTTACTATATAGTAGAGTCTTCTCTTTTTATTCCAAGACTTACCTTCTCTACAAACAGGACAACCTCCTTCATATACGTTAGTTAATTTCTTATACTTAGGATACCCCGCATATTGATAAAATTTTTCTACAATATATTCTTGTGGTATTACGTCATTTAGGCTCATCTACTGATCGAACATCAACTATTTGTTTTGTAATAAATTGGCCGGTGTGAGGATCAGTATAATGCGCTTCTGTACGTATTTCATCACCCATTCTAACTTCTCTCATTGTAGGTGCAATTGTATTACCAGCAGGTCCCATTATATTATGAGGGTTTCTCTTATATTCAACTTTTTGCATTTTTAATCGCCTTCTTAATAATATTTATTATATTTTCATTATTATTAAATGATTCTCGCCATGAAGAATAATTTCTTACAATAGACCACATATTTAATTTCTTTGCTTCTTCTATAAATTTATTATGATTACTTTTATGAGTTTTACATTTTTTTAATTGTTCTTCATATATAGGTACCTCATCTGGATAATAATCATAACCAATTGACAAGTCCATTAATTCTAAGTTTCTTTCATAAATAACTTGCTGTTCTTCTGTTAATTTAGTTAGATCTAATTTTTTAAATCGAGCAAGCCCATATCTAGGTATACCTGGTATATTATCAGATTTATCACCTGTTACAGCTCTGTAATTTAAATATTGGTCTTTAGATACTCCTGTATATTCTTCAAAATTTTGTAATGTAACTATTTTCTTTTTTATAGGACTATAGATTTTAGTATCAACGGATATTGTTTGTAATAAATCTTTATCAGTTGTTACTATAACACTTTTACCAGGGAGGTGATCCGATAACCAAGCCATTAAGTCATCAGCTTCCATTCTAAGCGGAAACATATTATGTACACCTAGTAGGGAAATAATCTCTTGGATTTTTTCTGAATACTCATGTACATCTTTAAATTTATCGTCATCCCTATTCGCTTTATATTCTACGGTAATAACTTCATTCCTGAAATTAGTAGAAGGCCATTCTAATTTTTTATCCCATGTACAATAAATTTTTTTTGATTGAAATTTATCTACATAAGATTTTAGAGCTCGTAAAAATAGAAATATTTGACCTGGACTGTTTGCTTCGTCTAATTTAAAATTATTAGTCCAAAAGATTCGGTATAATAGATTGTTGCCATCTATTATAAGATTATTTGTTCCACCATTTTTCATTTTCAATATACCACATTATAGTGTATCTTAAATCATCGGCAAATGTTTTTTTGGTTTCAGAAAATTCTAATTGTTGTCCTGTCTGAATTATCATTGATCGATATATTGAATCCATTAAGCTATATCTAAGATCATGACCTTTTCTATCTTCAACATATCTAATTAATTTTTTAGGCTTTTTCAAAATCGTCAAAATTATCTCTACAATTTCAATATTAGATATTTCTGAATGGTAGTCTGTGTCAGGAGCAAGGTTATATATCTTTCCTGCATCTCCTTGTGTTAATACGTTGTATATTTTTTCGCAATGGTCTTTGACGTATATCCATTGACGTATGTTATTACCTTTTCCATATACTGGAATTTGTTCATTATTATTAGCTTTGTAAGCAATAACTGGAATAAATTATGAAAGGATAATGCTAATAAATCTGCCCCAGCTTTTGTTGCTGAATATATAGATGATGGTTCTAGTAAATCATATTCTTCACTGGGCGCAGAATTAAATTGTAAACTACCATATACCTCATCTGTACCTACTTGAAGAAATCTTGTATTGTCAGGTAGTTGTTTTAGCAATTCATATACACCTACATAATTACTATCGATAAAAACATCACCGTCTTCGATGCTATTATCTACATGTGATTCAGCGGCAAAATTTACAATATAATCATATTGTTTATCTAATTTAAAATCTGAGATGCTCTGATATATTATATCTAATTTATTGCTAGACACATCCGGATGCTTATATAAATCCCATAGATAATCTTCAGTGTTCTGTGATACACAATAGGCATAACTATCTATTATTGTTATATTACAGTTTTCACATTCACGGTGAAGGAGCTCTACAAAATGACTTCCAATAAATCCTAAACCGCCTGTTACTAAAATATTTTTATCTTTCATGGTTTTAATGTGTTAAATACCTTATCAATATATTCTTGCGTTCTATAATTCCACCAATGATGATGAGCAAAGCTATCGCGAATATTTGATTCTGAAGATTGTACGTTAGATACTACTCCTTCACTTAATTTTCCATCAATATTTTGTCTTATATTTGGATATTCAAAATACAAATGTTTTATCATTTCTTGATCGTCAGCGCTTTTTTGAGATCGCGGAAATTCAGATATTGTTGTTGGTTTTAAAAGAGTGCATGTGTTAAAGAATCCTCTACTAAATATTGTATTTTTTATAATCATAAACCCAGTGCATAGCCCGTGAGAATCTGATGATATAGTTATATCTTTATGTATTAAATTTTTAGATTCATCGAATATATTATAAGTAGGGTCTTTGATGACAATATCAATATCAGAATATATAATATATTTGTAATTATACCCGTACCGTGTCCACGGCCCAGGGTCCGAAAATTCTAGTTGGTTTGTGATAAGACTTAGTTTTCGAAGACGGCATATATTTGGATCTATATCATCGATTAAAATATGTTTATATTCGTAGTTATTAGCTATAGCATACTTTTTAAAATACGGCTCAGTATGTTTATATAAATCATGATATATTGATTCAGCGGCTGAATCGCGATATGTCATAAGTAATATACTTTTATCTTTCATCCGCTAATTCTTTAGTAAAGTATGTTTCTTTTTCGCTCAATATTCTCATTAACGCATCTCGCTCCTGTGGCATATCTAATCCGTATACTTTTAATTTATCTGTTGATAGAATACAATTAGATCTGTCCATGTTTATCTAAGATTTCACAAACTTGTTTTGTTGTGAGGGGCTCAGGATTTACGCAATTATAAATACCACTGGGTAAATCTTCAATGGTAATAATTTTATTGATTACAACAAGCAAATCTTCAATAATAGTTTTAGAGTTTAATCCATCGAGAATATTATTATATTTTAAGATCTTACTTAAATAATTTTTCCGAGAGTTAAAGTCATTACAAACAGGCATTCTTATACGTAAAGTATAAACATTATTAAAGTTCTTTAAACATAATTCTGCTGCATGTTTTGTTTTACTATACCAACTACTATCAGGATTAGTTAATCCAAAATTTGGTTCATCTTCTTCTGTGTAATGTACATCTTCGGGACCGTCATATATACAGCCAGAGCTTACGTTAATAATTTTTATATTATGTTGGTCACAAAATTGAGCTAAAATAGTAGGGAATGTTACATTTAAGTCCCAGCAAATTTGCTTATTTTCCTCACAGGCATCCACATTAGGAGCACCAGTGTACCCAACACAGTTTATTATCCATTTAGCTTGTGAGCCGCGAAACTCGGATATTAAATTACTAAATAATGTTTCTTTTAATTTTTCGGGCGCAGTATATGGATAGTTTGATAAATGAACTACGTCATATATATTTTCTAAGTTTTCGAGAAAATGCTTATAAGCTTTTTTCCCAATATACCCATTACCTAAAACAACTATTTTATTCATCTGTATTCTTTTGTTCTTGTATGTCGCTGAAGAAATCTATACTACTTACTCGTCTTAATAATGTCTCTATAGCGTCATAATCTTGAGGGGTCTTACCTGAAACAATTACAACGCTTTCTCCTTTAAGGTCATATCCAAGTAGTATAAATGATTTTAAATGCTCTGCTAAATAATCGTTAATAAACGACATATCTTGTTCTTCCATTGAATCGACATTATCAACGGCATTAATACTAGACTTTAATAAGTTATCAAAATTCCTAGGTTTGGGCATTTGTCTTTTCATTAGGTGTAATATTCTTTTCAATTAATTTAGTCATGATAACTTCCATGCTGTCAGTTTTTAATTGATAGCTCTTAAAGTGACTACCGTCATTTAGTTCAAATTTAAAATCTCCACTCCAATCATAATTAACATAACACGTTATATATAAGGCATTTTGTTCTGGATTAATCATTATGGTCCATCGCCGAGGATCATTTGATGTATAATCTGAGAAAATTCTATTTACTGTATATCCGTTATCTCTTAAACGTTTAATAAAATACCCGCATGTCGTGACTTTATTTTTCATTAGTTTTTATAACTCGTACTAACAAATGTAAGTTTGATATTATCAATATTAAGTTTAAGCATAAGCATTTTATATTGGTTATTTATATTAATAATTGCCTCATTAAAATTTAATATAGAAATAAGCCTAAACAACTCAATATCTAAGATTAATTCATAATCTAAAGCTTCTCCATCATATTCATCTGCTAATAAAGTTGTATAACTATCTACGTTTTGTAGTTTTTTATCTGATAACTCAGCATATACATTTGTGTTTTCGGTTTTAATATATATTTTACTAGATTCAGTTACAAACGGGAGTGCTTTTAAGATTGCACTATTTTTTTCTTTTGTAAGTTTAAAGTTAGTGTTAAATGTAATATCATCAATTTTATTAAAATCAAATGCAGTGTCTTTAGTTATACTACTATCAAATAAATGATATGTAAATCGAGTAACATCACTATTATATTTTATACAATTTTTTTCTATTTCAAGATGTAAATCGTTTTCGTCTAAGCACGATAAAATCTTAATTAATTTTATTGTATCAGGTAAGCATATAGTACATTCTTCTGGTTGATCGCCCCAACTGATCTTATATTCTGCTTTAAGAAAAATATTAGAATTATTATGAACTATAGTAGATATAGTATCGTGTACATCTAATGTCGCAGATGAATTTAATCTCGATATTGGATTAAGAAAATTTTGAATAAAATTATCTTTATTCTTTATTGGTAGAATCATTATTTTCGTTTAATTTGATTCGTATATTAATTTCTTTTGCGTTTTTTGCAACTCTTCGTTCAATTAAAGTTATAAGTTTAGTAAATTGTTTCTCAACGCCAGAGACCCGCTCTATTAAACTATTCAATAGAGCAGGATCTCCCGTGATTTGCGGTTGAGGAGCAACTGGTTGTTGATATAGCTGCTGCTGCTGTTGTTGTGGTGGTGGCGTCGGTTGTTGTTGTTGCTCTTTTTTATATATGTCCTTATTTACAGGGATATCTTGCATTGTTGCGCTTTTTTGAATAATATCTTTATTCAAGTTCTTTGCTTGGTCATTCATTTGATGAATGAACATTTTTACTGCGACATCTTCGTTCATTTTTTATTCCAAAGTATCAAGCAATTCTTTAACTTTATCATCAGAAATAGGAGGTGAATCAGAATCGGTTTTTGATTTAGAATCTAAATCATCAAAAGGTAAATCATCTTCTTCAGGTGGAGTGCTTGTGGGTTGTTTCGGTGTAGTTTCTGCTACAGCCTCTTCTGTAACACCATGATAATGTTCATTGAGCATTGTCTGTAGCTCGTCATAACTCTTAACAGGAAAAACATTTTCTAAATCAAACGTTTGTTCGTAAACATCTTTAATAGTACTAGTTGTTACTCCTGAGATTTCAGAAGGCATAGCAAAACGAGAACTTACATATGTCGGATACCCGCCTTGCTCTTCAACTTTGACTCGAAAATTACAACCTTCTTTTGAGAGGTCAAAGATCCTTTCACCGAATTCTTCTGCATCTTCTCCTTCCATTGCCTCCATAACAATTTTATGTAATTGACGACCAAATCTAAGAATTTTCACTTTACCTTCATTTTCTGGATTATCAGGGTCTTTTACTACGTAAACATTAACAAGCCAATTTTCCTTACGATTTAAAGCTTTTGCCTTTTCTTTTTCTTCTTCAGAACCAGTACGAGAGAGTCTATATCGAGCCTCTGCAATAGGATCTCTTTCTCCCCATGTCTGTGGACTAATCGAACTTTGAAATTGTCCTGTCATTTCACTCACCCAGCCATGTGAGTAATAATGAAAAAACGTTTTACTAGGATCTTTTACAAACGGTACAAGCCGTAATATATACGTATTACTTGGCTTTAGTCGCATAATATTACTAGTTGAAGTTTGTTGCGCGGTCTGAGCCATCGCTCCTCTAATTGATTCAAACATATTCTTCGTTGTCATTTTGTTTTTAGTATTTTATTTATAGTATTCGTTAATTTTATTCCCAAAGGTTTCATTTTTTTCGAAAATGTATATTTCGATCTCAAACTACTTAAAGTATTATAAAAGCTTCCACATACAAATTCAACTATATTTTTTTCTAGCTTAATATTTTTTTCTGATACATCAAGAGACAATAAGGAATAATAATTAATATCATTATTTTTTAGATCTAGAATAAAATTAGGATATATTCCTGACTGTATGTCGAGATATTGGTCACAACTTGTTAAATTGTGCTCAATACACATATCATAGATAAATTTAAAGCTATTTCTTAATCTAGTAATATTAAATTCATGATCAGGTTTTGTTAATTCTATATCCGTTGTGTATTTTTTATATGTAGAAATAGCGTTAAATGTACTATAAAAATCAAGCGGTACATATTTTTCTGAATATAATTTATATGGTGCATTAAAAAATATAATTGGATCTATTTTTTTATTTTTTAAAGTGTTTGATATTTTCTTAAGTAAAACGTATTTTGTATCGTCTAGTTTGTTAAAATCTTTTCGAGGGGTAAATCCTTTTTTATTTCTAGAAGTTTTAAGATATATATTATATATATTTTTCTCAAATATCGATAATTTATTCATAAATCTATAGAATTTTTCTTAAGATATTTAGTTATATATTTACTTTTATATAGATAAGGATCATGTTGTAAAAATAATTTAACTAATTCAAAATTACTATCTAATAATAACGATCTTTTAAATAATTCTCTGTATTTCTCTTCTTTAAGAATTAATAAGAATACATTTGCGAGATTAATTTTTCTATTTTCGCAAATAGAAATAAAACTACATAACGTTAAAAAGACATGTATCATATCTTTTCGCTCTAAGATTGTATATGGACTATCCATTTAATGGTTCAAATTGTTTACTTAATGCTAATACATTGTCGTTTAAGATACCTCCAGCAGCATATTCGTGCCCACCTCCATCACATATTTTTTTTGCGAACTTACTTAAATTAAAATCAATATTTCTATTTCTACGTAGATATACTCTGTTATTTTTTAGATTAATCATCATACATACATCACATGCATGATTATCAATTATAAATTGACCTAAATCATTAATATACTCGCTTGCAAATGTACTAATAAAATTGTATTGTTTCCCTGCTATGGAAAGTGTCGCCTTAAACAAGTCTATATTTTCTCTTAGTTTTTTAAATTTGTAAAAATGATAGCTAATTATTTTATTTTGTTCATTTGTGAATCCAAAGAACCCATTTTCGAAATCATTAATAAAATTTTGCAGTTTGTCACCGTTTGTATACCAGAGGTAAAAGTTTAATTTATTACTTTCCGGGTATTTTAATTCATAACAATCATAATCATCCGCAAACATTATTAATTTTTTTTGTTCTTTAGTTAAGTTAATATTTGGATATATATGATTTAATATTTGATAAATGTGCTTACTACATGATGTTTGCTCTGTATTGATAAATGTTTTTGCCCGTGAGTATTCATCTTCATGTGATTTGTGATGATCAAAAATAATTACATTCTCTTTATCGATTAAGTCTTTAATTTCTGTAGTGTCTAAATCAAAGAAATACACTCTTTTATAATCTTCAATTTTATTGTAGTTAAGCCATCCTAATAGTTTTTCACGGATATTAGAAACCTTTAATGTAACAGCTTTTGGTTTAGTTTGCTTAAACCACGTATAAATTAAATAACTACAGCAACCATCAAGATCTAAGTCGGTAAAGATTATTTCGTCTTTATTTATCATTTGTTTCTTTTTCTGTTAAAATATTGCCATAATGAGGCCAACCATAAACTTCTGGATCTTCTCCTAAATATCGCCAGCGTATTACGTTAGTATCAGGATTGCGTTCATATATTTTAGGTCGTGTTGATTTTTTATTGATATCTTTGGATGTTGTCATAATTATCCTTTGTAATTAATTCTTAAAGCCCAAAAACAAGCAGAATCTATTGATTGTTTTTTCATATCTCCTTTAATCGATTTTTTTAATCGGTCGTTATATTTATCTGGGTGTGTTTTTCTTTTGTCGGGGTGCCCAAACATTGATTGTGTAATATATTTAAAATGAAGATTATTACAATCTTCACCGCAAAGCCCGAAGATTTTAATATCACAAAAATCTTTAAATAGATTTATTATTTTATTAAGAGCATTTTGACCGTATTGTCTATAACCGTGAGTTAGATATAGTCTAAGACTTTCCGGTGCTGGTACTAAATGTACTTGAGTAACAGGTTTTTTGTTTTTTAAAATATATTCTTTTATTTGTGTAAAAATTTCTAAATCATATTTTATATGTTCTAACGCAGATTGAGACATAAAGAAATTTATTTTTTCTGGGAAAAATGATTTTAAATTATCGATATTTTTATCAATGTCTAATTTTATAAAAGATGCATTAGTATAATTTTTCCATTTAGAAGATTCTTGTAAATCTATACCAGTATAAGATGATATAGATTTATTAGACCATTCATATAATTTTTTAAAATAACTTCCCGATCCACATCCAAAATCTAAGATATTTATTTCTCCTAACGTTTTTTTAATTTCTCGCCAATCAATATTCATCCAGAATAAATTGCTTACCGTTCTCGAGGGAGATGAACCAACTTGGCCGAGTTTATTAAATGAATTATTTAATTGATTTTCATTAAGAGTAAAGGTTTTAATTGGAAAGGGGGCTGCGGGTTGATTATTAGCTTCTTCATTTAAGCGAACATATAATTTAAGCCGGTCTACGGTCTCTACTGGTTTGTCTCCATTTATATATGTTGATGTTGTTGATCTCTCTCTCACTATGCTTTGTAGGTATTTACATCACTCTTCCGAATTGTACAGCATCATTTTCCGCAGTATTTACATCTTCATTAACATTTAAATCGTTATTCTCCGTAAGAGTAAGAGTATTATAATCTATAGAGACTCGAGTACTACCTGTATTAGAACCAAATCGGTTTTTAATAATACCTATATGAAGCGCAGCATCTTCTTCATCTTCTTCTGTTCTCCAAATACTTACTATGACATCTGCAGTAGCACCTAATCCGTAACTTTCTCCAATCGCCTCTAATCCAGGACCTCCTGCATTATTACCTGTTCCGTATCCTGTTCTATTTACTTGTGTAGCAGATATAATTGGACATTCAAAAGTATATGACATTGCTCTTATTTGTTCAGATATACTCTTTATTCGTTCATAAGAATTATTACCATATGTACTTGCTAAAAGATTTAAATAATCGAGTACTATAATATCAGGTTTAAATTTCTTATTAATTAATTTTTTAATAAAACCTTCAAGCTGAATAGGTGTAATAGAGCTTGGAGCGAATTCTTTAATTATGATATTTGCTCTAGGATGGGTTATTTTAAATTTACCTACCTTTTCTCTTAATTCTTCTACGTGATCGTCTAAGTGATTTATAGGTAATCCAGTAAGTTTAGATGTAATTCTTTTACAATAAATCATTTCTGACATTTCAAGAGAAACAACTAAAACATTTTTATCTTGTGCCGCAGCATTACTTGCTATGTTACTTAAAAATATAGACTTTCCGACATTAGTAGGCCCAGCAAAAATATACATACTACGGCCCTGTTCTAGGAAACCTCCTCCTAGTCTCTCATCAAGCCAATCCCATCCAGTTTTAATTTTTTCTTCACGTGTTGTTAAATCAGTAATATGTTGTTCTACATCTTTAAAATAATTATGACCTGCATTTGCAGTAATAGAAATATTACATGCTTTTGAGAATTTATCGTAAATAGTTTTTACATCTCTTTCTTTATTATCAATGATTTCTAAAAATGTATTAAATACAGCTTGTTCTTGTAAGAATTTCTCTGTATAAGAAAGTAATATATCGTTAGATAATTCTACTTTTAAAACATCAGTAATTTTCTTACTTGCTTCATAGTGTTGTTTGAGTTGAGATGTATTTAAATATAATTGTAATTCAGTGAGAGTTGGTCGTCTATTATTTTTTCGATAAAGAGCTTGTATTATTTTAATTATTTGTTGAAAATCTTTATTTTTAAAAAATTTATAATTAAGATTATCAATAATAGAATTTAGATAAACTTCGTCTTCAAGACAATTCTTAAAAACTACCTTTTCTAAATATTCTAAATCTATATCTAAGTAATTACTTTCGTTTGTTAGCATGTTCTAACAGAGCATTATAGAAGTAGTCTTCTGATTTGCTATATTCTTCTGTGTGGTTGAGTAACCCGGGTGATTCATGAATAATGTGAATAGGAGCTGTTGTTAAGCGCAAACCGGCTAAATGACAATCTAAGGAAAATTTTAAATCATAATAATGGAATCCTTTAAGATTAGTATCAAATTTTACTTTTTTCTGAGAAATTGATTTTGTTCGAACTGCAAAAAACACACCATCTAATAATATTACTTCTTTAGGTGTTTGTCCGAAGATTGTAGGAGCATAATCTGTATTATTATAATAATGTGACACTATCCCAGACATAGTATCTGTCTTACATAATAAATGCCATAAACAAGGTTTTTGAACTTGTAACTTACTTCCTCCAGCGACGCCGATAATATCAAATCCTCGCTTAAACGAATTACGAATTTCTACTAAGAAATTTATGCTATCAATAAATACATCATCATGTACAAAAAGAATACAGTCATATTTTTTAAAATTCTCTGGTATAAGATAATTATTATAAACGGCACACAGTCCACTAGTATTTTGATATGTAGGCTGTAAGTCGAAAGTAGTTATAGTGTTTTCTTCGTGATGATTTAAGCTTTTATATAATCTAGTTGTTTTAAAGCTAGACTCAGTAGTTTCAGTTGCGACTGCTATTAGAGTTTTCATATAAAAAACGGAGAATTACATTCAAACTTTTGTTTTTGGAGGAATTTATTTTTACTAAAATTAAATTCATATATTATTCCTTCTTCTACTAATTTCCATCCAGGTAATTGAATAGAACTAAAAGACTTATCATCAGTAAATAACGTTGATCCAGATCTAAAAATTTGTAATCTACCCATGTTTGGTTCATACATCCAACATCCAAATGTACCATCAATCTCTGATAATGCGTTTTTAATACCGGACATATATATCAATGGTAATATTACGCTACTATCAACCTTATTTGTTTTACCTTTAAGTTCATATTTTTCTTGTAATTCATTAAAATTTTGTAATACTCCGTTGTGCGCTAAATATGTATTTTTATACGTAAATGGATGAGAAGTATCAGGATCAAATGTTCTAATTTCTGATGTAGGAGATTGTACATGTCCTAGATAATATATACAAAAAGTATTTTTTTCTATGTGTCTATCAAAATCTTGTTCGTATTTTGTTGCTACTTTAATGTCATTTTTCATCCCTCCCGGGAACAACATTGTTACGCTACGTACAAAGTTACCTCTTTCAGAGTTTTTTGCATATAACTCTCTAAAAGTTTTAATATTAGTTGAGCCAAAAATTCCACACATATCACTTTAATTGTATGAACTTTACACCCGAAAAGCAACTTAAATCTTTTCCACCTGCATAAGAAATAGAGCTTTTAAGAGCCTTTTCGATTTCTTTTAATCTAATATTATATTCTGGCGCTAAATCTATTTCTATTTGCTTCCCTTCAACAAAATTTAATTTATTTCTTTTTTGAGTATATGATGTACTACCATAATATTGTTTATGTCCGTTAATATGTTTTGCGGGAGAGTCAATACACCCTGCAAAAAAAGATCCAGCCATTACACAATCTGCTCCAGCAACTAAAGCTTTTGCAATATCTCCAAATTCTCTACATCCACCATCAGCCATTATTTTAGCTTTTGTTTTATGTGAGCTAATTTTTAATAATATTGAAAACATAGGTGTCCCAAAACCGGTCTTATACCGCGTAGTACAAATAACTCCAGATCCAATTCCTACTTTAATAACATCTGCTCCTGCATCTTCTAAAAATTGAAACCCATCGTATGTTCCAACGTTACCGGCAATAACTATTGAATTAGGAAAATATTTTTTAACAAACTCAATCATATTACCGACTTTTTGGTGATGACCGTGAGCTACATCAATTGTAATAATATCAATTTTATATTTATTAAGTATAATAGCTTCTAATTGCTCATATGAATCTCGGTTTACTCCTATACTAACGCTTACACAATTACAATTAAGGTCATTAAGTTTCTGTACTGTTTCAAATATATTATCAAACCGATGCATAATATAAAAATAATTATTATCATCTAATTGCTTACAGAGTTCGATATCTATTACTGTTTTCATATTAGACGGAACTACTGGTAGGTTAAATGAAAACTTTCCTAACTTAAAAGATGTGTCAGCAGCGTTTCGAGTATCTAATTGACTGTATTTTGGTACTAATAAAATATCAGAATATTCTAATTCTTTACCACGGTATATCTGTTCGCTCATATTCTATTGGGTCTTTCAGTTTATTGTCTAAAAATCCTTGTATACGAGAACTGCACGCAGTACAATAACCACATGCTAATTCTTTTCCTTCGTAACACGTCCAAGTGTCTTCGAATCTTACACCGTTATCTAGTCCGAGACTAATAATTTCTTTTTTGGATAGATTAATTAATGGCGCTTCTATTTTAATTCTATTTTTACGGTTTAAAGCAGTTAAATGATTAATTTGTTCTAAAAACTCTGCACTACCGTCCCAATACCCTGCTTGACTGTCTACAAGAGCGGATCCATGATACACCGTTTCTGCTCCAACAGATTCTGCATATGAACAAGCAATCGATAACATCATCATATTTCTAAATGGCACATAATTAACAGTTTGGGCATCCCCTAGAACATCTTTCGTATGAGCGACTTTAATTTTATTGTTTGTTAAAGAAGAAGTATTAGCAATTTTTTTGAAAAATTGTATATCTAATATTTTGTGTTGTTCAATAGTGTCATAGTTAATTAATTGAAAGCCGGCGCATTGGATTTCTTTACGATGCTTTTGACCATAATCAAAAGTTATTGCATATATTTCTGACGCCGCTCGTGCTACTATGCTTAGTATTACGGAACTATCTAAACCACCTGAAATGGGTACAACAGCTTTACTCATCTTCTTGTTCTAATATAGCGGAGTCACCTAATGATTTACCATATCGGTATTGCTCACTTATAGAACATTCTATCTTAGGTAATATATTATTCCACACTTCCTCGTCTTTGCGCCAATTTTTATAGTATCCTAATTTTTTATCTCCCATGGTATATGTAGAACCATTTTGTTGAATAACTCCATGAGCCACGGCAACATCTTTTAATCCAGAATATTTATCTAAACCTGTTTTAAAGTTTAAATATGCTTCTGCTTGTAAAAATGCAGGGATAAATCTATTCTTTATAGTTAGCATTCGAAGAGTAACTCCCGAATAGTTTCTGCTTTCAGTTAACGCTTCGTCGTCATCGTTTGCTGCGTCTGTTCTTTCTTTTTTAGCAGCCATTTGGACTAATATAGAAGCCATGTACATAGGACCAGATCCCCCAGCTTGGCGCTTGACTAAGGTAGGATGGAGTGCACCAGGGTCAGCATATGTATGATTACTACATATAATAGTTGTACCAGTTACGGCAGCTTTATATGTAATAATACGCATCATGGATTTAAGCTGTTTAGCTCTGAGCCCCATGTCCATGGCTCCTTTATTAGCCTCAGCGTCAGCAATTTCTTTTGAAGATGCTAAATTTCCAAGAGAATCAATTGATATAATAAATTTTCCGTGAAGTTCCGGTTCTTCTTCAACACCGTCGAGAAGTGCCATAATTTGATTACGACAGTTTTCAACAGTATCAACAGGAACATATTTTACATTTGAAACATCTAGGCCTACATTTTCAGCTCCTTCTTTTTCAATTGCGACTTCAGTATCAAATATTACTGGGACCATTCCGGTTTTTTGAGCCTTGGCGAGAATTTTATTTAAAATAAAAGTCTTACCACATTGAGCTTCACCAGCGAAAATTGTTATTCTACCTTTAGGGACTCCTCCATATAGGGATCCAGATAAAATAGAATTTAATACTAAGCACCCTGTATCAATCCACTCAGTTACATTACTAAGTGTGTTTCCTTCAAGAGTAGTCGCATTTTTATTAAGCTTTTGTAATTTAGCAAAAGCCTTGTCAACAAGATTTGACATATTAATCCCCGGATGATGTATCTCCGGATGATGTATCTTCCTCGAATAATGTTACTTCAGGTATGTCTCCTTCAGATAAAGCTACTACAGGAGGCTCTGGGCTCGGCTCTTGTTTAACATTAATTTTAGCATGATAATGTATTAATATTTTATCTGAAATAGTGACTTCTACTTCTGTATATTGAGAATTAGCATATTTAAAGACAGGAGGTTCGCCGCTAGAAAATTCAGTAAAAAATAATGGCATGACATCGACTTTCATATTTGCAGCATCATTCGGTGTTACCATAATCATTGCCGGTGATTTAACTCTTAAAAATGAATCTGCTCGTTCTACTACTTCCCCGAAACAAGTCCTACCTATACTATCAACGTATGTAATGATATCCATGTAATTATTATATTATAAGGTTTTTAATTTGCAACAGGTACTTTAAAGAAATCAAATAAGTCTGTATTAACAGCTTGTCCTGGTCGAAATGACTTCCAATTTACATTATCATAAAACCTATCAATAACACTGTATACAATTTTTTCAAACATTTTTTCGTAGTCTATTTTAAAGTCTTGTTCGAATTCTGAAGGTATATCATATTTAAACCCTAGCGAATTTAAACCAAATTTGTTAGGGGTTACTGTATAAAAATATCTTATTTTATCACCAGAACTAATATATTCATGCTTTTTAGAAATATGATAATGATCTAGAAGCTTGTTGTAATATATAGAGGACTTAACATGAATTGGTGTTCCTTTTTTGACTACCCAGCCTTTAGTATGTACGCTATATTTTTCATATTCTTTAACACCCATTACAAATGCAATATCTTTTATAGATAATGACTTAAAAATTTCATATGTCTCTTCGAAGATTTCATTTGTAGTATTTTGATTCTCAGTCATAATCATATGCTCAATGATCTTTTTCACATATGGTTTAATCGCATTAGGCATAGTGGTTCGAACCACTTCTACACCGGTATATTTGAACTTATTACATACTACTCCTTCATCGTCTAATTTGTGTAACACATATCGTTTCTTTTGTAAGAATACTCCTCTATCACAAATAGACTCTCTTTTAAATTCAAATCTAGGATCATTAGTTAATAGGGTTTGTCGTGCCCATTTTTCAATATTTACGTTTAAATCGTCTTCTATATCTTGAACAAGAGTATATACTTTTTCGTTAATATTATTATTTGTATGTAACGGAATACCCATGTGTTCTAATAATGGAGTGATCGTACAATATAAACTATCTGTGTCATTATAGAGGATTGGATCGTGTTTTTCGAGGTCTTTATCAGTTAAATTAGTTTTTCTTTTAATATAATTTCTTAAAATAATATTGCTTTGTTTTATAACATCTCTTCCTGTCAGAGTAATTGATCGTGCAATATCGCCGTCGGCCATAGCGGATATTTTATTGCCAAAATAACCATAAATGCGGTTAATAAGGATTTTTAACGTAAATTGCCAAATCCAAAGTTGATCAATTTTGAACTGAATGTCTTTGATTTTTTTCTGTAATGCTGCTATTTTATCTTTATCTTTCTCCTTCTTAAGCTTTATTGATAACTGGTGTTTTTGTTCACGAGCTTCGGTCCATTGTTGTTTTTTACCTTTTCTTATATTATAGAAATGATCAGTGATTCGCGGAAAAATTCCTTTGGTTTTTTGTGAAAAAAGTTTTTTGGCTCTTGTTACTGCAATTTCATTCTTAGTACACCATTTGTTAAAGTCCCCATAAGACATCTCAATATCCTTGTTATTTACCGTCTTTATATATACTTTATCTTTATCTTTATCAGTACCGACGATGCTTCCTATTTTAGTTTCTGGGCTCAAGTTAAGAGATATCATCACACTAGGGTATAGAGAATTAGCATCAAATGATATAATATTCTCTTGGAAACCGGGTGTTGGCTCACTTACATATGCACCTTCGTATTTGCCGGTACGGTCGTCACCTTTTATAAAAGTTGGAATGATACGAGGTGGGTCTAACTTTCTTGCTTCAACAATTGCACGACCGTTTACTGTACTAATAGTACCAAGAGCCGCGTTAAATGGGGTTAATCCTATGTATGATAACATTCTTGCCAGGTCCATGTACATAAGCTTAGCTTCAAGTTTAACCAGCAGCCTTACATCATGAATATTGTAGTCTACAAACTTGTCCCAATCATTGATAGACAGCGTTGCAAGGTTAGTTTCTCCTATATCTACCTTGTTCTCTCCTAGTTCTATGTGAGCTATGTTATCTAGCTTATAACTGTCTTTCATGCCCAGACTGAAGGTTTTATACACATCAAGATAATCTAGCATTGATACCCCTTCAACCACGTATTTTGATGTTTGTCTACCAAAATTACCACGATACACTCGTTGGTAGATTGGCTTCATGATCTCATCATGTACGGGTGAAAATAACCGAGTTGAGTCTTCGCCTAGTATGTTTCTAACTCGGTTAATTACATACGGAATATCGAAAACCTCACTTGCCCACCCAGATAAAATATCAGGTCGCTCTTTGCAATAAAAGTCTAAAAATTTCCGTAATAACTCGGTTTCGGTCTTACAATGAACATATTTTACGTCATCTGATTTTGGTTTATATTCATTAATCCCCCATGTAAAGTACATTTTTTCTACAGTATCATACACTGTGATTACGTTAATAGGATGACTTGCTTCTTCTGGTTTTGGAAACTCATCAGGGGAATATGTTTCAATATCAAAGAACCAAATTTTTAGTGGAAATTTATTAAAATTATCGTTTTCATGTACTTCCCAAAACCTATCAACTAAAAATTGTTGATAGGGAGAAATATTCTCATAAATTTTATGATCATTGAGGTCACTAATTTTTTTTCTTCTATCTAATTCGCTTGTTGCTGTAACTTTACGAAGTTTTGTACCATATAACGATGTTCCGTCATATCTATTTGAGTTCGTCTCATAGTAGAAATATGGCTGATAAGGGCAATCAGTTTCGATTCTAACACCGTCTTCGTCCCATGTATACAGCCGCATCACACGTTGATTTGGTATGTATGCTAAGTTTCTATACATTTTTTATAGTATAGGGAATCTAGAAAATAAATCAACTAATTCCGTTTAAGCGATTAAGATTTTTTCTTTTTGGATGACCGTATGGGAATGAATATAATTCAGTGTAAAAGTTAATATTATCTTCCATCCATCGAGACTTCATATAATCTCGAGCTCGTTTTACTTCTTTTGTATATTTTTTATAATCGTTAGTTAGATATTCTATTTTGCTTACTAAATCATCTCCAGTTTTAAACTTATGAAACGCAGTACTATACGTACATAAATCTTGACAAATAGTCGGAATACCTAATGCACATCCTTCAATAAATTTTAAATCACTCTTTGCTTTATTAAAATTACTATCTTCTAATGGAGCATAAAACACTGTAGGATTCATCCTGTTTATATATTCAGGATAATCTACTAAATTAGTCCATTCGTGATATTCGATCTTTTTTTGTTGAATTAAATCTCTTAAAGTTAATGGAAAACCACCTACGAATACCCATTGAAATTTATCTACTGTTTTTCTTATTGTATCATTAATGTGATAAAAATCATCCTTTTGTTTAATTCTATTTTCAATATCAAAATGTGCACCGCTCCCGCAATAAACTACTCGAGGTCTCTTTTTATTTCTCTGATAATTATCTTTAACTTTTGCCAGGTCAAAATATCTATCCATCCAAAGTTTTGGAATAAAATTAGGTACTACTGTTACATGCTTGTTGCCAGTTTTTTCAATATAATAATCTTGCATGAATTTATTAGTTACAGTAATTTCATCGCATAACTGCATGATCTCCATACTTGTTTGTCTTATCTTTGGATCCTCGAATGCAAATCTAAATTTATTATAATGAGGTATATCTTCTTTAAATATTATATCGTCTATTTCATATATAATTTTAAAATTAAGTTCTTTAGATAGTTCACTTAACCACTTTATATAATTTGCTTGAGATTCAGTTGCTTGTCGTTGAATTCGAACTGTTTTAACTCCCTGGTAAAAGTTCTTATCTCCAATCATTACAGTACCACCTTGTATGTTTGCTTTACCGTAGCAATTAAGTAATAACTCTGGCCAGATCATTCTCCAGTGTCCACACCCTGAATAGTCTGCGTAAAAGTTTAAACCTCGAGGTAGATCTGGCGCTTGATGGCTAGATTTTCCGGTCATGGTTTGATGCGCTGGTCGTGGTAAGGTGAGAGCTGGATTCCCGATTAGTGGGGGAGCAAATGGGAGTCGATTGATATGATGAAAGGGTGTGATCACTATATAGATTTATTGCTAATTATTAGATAAATCCACACGAGTAGTAATACTATTCTTCTTTTCTAGAATAATAACTTCACCAGAGGCAGCTTTAACTGATTCTTTTCTATGAGAAATAACATATATACTCTCATTATGCTCATCGACTCGTTCTTTAATTATATTTAACACTAATTCTACTCCCTTTTCATCTAATGAACTATCTAACAGTTCATCAAACATTAATAAATTATATGCTACGTCACCTTGTAGTCTTCTCATGTCTATAAATGTAAACAGAATAGCAAGATCTATATTCTTTCTCTCTGCGCCGGAAAAATTAAAATAAGAGCATTCTTCGTTTTTTTCATTTACGATCTCTTCTTCAAAATATTCATTAAACCTACAAATACAATTTGCATCCATTTTTTGTAAATAGTATAATAAACGTTTATTTAAAACATCTAAAATCTTTTTTACGATAAATGATTTTACACCTTCTTCTGATAAGATGTATTTTACTACTTCTAAAATTTCTAAATCTGAATGTATATTGTCTGATGTTTCTTGTAATTCATTTACTTCTTTTATTTTAACTTTTAATTTATTATCTAGTTCATTTACTTCTAAATTAGTTTCTTTTTTTATTACTTCTTGTAATTCATTTTTATTTTTATTAAGATCATTTTTAAGACTATCAATATATGCAGCGGTTATTTTATTATTATTATGAACTGTTTTTACGGTGGAGACGTAGTTGTTAAGTTGCGATTCCGCCGTAATACTATTTTCTTTTAAATTAATAATGTTTTTTTGTTGTTGTAATAAACTTTCAATATCTTGTTCGCAATTATCAATATCTTTTTTAATTTTATCTTTCTCTTGTTCTATATGATCTCTATCTTTGCTTGTAATTTGTCGTAGGCATATTGGACAATTATCATCATCTGTACCAATATTTGAGGTTTGTTTATTATAGAATTTTATTTCAGTTTGATGTTCTGTAATTTTATTTGAAGTAGTATCTAGCTGGGTTTGTATATCTTTTAATTTATTTTTTATAAAATCTAATTTTTCTTTACTTTTATTATATAAATCTTTGTTTATATTTTTAATTTTTGTTTTGTTTTGTTCTATATCTTTGTTTATAATTTTTATTCTATCATTAATTTTATCTTTTTGTTCAATAATGTTAGTTAAAATTTTATCTTTTTGATCTTGAAGAAGCTTAAAAATATTAGTTGCATGGTCAAAATCTTTTGTAATATGTTCATACTTTTTTTGTACATTGTTATATTCAGATCGAGCACTTAAAAGCATCTCAGAAAATATTTCTAAATTTAAAATACCTTCAATAAATTTTCTTTTTTCAACCTTTTTTTGTGCCATAAAAGGTAATGTAGTGTTAAGCGACATTATAACACAATTTTGAAAAACTTCCGGTGAACAGCTAAGTATACTCTTTATTTTTTTACTAGTATTAGGTATAGTGCTTTCAGTTACGTCTGTATCATTAATATACAGGTAACACTTTGTAGGTTTTAGCTTACGTACAATTCGATAATTATTTGTTTTATTATTTTCATTTATTGAAAAATGTAACTCTACATATGTATTTTTTTTGTTTACAGAATTTACAATAAAATCTTTTGAGACCTCTCGTATTGTTTCACCAAAAATAGCAAAATGTATAGCATCGGCAATCGTCGACTTACCAACACCGTTTCTTCTATCTTCTTTATCTCTATTAACACCAGTGATTATGTTTAATCCTGTTTGAAAATTAATTTCAATTGGCTTTTTACCTACTGATAGAAAGTTACTAATTTTTATTGTGTTAAAATTTATATACTTCATACACTATGAAAACTGATTATATAAATGCACAGTTTTGTTTATTACTTTTTCTTTATTATCTATATCTAAAGAGTCTACATATTCTATAATACATTGCTTGACATTCAAGTCGCCGAGTTCGTTTGTTAGTTCAATATTATCGCCAATATTAAATTTCTGTAAATAATCTGTTACTAAAGAAAATGGTGCTTCAAAATTTATAGATGCAATTATTTTATCGATTAAATTTGTTTTTATATCTTTATCTATAATAATTTTTATAGCTAACTTGGCCCAACCTATTTTTTTTGCTATAGCTTTTAATTTTTCAAGTTCACTTAAGTTTACTTTTACATGTATGGGGGATATTTTGTTATCGATAAAGGTATATTTTATGTTTTGTTCATTAAAATCAAATATATAAAACCCTTTCTGATCCTGAATGTCATTAAAGTCCATTTGAAATGGGTTTCCAACATAAATTATCTCTCCATTTGAGTATTTCCGGCGTTGTCGTTTATGGAAATGACCAGATACTATGAGTTTAGACTTCATAAGTAAGTCGCATGACTGAATACCTGCCTCACATACCTTAAAACTATTAAAATTAAAATTTTCAATTTCAAAATGCCCAACTAATAAGTCACATTCTGGAATTTTATCTATATTTGTACCCCACGGACAGAAGCCAACCTGCTTATTAAAGATGGTTTGTACGATTGGCTTATCAAGGATGGTAATATTTTTTCTATTATTTAAAATAGATAATGAATGTACGTTAGAATTGTCCTTATAATAAGCGTCATGATTACCGGGAATCATAATTATTTCAAACTCATTAAATAAGTCTAATACATCATTAGCAAAATGTAGAGATTTTACATTTATTTCATCTCGATAATGAAAAAAGTCACCTCCAAAAAACAAATTAGTAATATTTTGTTCTTTTAGTTCGTTTGTGAACCATTTTGCCCATTCTAAAGTAACATCATGCCACTTTTCACTATTTTGATGTATGCCAATATGTAAATCAGAAAAGAATCCGATTTTTTGATTGTTTTCGGCTACCATTATGTATATAATTCTCGGTCGTAGTCTTTAACTGGTTGCCTATTTACTATTTCTTCATCTCGAGCTAGCTGTCCGTATACTTGTTCTTGATAATCACTAATTGTGTCTCTGTATTTCTTTTCTTTCTTTATTCTATTAATAAATGCATGATAGGCAATAGTAGTAAAATATGAAAATGGATTTGATGGAGAATCTATTCTAAATTTTTTGTTGTTTACTGCTGCTATCATTTTTACAACAGCATCACCAATCATTTCATCTTTATAGCTATAATTTATAAAGTTAGGAGAATAACTTAAACCAACAGCAATTTTATAAACAGACATAGCTAAATCATCGATTAAGTCATCTGTTTTATAATAATCTGTTAATTGTTGTAAAAATTCCTTCGGATTAACGTAATATGTTTTTTTATTTTTCTTTTTTGTTTTTGGTTTCATAATACTGCGTAAAAATATAATTTATATGCTCGCTGTCATATAATGATAGGCGCTGCTCCATGTGCCGTTGACCATAGCGTAAGTTATCAGCAACGTCAAAGATTATAAGCTCTTTTTTATCAGAATGCAATCGTAGGCCGCGGCCTATGCTTTGTATTATTTTTATTTTTGCTTTTCCGCCACCGGCGAACATTATATAATGTAAATTTTTTATATTAATACCTGTAGAAAATATTTTAGAAATAGCGACAACTATTATATTATTCTGTTCTTCCATTAATGTTTGTATTTTTTTACGCTCAGCTACCTCTACTTCTCCTTGAATAAAATATACTTGTTTAGTTTTACAAATATCTTTTAATGTATTAAGCAATAATTCACCATGCGCAATATAGTCGATTAATATTAACGCGTTCCTATCTAATTTATTTGAAAGCTTTGCTAATAAATTATTTCTAAAGCAATTATTGCGTATAAATTCATTTTCTTGCAAGTAGTACGCGTTAGAGTTGTTTCCATGATATATTTGTGAAGATGGTGTGTCGTAATTTAGTTCTAATACGTGTACTTTTGCGGGTACGACATACTTTTCGTTTCTTAATTCATAAGCTTTTTTTTCAAATAATTGCGGTCCTATCTTTCCAAAAATATTCCACTTGTCTAATAAATCGTCAGGTAACGTGCCAGTAAAGCCAAAGCGGTGTGAGGTAGTGATTTTTTTGAGAATGTTATTTATCTTATTACCTCTTCTTACTTTATGTACTTCATCTACTATTAAAAAATCAATATGCTCTATCCACGAGATATCTTGCTTTGAGCTTTGTAGTATACCTAAATTAGCTATAATAATATTACGAGATAGTATTAATTCATCCTTCCCAGTATATTTGGTTGTAGAAAACGATACACCATATTGCTCGAAGTCATATATTGTTTGATTTACTAATCCTAAATCAGGCACAATAACTAAGCCCTTAAAGTTTTTACTATAGTTTTTATAATAAAATTCTAACAAGCCAGCCATAGTTAAGGTTTTGCCGCCGGCGGTTGCTAATATTATTGTTCCGCGACCTATGTCAATACATTTATTAATTATATCTTGTTGATACTCTCTGTATTCTAAATTTAAATTATAATCAATAATATTATCTTTACGTAATGTAGGTACTAATGAATTTTTTATTTCTTTTGAAAAATTAATTTCTATATTTTTTATTTTGCAAACCTTTGCAATTTCTATTAATAATCCAATATCAGATTTACCTTGTTGAGTAATTGCGTATGTTCGCTGAGGAACAAACCGGCCGAATCTTCTTTGAAAATAAGCTGCTTCGTTTTTTACACTAAAATGCTCTCTGATAATATCTAATTCAGGACCCTCTAACATAGCTTGAGAGTTTGAGCGTAATGTAATATTAATCATTGAGTTTCAAGCTTCATTAATTCGACTAAATTTTTTATATCATTTGTCGCAAAGCTTATATTTTTGTATATATTTTCTAAGAAGCTAATAATAAGTACTTCGTTTTGAATTTTTGAATCTATAGCTTTTATTTCTTTTTTATTTTGAACCGCCTTTTCTGCAATAGATCTATTTACGCGTACTGGTTCATCTTCTTGATACTTAGTTATATATCCCTCGAGGAGAGATGATCGATCAGATTTAAATCTATTTAAATTAATTTTATGATTAATTAATCTGGCGGACCATTTATGTTTATTAGAAATCAATCGTTCTTGAGTGGAAGTAACTTCTAATCGATCTAAATTTGTATCAATACTCGCCTCTTTAAGGTATTGATTGATAATATTACCAATCTCCATTTATTTATTATAGTATATTTATGTAGAAATCAACTAAATAATTATATGCCGCTTAATTTATTTGATCAAGTAGTTACACAATTATTAAATGATAACACTGTTGACTCGGCTGGGCTAGGTCAAGGCACAGGTGAGTATAATAGTGGAGATACATATCAACCAGGTGATGCGAGAATACCCAATGTATTAGGTGCTACTATAAAACGCAAAGGTAAGGTAAAGAAAAAGCGTACGCTTAAGCGTAAAAAGAAAAAACTTGCAAGGTCTAGCTAAGTGATAAGTAATTATATAATGCCTAGTGCAGCCAAACAAAAAGGTAATAGCTGGGAGCGAGAAGTCGCAAAAGATCTAAGTGAGACGTTTAATGAGAATTTTATTAGAGTTCCAAACTCCGGAGCCTATACTGGAGGCGCTAATTTTCACCGACTTGATCGATTAACGGAAGATCAAAAGCGTATGATGGATGGAGATATTATGGTACCTCCGTGTATGTCTTCCTTTAAGATCGAGTGTAAAAGCTATAAGACATTTGATTATCATAAATTATTCACTAATAATTTAACTTTAAATAAATGGATTAAACAAGCTGAAAGTGAAGACAATTGGTTTTTAGTTATTAAAGTAACTCGTAAAGGTAGTTATATTTTATTTCCAACAAACTTATCACATTATTTCCGATATAAAAACTACTTGCGTTATACTAGCAAATATATTATAATTAGTTACACGGATTTTTGGAAGAACAATGCAGATAAAATTAGACAACTTAACGAAAAACACACATCTAAGCCCGAGTCACTCATATAGGTTACCTAATTCGCTCTTTAATATTATTAATTTTACTCCGGTAATAGAGCATATTCATAATTCGTCTATAGATAAAGTATCTGAATTTGACAATGAATTAAAATTTAATAATAAACAGCATAAAAAATATATATTTCATTATTTTATACACTATACCTGCGAGGTATTAAAGAGTTATAATAATAAGAAGAAGCCTGTGATATATTTTGATACTGCTAATACGCTCAATGAAAAATATATTCCTTTTTTAGATGTTTTTACTAAAAAATTCCCGGTTATTGTAATACGTGGACCACTGTCTTTTACAGGTTTTAAGAAAAAACTTAAATGTGATGGTTTTGCAGCGGAGCTAATTGTAGTGTTAATGAGAAGACTTACTAAGATACAAACCGGTAAGTTTTATTTTAGTAAATTACAATATTTCTGTAAACACTATGAATTGACATTTTTAGATAAAACATATTTCAATGATATAAGAAATAAGCTTTCGTTGCTATAAATAATTAAAATGAGTAGGTTTCTTAAAAAAATTGCTGAATTGACTAATAATGATGATGGAGCTACCTCAGATCCACGAGACGCGGCAACAACCGCTGCCCAGAATAAAAAAGATAAGGGTGACAAACTTACTCCTGGAGAATTAAAGTTACTCCGTTCAAAGGAGGAAAAACTTGCCGCAGCAACAGATAAAAATAACCAAGCCGCTGCTGCAATAAGAAATATAAAGGCCTCAACAACCGTCGATGGTGAAGCGCTTACAGAGCAAGGCCCGGACGAGTTTGTTCCAAGACAAGGTCCGCCAGCTGGTGGTGAGTTTGAACCAGCAATTCCTCCACCTGGTATTGGAGCACCTCCTATTCCACCTGTTGTTGAGCCGGCTGAACCGTTAACAACAGAAGGAGAAACGTTTTTAGTGAACCTCGCTCGTAAGGCACTACATATTGATTTATCTGACGTGTTGTTATCAGACGCAGAAAGAGAGCTTGTTAATAAGGATGCTGTGCCGGAAAATTCTAAAAAGGTTGCTAAGGTTGTACGTAGAATAATCGTTGATCAAGGATTAAGTGAAGGGTTTGTGTCTAAGGCTGATGTTGTTCTTGAAGACTTGTTAAAAAAAAACGATAGAGTAGTCGTTCTTGTTCCCGGTAGCTTTAAACCACCACATAAAGGTCATTATGAAATGGTCAAACAATATAGTGAAACTTATCCTGATGGTCATGTTCATGTTTTAATTTCTGCTCCATCTGCTAAAAGTGAGAGAAAGACTAAAGATGGTAGAATAATTACTCCAACTGCTGCTGCTCAAATTTTTGAATTATATGTTGAACCTCTTAATAATGTAACAGTAAGTATTTCTGAGTATCCTTCACCAGTAACAGCTGCATATGAATCTCTCAAGACATTAGATTCAGGAACAACGGTTGTACTGGGTGCTAGTAATAAAGATAATGACTGGAAGCGTTGGTCGTATGCACAGCAATGGGCAGAAAAGGAAGAATTAGGTTTAAATATTCTCGATCCAGCAGAGACTGCTGTTGATGTTACTATAGACGCCACTGGCCTGCCTTATAGCGCCGGTAATATTAGAGATAATTTTGATGACTTTGATCTGATACGGAATGATATTCCAGATCACGTTGACCTGGATCAAATTAAACAAGTATTTGATTCATTATGATATCATTTAAACGATTTGTTTTAGAAGGTAACTGGGCTACTGGCCAAACGCCAGGTGATTCAGGTGAAATGCTCAACATGTTGAGTGGTGATGTATATCCAGAAGTAACAAAAGGGTGGTATAACGACGATGGTCGTGACAGACCTATGGTACTATTAGATTTACCAAAAGGAAAATTAGCGTTTTACCAATCATCAGAGGGTACTAGTGGAAAGGAAGCTGGAGATTGGTATCCTTTTTTTGGAATAGGGAGTCAGGGGTATATAATAAAAGGCGAGGTTAGTAAAATGAATACAGGATATAATCAGCCTCAAATTAAAGAAATAATGAATACATTAAACTCATATTATCCTCCTGTGAATTCAAATAAATTAGACGTAACGTTATTTCGGAATGGTGTTGATGGGACGGATATATCAAAACAGGCTTACGGAGAAAACCAATTTCTTGATATTAGAGAAATTAGTGCACAAGACGTAGGGAAAGAGTTTTTTGAGAGTAATGTTGTAAATTTTATAAAGCATATATATGATATTTTAACTAACCTAGGGTTTACTGTTAGTCCTGAGGATATTGTTAAATTTAAACCTGACAATAGGGAATTTTGGCTGGGCAAGTTGAATGCAGTTGGTGTTTCCTGATTAGGAACATTTTAAATCTCTTACAAAATTATAAAATTCCTGTCTTGTAAGATCAGTTTTATCTAAAAATGCTCCTGACATTCTAGCAGTTTTCATTGTACTGTCATGCTTAACGCCTCTTACACAAGCACACATATGATTAGCTTCTACTAATACTGCTACACCATTATTTTCATCACATACTTTATCTATATGTGTATGGATTTGCATAGTTAGATTTTCTTGTACCTGAGGGCGTCTCGCAAACCACTCAACGATTCTATTCAATTTACTTAATCCAATTACCTTTCCATCTCTTCCCGGTATATATGCTACATGCGCAACACCTATAAACGGTAAATGATGATGAGAGCAAAAGGAATGTACTGTAATATTACCTTGAAATACAATTCCATCATACTTATCAATATTATCGAATGCAGTAATTTTAGGAGGTTCCGTATAGCATCCTTCTGCTAAGTCATTTACAAATGCTTTTGCTACTCTTAAGGGTGTATTTGAGCTATTAGGATCATTTCTCCAATCAAACCCTAGGGCATCCATATATCCCTCGTACGCTATAGCGGCATTATTGATTATATATTCTTTTTCCTCGTCGGTTCGCGGTCGATTTTGATTAGCGTATTGAAGTAAAACCTCACTCATATGAATCATTATAACGTATTTGAATTATAAATCAACTTAATAAATAATTATATGGCTACTGAGCGACCATGGTGGAAAGCTTTTCAAAATAATATAGCTGATTCTGATGACGATTTACCTGAAAGTGATAAAGTTTATAAACGATCACGTCTTCTAGGAGACATGCACTTTATCGAAAAGACTCCGGTATGTTTAGAGGTTATAAATCCTTCTGATAAAGAATATATTATATTATGTGCTGGCTGCTCTTTTACTCACTGCCACAAAGGACATGAAGAGTATCCGTATGCCAGTATCTTACCTGGTCGAACGTTTAATATTGGAAAGCGCGGTATTGGTATTTGTTCTAAATATTTTAGAATATTTTTTAAAAAACACCCAGATGTAAATTTAACACATGTCGTTTATCAAGTGCCCTGTCCATCGCGCCAACCTGTAGACTTAAATGATTATGATGAAAATCATTTTAGATCCACCCTGAAGAGAGACGACCTTAAATCGGTATGGATGCAGATATCTGGTTGTCGTTTATCGAAACGCCAGAATACCAGCTTGGAAGCTTTTGATAAAATAGATCAATATTATAAAAAAGCTATAGATCAGGTTGATATTAATGTTAAATTAATTCGAAAAAAACAACCTAACGTGAAAATAATATTTTTACGCTATGAACACACTCAAAGGCCATTAATATATGAATTTAGCAAGAAGTTTTATAAAAACGTGTTAGCAGATTATTGTAAGAAAAACAATATTTCATATATATATGAAGAAAATTTTAATACACAGTGGTTTAAATTTAACAATTATGGTGCGCTTGAAATCACCCGTAAGCGTGAAAAGCCCGGAGTTCATCCCAATAAAGCAGGCGCTAAATTGATAGCAGATAAAATAAAAGAGTATTTATGACGTATAATATATTATGTGCCGGTTGTTCTTTTACTCACGGCAATTTTAAAGAAATACGAGATGGCTTCAAACCGGTTGTTGACACGCCCGATCACCGCGCTGGCGGCATGAAATGTAAATTTGGGCGAGAGGGGTGGTATCCGTATGCTAATTTTCTACCCGGGACAACTTGGAATATCGGGAGATGTGGTGGTGGTATTACTCCTAAATATTTTAAAAAATGGTTTTGGCGAAACACAGAAGAAAAGCTAACACATGTTGTTTATCAAGTACCTAGCCCGGTTCGCCAGCCTGTAGATTTAAATGATTATGATGAAAACCATTTTTATCAGTGCCCTTCGCACTTCAAAGGCCATCGCGGCTTCCCAGAGACAGTATTTGTTGCATTAAGACAATCTAAATTACAAGCTTTTGATAAAAAAGATCAATATCATGAAAAATCTGTAGTCATGGTTGATACTAGTGTTAATTTAATTCGAAAAAAACAACCTAATGCAAAAATAATAATTTTACGTTATGAGGATACGAGAAGGCCGTTACTGCGTGAATTTACTAAAGACTTTTATAAAATCATGCTAGCAGATTATTGTAAGGATAATGATATTCCATATATATATGAAGAAAATTTTAATACTATGTGGTTTAAGAAGAACAATTGTGGCCTTCATCCCAATAAAGCTGGTGCTAAGTTAATAGCAGATAAAATAAAGGAGTATTTATGATTATCTTAAACGATGGTTGTTCTTTTTCTCGAGACCGATCGCCCACGGTCGATGCAGTGGGTCGATTATCGTATTGCATGTTCTTACCCGATATTATACATAATATTGCACACAGTGGCTCTGGTATTGAGAGTACGCGTTTGACTGGCTGGTTAAGAAGAAATAATAAGACTATAGCGGTAACGCATTTTATTTATCAAATACCTTCCCCATCGCGACAGATTTTATGGTCCGAATTTAATGATGAACATTTTTTCAAAGCTCCATTTTATGAAAAGTTTCTCTTATATTGGAACTGGCTCATTCCATTAAGAGCATTATTAGAGAACGGCGTCATTCTCCCGAACGGCAAGCCATATAATAATAAACAAATAAAGGATTTATGTATTGCGCGCAATACTAATGTACATGAACTATTAGTAAAAAGCTTTGAACATAAAGAGAGATACTTAATAAAAGCTTTAATCGAAACCGAAAAAATTGTAAATATTATACGTAAAGCCTATTCTGATATAAAAATTATATTTTTACGATACGAGGAATCCTCGCGCCCATTAATTTATGAATTTTGTAACGATTTTTATAAAAATATGTTACCAGATTATTGTAAAGATAATGATATTACGTATATCTATGAAGAAAATTTTCATACAAAATGGTTTAATGCAAATGGGTTCTGCGCTGATAACAGACATTCCAATAAAGCTGGTGCCAAGTTAATAGCAGATAAAATAAAGGAGTATTTGTAATGGATAATACGACAACTTTCGTACCTGGTGGTAATTGGGATTTTGATTTCAATAGTACTGATAAAGAGAATATAGAATATAAAATATTATGCGCCGGTTGCTCTTTTACAAAATGTGTTAGGCTCCCTGTAGGTAATAATTTTGGCGGATATTCTTATAGTGATTACTTACCGGGTAAAGTATACAACATTGGTGAACCTGGTGTTGGAATTACAAAACATGTAATAGAAAGGTTTGTCCGAGAAAATAAAGGTATAGAACTAACACATTTTATGTATCAAGTACCCAGCCCGGCTCGACAGCCTGTAGATTTAAATGAGCAAAGACACTCACAGTTTCATATTAGAATCCCCGTAAAGGAGAAAGAAATAATAACCCATGGGTACCATGGTACAAAATTAAATGAAAATAATATATGGAATACGTTAGTATTATTTTGCTCGGACAGAGAAAATAGTAGATGGAGATCAATCGAATCTATAACCAGTAAACGTCTTACGGAAATTTTTACTAATCATGAGAAATATTTAAATAAAGCTATAGATCAAGTACATATTAATGTCGAGTTTATTCGAGAGAGATACCCTAATATTAAAATAATATTTTTACGGTATGAAGTCAGTACCATTCCTTTACTTAATGCATTTTGTAAAGATTGGTATAAGAATATTTTAAACGATTACTGTAAAGAAAAAAATATTACATATATATATGTAGAAAACTTTAATACAAAATGGTTTAAAAAGAACAATATGACAACGGATAGTGTGCATCCCGATAAAACTGGTGCTAAATTAATAGCAGATAAAATAAAGGAGTATTTATGATATACAATATATTATGCGCCGGGTGTTCTTTTACTCACGGAAATAAAAAATATCATCTTAGCAATAAGCCGGCGTATTGGTATCCGTATGCTAATTTTCTACCTGGTTGTACGTATAATATTGGAAAATGTGGTCACGGTATTTCTCCTAAATATTTTAGGCTATTTTTTAAACAATACAAAGAAGAAAAGCTAACACACGTTGTTTATCAAGTACCCAGCCCGGTTCGCCAGCCTATAGATTTAAATGATTATGATGAAGATCATTTTAAACTTAGAATTGGAGGACGTGATAAGTATGATGCTTTAAACGGTCATACTTATATACATCAAGATGGCCAATTGGAGGAAGCAAGCATCAATGATGTTGTATGGGTTCCAGGAAACAAACAAACAGTATATAGTCAATTAAAACACTTCAACATACAGGTTTTTAATAAAAAAGATCAATATCTTGAAAAAGCTATAGATATAGTTAATATTAATGTTAATTTAATTCGAGAAAACCAACCTAATGCGAAAATTATATTTTTACGTTATGAGGATACGAGAAAACCGTTACATTATGAATTTAGCGAGAAGTTTTATAAAAACATGCTAGCAGATTATTGTAAGGAAAAAAATATTCCATATATATATGAAGAAAATTTTAATACAAAATGGTTTAAAAAGAACAAATGCGGAATTCATCCTAATAAATCAGGCGCTAAATTGATAGCAGATAAAATAAAAGAGTATTTATGACGTATAATATATTATGCGCCGGATGTTCATTTACTGACGGTAATTTTAGAAAATTCGCAAAATCAGATTGGGCCGCCAGTCATTCGTATGCTAATTTTTTACCCGGTAAAACTCATAATATCGGTAGCGCTGGTTTTGGTATTTCTCCTAAATTATTTAGAACATTTTTTAATGAACACAAAGAAGAAAAGCTAACACATGTTGTTTATCAAGTACCATCCCCTTCACGTCAACCTATAGATTTAGACGATTATAATGAAGATAATTTAGGTCAACATTGGCGTTGTTTTATATTTAAACATAAGAGTCAAAAAAGAGAATTCAACATACAGGTTTTTGATAAAAAAGATCAATATCTTAAAAAATCTATAGGTATGGTTGATATCAATGTTAAATTAATTCAAAAAAAACAACCTAATGCTAAAATAATATTTTTACGTTATGAGGATACGAGAAGACCTTTACTGTATGAATTTACTAAAGATTTTTATAAAACCATGCTAGCAGATTATTGTAAGAAAAACGATATTCCATATATATATGAAGAAAATTTTCATACACAGTGGTTTTACACGAACAAATATGGAATTCATCCTAATAAAGTAGGTGCCAAGTTAATAGCAGATAAAATAAAGGAGTATTTGTAATGTATAATATATTATGCGCTGGTTGTTCATTTACGGCCGGGTGGAACCATACTAGCAATTTAGCTATTATTGATCGCCCTGTGGAGGATCAGTCTAAGGTCAGTACAGATATTTCGTCAGACATTGGCACTAGTTTGATTCCCACAGATTATGTCAACGGGCACCCTAGGGATAAGTACGAAGTTTCGATCGAAGTAAAGGATTTTGTACGAAACCCATATGTCTCTTATACTAATTATTTACCCGAGACAACATATAATATAGGCAGACCAGCTAGTGGTATTCAAAGTCAAGATATATCGAGATTTATTAAACGAAATAGACATATACATTTAACTCATTTTATTTATCAAGTACCAAGTCCTGCTAGACAACCAAAACAATTAAATCATCCTTATATGTGGCCTTTTTGTGGTCAGAAAAATGATATTCTTTGGTCTGCAGGTAAAAAAAATAGAACGGTATGGCGATTGTTAAAGGGAGGGAATATAGATATATTTAAGAATCAACATTTATTTTTAAACAGAGCTCTACGTAAAGTTAATAACAATGTTAACATTGTTCAACAACAACATCCTGACATAAAAATTATATTTTTACGTTATGAAGAATCCCGACACCCGTTGATCGCTGAATTTTGTGAACCTTTTTATAAGGATATGTTACCACATTACTGTGAAGAAAATAATATTACGTATATATATGTAAATGAATTTAATACATTATTGTTCTACCGTGAGAATTTAACTATTGATAAAGTACATCCTAACGTTAAAGGTGCAAAAATAATTGCAAAAAGAATAAAGAAAGATTTATAATAAATATCGATATGGTCATCTTAAACAACGGTTGTTCTTTTTCAGCTAAAAGCAAAATTAAATATGCTAAAAGCGGTAAAGGTGACGTCCTACTCCGCAAAGATGACAAAGTTCGCCGTTATAAAGATTGGAACCTAATATCATATTGTGATTATTTACCAGGAGAAATACACAATATTGCTAAACACGGATCCGGTGTTGACGTAACACGGACTAAGAAGTTTCTAGATTCTGTACACCAACGGTGGATTAATAAAAATAAGGAATTAACGCATTTTATTTATCAAATTCCTCATCCCACTAGACAACCTATATTTGAAGAGCTAAAAGATGACGAAGAATTTTATAAAGCTACTTTACAAATTGATGAGGTTTGGGGTATTAAGAGTGACCAGCCATCTTACGTTACCCGAGCTGCTAAACACTCAACAGGTGATAGTGAACGGTTAACAGATGTGCTCAAGCTCCTAGGTCGGAGATTTAAGAGATTCGCGTTCGGTGAAAAATATATAGACACACCGTGGGATGAAGTTCGGAAAACAGAGTATCTACAGCAAAACTTTTTATGGCATCAAGTATGTAATGAAAATAAAATCTTCGGCCCTGCTCAACGTGAAAGATATTTAAAGAAGGCACTTAATGGTGTAGACCAAAATGTTAATATGGTTCGTAATAAATGGCCAAATGTTAAAATTATATTTTTACGATATGAAGAGACTAAAATACCTTTAGTTTATGAGTATGGAAAAGATTGGTTTAAAAATACATTATCTAATTATTGCAAAAATAATAATATTACATATATATTTGAAGAGAACTTTAATACAAGATGGTTTCATGATAATGGTTTATGTGATGATAAAAGACATGCCAATCACGCCGGCGCTAAATTAATAGCAGATAAAATAAAGGAGCATTTATGACATTTTTTTATAGAATAAAATTAAGATATCTTCAATTCAAGCAATGGTTATTACGAAAGCTCGGAAAAGACGACGACGATGACAATACATATCCTTTTTGGTAATTAATTATAAATAATTATATGAAATCTATTTTGTTGTGTGGTGGTAAGGGTTGTTGCCCGATGTTAGTACTACTTAAAGACAAAAAAACAGTACAAATTACAGATGATAAAGGTAATACTGTTGAGATGCATATATCTCAAGCTAAATTAATTGATCAGGCTTTAAAAGATATTTTAAAGGAGGATAAATTATAATTTTTATTGATGTATTAGCGTGTATTGGTTTAATGTTTATTCTCAAATATGGTACTATTCTTAATTTTCCTAGAAGAATCATCACAAAAATATCTTTTATAAAGGAATTATTTAAATGTAGTTTATGCTTAGGCTTCTGGGCTGGTGTTATTGTATATTTCGTTAGTAAAAATGAATATATATTATTTCCGTTTGTGAGTGCTGGTGTGTGTTGGATAATAGATAATTTTAATAACGTACTTCAATCAATTGAAATAAAACTTGATAAAGAAGATTCTTAATATATAATAAATATATGAAGTTTTCTAGTACGAAGATTCTTGAACTCGGTAGCTGTGCTTTTCGACAACCAAATGCCAGTCATTCTCATTGTAGATTTTTACATGGTTATAGATTAACAGCTAAATTCTGGTTCGGTACTAATCAATTAGACGAGAACCATTGGGTTGTAGATTTCGGCGACTTAAGCCGTCTTAAAAACATTTTAAAAGATCAGTTTGATCATACAACTTGTATTGCGGCAGATGATTCCGCTTTACCTATCTTCGAAGAATTACAAAAAGCGGATGCATGTGATTTAAGAGTAATGCCTAATGGAACAGGTATTGAAAGAATCGCTGAATATTGTCATAATATTGCTAATGATGTTATAAGAGAGCAAACTGAAGGTAGATGTTGGGTGGATAAAGTTGAAGTTTTTGAACATGAAAACAATTCTGCTATATATACAGAGAATATTACTACTACGATGAGATTTGCTGATGCGTTTGTTAATGAAATGGGTAAAGGAAGTAAAAGAAGATCAGGAGAAAATACAACAAATATTGTATCTAACTGGGATGAAATTGACTGGGGGTATATAATGTTTACTAAAGACGAAGAAGCCGATAAAGAAAAAAATGAACGAAAAAGAATCAGAGATACTAAACGTCGACGGAAATAATACAATTTATTTATCTGATGATAAAATATTTTATACCGTAGAAGGAGAAGGTGAACTTGTAGGGTATCCTTCTGTGTTTATGCGGCTTTCGATGTGTAACTTAACATGTCAAGGCTTTGCATCAGAAGATTCACCTCACGGGTGTGATAGTTATATTTCTTGGAGTGTAAAAAACAAACTTACATTAAAAGAGATACTTGATTTTCTCGAGACTAGTGGTTATAAAGATCATTTATACAATGGTGCTATATTAAAAATTACTGGCGGAGAGCCTTTAGTACAGCAAAAGGCATTATTACGCTTTTTAAATTATATGGAAGTTGAATGGGGATGGGTTCCTCGTATAGATTTTGAAACTAATGCTACTATTTTACCTGATAAAGAGTGGACGAGAGTAAAAGCTACGTTTACTACATCTCCCAAAATGAGTAATAATGGTGATCCTGTAGATAGACGGTATAAACCTAAAGTATTAGAGTGGCATGCTTTCATGGGGTCTGGTTTTAAGTTTGTTATTAATCAAGAATCAGATATAGATGAAGTTTTTGGTAAATATGTTGTACCGTTTGATATACCTACAGGTAGGGTATGGCTAATGCCTTGTTGCGGTAGCAGAGAGGAGCATATAGAGAAGGCTCCTATGGTTGCTGAGCTAGCTAAAAGGTATAGGTTTAACTTTAGTCCTAGATTACATTTATTAGTATGGGATATGGCCTTAAAAGTATAGATTAATAAATATTAAATAATATGAGGATTGCAATTAGTGGAACAGCGTGTCAGGGCAAGACAACCTTAATTACAGATTTCTTAGAGCAATGGCCTAACTATAAAACACCTAAAAAAACTTATAGAGACATTATCGAGGAAAATAATCTTGATCATTCTTCTAAAACTAATAAAAAAACCCAAAAAAAGATTTTAGAGTTTATGATCAAAGAGCAAAAGAAATATCGTAAGTCTGATAATGTAATTTTTGATAGATGTCCGTTAGATAATCTTGTATATAGTATGTGGTCAACTGAACAATCTGAGTCAGATATTGATGATAAATTTGTACAAGAATGTATACCTCTTGTTAGAGAGAGTTTTTGTAATTTAGATATTATATTTTTTACACCTATAACAAAGGTTGCTCCGGTTGAGCTAACGGAAGACGATTTACGTGATACCGATCCTAAAGTTATAGAAGAAGTTGATAATATATTTAAAGCTATGCATCGAGAATACATGACTAACGATAAAAGTGTATTTTTTGAAAACGAAGACAAACCTGGTATTATAGAAGTATTTGGTGATCGAAGACAGCGTATAGCAATACTTAAGCTTTATATAGATGCTGAGGGAGATATACACCCTGGCGGTGATCTCATTGATGAAGCTATGTTATCTGATCTGAAGGCGTTGAGTGGGGTATGGAATGACGTAGATCCTGCAGAACATTCTCATTTACGAAAAGCTATGGAAAAGCAAATTAAGCAGGATCGCAGTCATCGGATGAATAAATAATTATATGACTGATTATGATAAATTATGCGAACGATATATGACTAGACAGGTACGTTCTTTTTATCCTCGTAAGTTTGAATTATCAAAAGAGTTTCTTGATGCATTTAAATTAGAATATTCTCGGTTAGTTGAAGGTGGTCAAAATAAAAAGACTCTATTAGAGAGAATTCGTAAAGCTTTAACCTTCCATCTTTAAATCTCGTAATACTCTTACAATATATTTTAAAATTTCCGATCTCACAATATCTAATTCATTAAACTCAAATACACATATACCCTGATCGAGAGATTCTTTTTTATTAAATGCACTTATAATAGACTTAAATCCAGTTTTAATTCCAATATCACTTTGTTGGGTGTCTCCAGTTACTATATATTTCGTATTTTCTCCAAACCTTGTTAATATTGTAGTTAATTCCCCTGGAGTTAAGTTTTGAGCCTCATCCACAACAACACAAGCATTATTAAACGTTAATCCACGTACGTAATTAACAGGTACGCATTTAATATATTGCTCGCTTATTAAATTAGTAGATAGTGACTTATCTAAAAATTCATTTAATTTTTCAAACAACGGAAAACACCACGGTAAGAACTTATCATCAACTTCTCCAGGAAGTGACCCCATACTTTTTGATGCCGACTCTACAATGCTTCTTATGTAGATAATTTCTTGTACTTTTCGTGTACGTAATAACTGTAAAGCAACATATACTGATAAATATGTTTTTGCCGAGCCTGCTGGCCCATCGACTAGAGCCATCTTACAAGTGTCCTTAAAACAACTTTCAAGGAACTCTTCATGAACTGGTGTTATCTCATATTTTTGTGTAACATTAAAATTTAGGAATGTATTTTTTTCTATACTTTCTTTTATTTCCTGATTATTAACTATTGCTTTTCTACTAACTCGCTTGCCACTAAGTGCAGTCTTTTTAGTTGAGTTAGAAACCGACGCGGGCCGTCCTTTTCTAGCCATATCTTTAAGTATTTATTGCATTTTACATAAATTCAAATCAATAATTAAACATTTATCAGTGATAAAAATATTTACAGGGTGGAGTAATTCAGGTGGCTCGACGACAGCACTTATTAACTTATGTAACTTATTTAACGACAACGGATATGAATGTATAATGTATGGGCCACATACATGGCACTTAGATCGGTGTCGCGGTGCAAATCTACAAACCGCGACTACTACAAAATCAGATAAAATTATATATCATTTTCTTGATGTAAGAAAAACTAGACCGGATGTTGATAAGTTTGTTTTAACTTTGCACGAAAAGGCTCTATATCCTCTCAAAGAGAAACCAGTTCATATTTTTGATAAAGTTCATTTTTTAAATAAAGAACAGATTAACTGGCATGGAGTTTATAAGGATCTTTCGTGGTTTATATGTGGCAATGCTCATGAGAGTTTAATACCGCTTAAACAGCTAAAACAAAGAGTAGCTGGCATTATAGGTAATATCGACGAGAATAAACAAGTACATATTTCAATACAAAGAGCTCTTAAAGATGGTCATAAAGATATTCGAATATACGGTAATAACAATGACCCTCAATATTGGAATAACTATGTACAGCCGTTATTAAATAAAAACTCTAATGTAGTTAAGTTTATTGGATATGAAAATGATAAACAGAAAGTATATAATACAGTGACCGATGTATATCATTCTTCATTATCTGAGAATGCTTCACTTGTATATGACGAGTGTAGGTTAACAGAAGTTACCTTTCATGGTAATGAAAATATTGTCAACCAGCCTATTTGGTCAAATCTCGCTATTTTAAAACTGTGGGTACAGCAATTAGAATTATGAGTAATATTATTCAAACATTATGGATCGGAAATACCTTTTCACCTATGGAGATTTTATCTTTGAATTCATTTGTTAAAAATGGTATGGAAATTCATTTATATTGTTATGAAGATATAAAAAATGTTCCTCGAGGCGTAGTTATAAAGGACGGTAGAGATATTCTCCCTAAAGAAGATATTTTTGCATATCAAGTCGGGGAAGGTAAAGGATCATATTCTGCTTTTTCTAATTACTTTCGATATAAGCTGTTATACGAAAAAGGTGGATGGTGGGTTGATACAGATATGGTCTGTCTACAACCGTGGAATTTTACAGAAGATCGTGTGTTTTGCTCTGAGGAAAATTATGAAACAGGATTATCTTTCTTAAACACAGGTGCTATTAAATGTCCAGTTGGTGATGAGTTAATGAATTACTGTTATAACGAATGCTTAAAGAAAGATAAACAAACCTTAGAGTGGGGTATCGTAGGTCCAAAGCTTTTAAATACAGCAGTACATAAATTTAAATATACTAATTTTGTTAAACCTATACAGTCCTTTAGTCTTGTTGCTCCTTTTAGGTCACAATTGTTTATTATTCCAAAAGGTGGAGTATATGGTCTAAATGTATTAACGGATTTAATATTTACTCCAGGTAAAAATGTATATGGATTACATTTATGGAATGAAGCTTGGAATAGAATAGGTATAAGCAAGCATATTGATCATGATGTAACTTCAATTTACGAGCAATTAAAATTAAAATATGTATAATATAGTATTTTTAATTAGTAAAGAACATTATAATACGAAAATGTCTCGTATTAGGTTTCATTCTATACGAGCTTTGTTTAATCATAAACAAGTCAATGGTATATATACTGGTCCTGGATGGGATAATTGGGGTTCCACTATATCAGTACAGGCAAATTTAGATAATATTCTTAAAGGTAAAGAATGTCATTTAGTTATTGGATATAAACCTCTTGAAATTTCGGGATTCGCAGATATTACTTATAATAAATGTATTCGTTATAATGAGATGTATGATAAAGAGTGGACATTAAAAGAAATAACTGAAAGTAAAGCTAATATTATTATATGTCATCATTATAATGACTATAAAGAATATATAAACATCTTAAAAACTAAAAAACTTAATCATATTAAATGTTTAACATGGGTTCCTCACTGCGCTGATGCGAGTATATTTAAACCTAAACCTGAAATTGAAAAAATATATGATGTAGCACTTGTAGGAGCTACTAATGTTACAACAATGTTAGGAGAACATTATCCATTAAGAGCGAGAATGTGTAGGTTGCTGGATCTTATGCCGTATCGATATAGGTGTGCTGTTGTTCCGCACGTTGGTGGTTCGCACTCTGATGCATATACAGATAAATATGCTATCGATTTTGCTAATAAAATAAATTCAGCTAAAATTATTATAACAGATAGTGGTGCACCTAAATCTAGATTTGGAAAATATATAGAAGTGCCTATGTGTGGTGTTGCCTTGGCTGGTGATGTATATGACGACCACCCTACAGATGTTGAATTATTAAAGTCTTTTTTAATTGATATTAATATGCAAATGTCTGATCAAGAAATTATTGAAAAGCTTGTTTATTATTTAGAAAATAACAACGAAAGGGAAGAGAAGGTAAAAGCTGGTATTGAATATACTAAAGATTTCACTCAAGAAAGATATGCAGAAAGGTGTATTAATATATTATCCAAATTACAAGAACAAGAAAATAAGTATATTGAATATATTAATTTGCAAAAAGAAAAAACTACTGATCCTGTACGGAGGGAAAAGTGGCTAAATGGAGAGTGGTTAAGTAAGCTCGGTGGTTTTAAGAAGATTTTTAATAAGCATGTAGATTATATTGGTAATGAGTGTTTATGTATCGGTGCGAGAACTGGCCAAGAGGTACAGGCTTTAATAGATTTAAATAAAAACGCAATTGGTATAGATTTAGTTGCATGCGAACCACTCGTCGTTGAAGGAGATTTCCATGATTTGAGGTTTGATAATGAATCTTTTGATTTTATTTTTTCTAATGCATTCGATCACTCATTATACCCTTCGAAATTTTGCTCTGAAATGATACGAGTTTTAAAACCAGGCGGTGTCGTATTATTACATCTACAAGTAAATGTACCTAACGATAAATATGGTGTTTTTGATATAAAAGACACACAAGCTGATGTATTTAATAGACTGCCAAGCAACACAGAGGTTATAAAATTGAATAATATTTTTTATGAAGAGTTTAACACATTTAATCAAGAGGTTTTAATTAAGAAAATATAAAAACAACAATGCCTAATTTAGATTTTATAGTAAAAAAACATCATTTAAATGATACTGGATTAACAAGACATTATTTAACTTTATATTCTATTGTTTTAGGCATGGAGTCAAAGAATGTATTTGAATTTGGTACTGGGTTTTCTACTCGAGCAATGGTTGAAGCGTTAAAGCTAACTGGTGGTAAATTAACTACTGTAGATATAAGACCGTTATCTATAAGAGAAGATATTCCTGATAACTTTTTAGATGATAATAAAGATATATGGTCGTTTTATGAGGGTAATTCGCTAGATGTTGTACCTACTATAGATCATAGCAAATGCTATGACGTAGTATTGCATGATGGTTCTCATACTGGATTAGAAGTTACTCAAGATTTAAATAATATAGCTCCATATGTTAAGAGAGGTGGATTAGTTTTAATACATGATACAACTCATTATGAGCTCGGCCCTGACATGAGGAGCGGAGTAGTTAATAGTGATTTAATTAAAAAATATAAACACGATGGATCAACCTTGCCTTATGGTTACGGGCTGACTATAATACGCATATTAGATAATCCTTATAATGATAAAACTATTGATATACAATGGAAAAAAGAATAAGATTTATAGCAAATAAACAAAATTATAATACAGGTTCTTATAGAATTTGGATTCATGATCTTAATAATTATTTTAAAAAGTTAAATATATCATCGTGTATTTCAACTACCGTAGGAGACGAGGAGATTGTCATTGTCGGGAAAGGTGAACTTGATTTAGCCCGCAATATAAAGACAGATCACCCAGAAAAAAAAGTAGGGTTAATAAATCCCACAATAGGTAATTATGACTATTGTGATTTTCTTATAGTAGGCTCGATAGAAGAACAAGTAAGTTTATCAACAAACAAAAATGTATTTTTGTATCCGTTAATTGAAAACCTATATCAAGATAAAGAGATAAAACCTCATAATAACACACAAACCTTACGGTTTTGTTTTCACGGGCATTTCCCTCATTTAGCTAAGTTTAATCCACACGTTAAACTTGCATTAGAAGAATTTTCAAAAGAGAAAGATATCGAATTACTTGTTCTTCATGGACATGTTGATTTTGATTTTCCTGGTTTTACTTGGCAAAAAGGCCGCCCAAATATAAAAATAAAATATAAACAATGGAATATAGATTCAATAGTTCAAGATATTTTATCTACTGACATAGGCTTATGTCCTAATCTGACATATATAGACGTAGATGATTATAAACGTAATGAAATTATCATGGAAGGGATATATACTACGGATTATGTAATTAGATTTAAGAATAAATCTAATGCTGGTCGAGCGTTTGTTTTTCATCAATTAGGAATACCTGTTATAACAGATCTCACACCAAGTAATTTACATATTCTTGGAAACCCACAACATGGTTTGATTGCTGCAGATAAAAATGGGTGGTTAAAGGCGTTTAGAGAGCTATCATGTTGTAAGAAAAGAAAAGAAATGGGATTAAAAGCTAAAGAAGAATTCGATAGGCTTTATAATCCGTTAATATGGGCAAAAAATTTATACTCACAATTAAATGAATTATAAAGAATTAGTCTCGAAATATGCACTAGACGGTCATGGTCGTCCTAGGGGGATGATGACTCGTGTACAATATGAAGAAATATCTAAAGAATTAGAATCTCATTGTCCTTGTAATTTATTAGTTTTTGGCGTAGGAGCAGATTCTTATCTTTGGCAAAATTTAAATATTAACGGTTCAACAGTATTTTTAGAAAATAATCCTGACTGGATATCAAAAGTTTTAAAGGAAAAATATGATAATGAGTTAAAAATACATCATATAGTATATAAAACATCTGTACAAGAATATAAAAGAATAAAATTTGATGAGGAAGAAATTAAAATTGATTTACCTGATGAAGTAACGCAAGTATCGTGGGATTTTATAATTGTAGATGCTCCGAAAGGACATCAGCAGCCAAACCCGTATAAAGGCCCGGGCCGTATGAGTAGTATTTTTTCTGCTTCTTTATTAATAAAAGAAGATGGTATTGTTATTGTAGATGATTTTAATAGAGAGGTTGAAAGAATATATTCAACCCATTATTTCGGAGAAGAGAATTTAGTTAAAGTTGTGGAAGAAAAGGTAGCTTTTTTTAGAAATAAAAAAAATGGATAAAGGTATAATATATACAGTTTATAATGCGGTAGGAGATCAATTTTTCAAAGAATTGAGTGTGTCAGTAGAATCATTTAGAAAATTTCATCCAGATCTTCATATTACATGTTTTTCAGACATGAAGCCAGATAAATTACTACAGCTTGTTCCTGGTATTAATAAGTGTATACAAATAGATTGTAAGATATTAAGAGCAAAGGTTGATGTCCTTAAGCATTCTCCATATGAAAAGACTTTATATTTAGATTCAGATACTGTGTTTGATTATCATATATATGATATATTTGATATGTTAGATGAATATGAATTAGTTATTGCTCATTGTTTAGCTAGAAAGAGAGAGAAATATTCTAAGGTTATTCCAGAATATAAAAATATACCATATGCTTTTTCAGAAGTTAATACAGGAGTAATAGGCTTTAAAAAATGCGACAACATAGATAAGTTGCTTAATCTCTGGCCAAAATATTATCGTAAATATTATAACGTTTGTCCGTATGATCAACCGACATTTAGGGTCTCTCTTTGGGAGTCAAAAGCTAAATTATATATTTTACCTCCAGAATATAACGCAAGAAGTAAACAAAATAGAGAAAAGCAAAGAACTTTTCATCATGAATTTGGAGAAGACCATCTTAAGGAAAGAATTCTTCATATGCATCATAAACAGGATACTCTTGATAATGCATTACAACATTGCTTACAAAATTACCTACAATACTAATGATTTGGACAAATACATCTCTTTTTAATTCCTTATTACCAGAGGATAAAGTCACACAAGACAAAAATTTAGCAACATCAATTATATTAGGCGCACCTCCTATAGATATAACTGAATTTCCTAATGTTGATTTTGTTTTTCGGGCCGGTGTAGGGACTGATAATGTAAATTTTCCTTCTAATATAAGAGTACAGTTTCCTTCTATGGAAACTAAAAATATTATTTACGAAGAAACGGCGAATTTTACTTGTTATTTAATATTTAAAATGTTATATGATAACATAGGTGATTTATCTTCATGGAGTAGTACAAGGAGAAACATTCTTACTAATAAAAATTTATTAATAGTAGGATTAGGTAATATAGGACAAAGAGTTAAAGATAAAATGTCTTCTTTTATTGAAAATATTACAACATATGATATATTGACTGATACATCCTTACCGGATTATAATAAAGCAGATATAGTTAGTCTTCATATACCTTATTGTCCTGAAAATAAAAATTTTATAAATAAAACTAATTTGGCCCAATTTAAAGATAATGCTATTTTAATTAATACTGCGCGAGGCCCTCTCGTAAATGAAAATGATCTTTATGAATGTTTAAGACATACTAATATACGAGCCGCATTTGACGCTTTTTGGGTCGAACCGTATAGAGGTAAGCTTAATGTATTTGGTAATTCTAAATTTTTTATGACACCTCATATAGCGAGCTCTAGTATTGAATTTATTGAAAATTGTTATGAGGATTTTGAAGTTGCTCTGAGCAACCATGTCACAGTATGAAAGATGAACAATATTTTAATTTCTTAAAAGGAAAAAAAGCTATTATTATTGGTCCCGCTCAATATCTTACTACTGAGTCGTTCAGCGGGTTTGGTGAAAGCATAGATAAAGAATATGATATTGTAGTAAGATTAAATAGAGGAATGGAATTAACACAGCGCTATAAATCAAATATCGGCTCTAGAACAGACGTATTTTATAATTGTCTTATAGAGCATAAAGATAATGGCGGAATAATAGATATTAATAACCTTAAAGATAATAACATACAGTGGCTGTGTACGATTCCAAATTCTACCATGAGAGGTAATTGCTATAGCAATGAATTACACCCGATGGTTAATCAAAACACTGTAAATTTAATAAAACAGAACTTTAATTTTCATGTGATGGATTTTAGATTATATGGAGAGTTAAATAAAGGAGTAGATTGTCGGAGTAATACAGGCTTCGCAGCAATATTTGATACACTATATCACGGCGTTGAGTCTCTTTTCGTAACTGGTTTTAGTTTTTATTTAGATGCGTTCGCGCCAGGTTATAAGGAAGGATGTGCAAGAGACGAAGATGAATTTGCTAAACAATGCTTCGCATCTAAACGCCATAATCAGGTAAATCAATGGATTTATGCTCGCAAAAATTTAAAAAATAATCCGAAAGTTATTTTAGACGATGTATTAACTAAAATTTTAAATTTAGAAACTCTTAATAGAGAGGATTTTAATGAAGAGACTCAAAATCTATATAGTAACGTATAAAAGATCAAACGTTTTAAATGATACGTTAGAAAAATTATTTAAATCTGATTTTTCTCAAGTACCGAATACGGAAGTTAATATAATTAATAATCATACAGATTTTAGACTCGATTCACAGTTTAAAGATAAGGTTAATGTACTGCATAATGTTCTTAGGCCAGATTGGTCTAATGGTAATTTAGCTGAAAACTGGAATCAAGCTTTACTTAATGGTTTTGAAAACCTCAATAAACCAAAGTGTGAATATTTAGTTACAATGCAAAATGATACGAGTGTTCATTCTAACTGGTGTAGTAATCTTTTTAAAATGCATAAAAAGTATAACTTTATTGTAGGTAAATTTGGCGATAATTTGGTGAGCTATACAGCATCTGCTGTTAAGAAGATAGGTATTTGGGATGAGAATTTTTTTGGTGTACAATATAAGGAAGCAGATTATTGGTTACGAGCTTTAATTTTTAATAAGAAAAAATCATGTATTAATGATATATTACATGGTATTGAATTGAATAATACAGATGCCCTTGAACTAGATACAGTAGCTGATAGGCAGTTTATTAAAGAAGATGGATTTAAAGGACATAAAACGCTGAAGCGAAAAGCAGATGATTCTGAGCATCAAAAAATTTGGGAAACTAGAACAGGTGTATATAAAGAGTATGCTTGGAAGTATTTTTTTAATAAATGGGCCGGTACGTGGATTAGACAACCAGAAAAATCTCAGTGGATTAAGGCCTGGCCTACAGAGCTTATTAATAACCCACCAGATATAAGAAAGTCTAAATTAAAGAGTATCATAAAGTATTGGTATTTTGAGAAGGACATAGAAAACTTAAAAGATAAAAATTACTTATTATAGATTATTTTATGAATTATTGTAATTATATATAGAAGGATGAAAATTTTTATACCTATTAAACACGAATCTCAGCGAGTTTCGGGAAAGAATTTTCGAAAATTAAATGGAGTGCCTCTTTACAAGCATACACTTTATAAATTAAAACAATATAAGGTTTTCGTTGACACAGATAGTGATGAAATAATTGAACAAATTCGAAGTGACCCTGATTTAAAAAATATTGTTACTCTTAAAAGACCAGACCACTTATGTGGTAATGAAGTTTCGGTAAATAAACTTATAGAGAATCTTTTGCAAGGATTTTGGCGTGGTCCATCTGAGTCCTCTACAGTTATAAATGATAATGACGTAATATGCCAGATTCATGTTACTAGTCCTTTTCTTAAAATGGATACTTTAGAGAAAGCTTATAAGTTTTTTGAAAAGGATGGTTGTGATTCAGTTGTTAGTTGTAATTTAATCAATTCTCGCTTATGGAGAAAGGAAGAATACGGTTATTGTCCCGTAAATCACAATCCTCTTAAATTAGAGCAAACTCAATCCCTTCCAACATTGTACGAAGAAAATTCTGCTTTTTATATGTTTAAAAAAAATGTATTTACTACTATTAAGAATAGAGTCGGGCGCTCCCCTGCTTTTTATAAAGTGGATCATCCTGAAAATTTTGATATTGATACAGAAGATAATTGGGAAGAATGTTTAAAAATTAATGAGACTATTATGGCAACAGTTACCTAGTCCTATAATTACAGAGATACTATGTAACTCTACATTCGATGGAGTTGTCTTTGATCTTGAACACGGGTGCTTTAATAATGAGACTTTATATACTTGTATTCAAGTATGTTTACTTAAAAATAAATTATGCTTTATTAGAGTAACTTGTTTAGATAAGACTATTATTAGAATGAGTCTTGATGCTGGAGTCTCCGGGGTCATATTTTCAACAGTACAGGACTATTATACAGCTAAACAGTATTATAATTACTGCTTTTATCCTCATAAAGGTAGTAGAGGTCAAGGATTAGTCAGAGAAAACCAGTGGGGTAATAAAGATTTTAAAAAACGTAATCCTATAGTTGTAGCTCAAATAGAAACGAAACGCGGTCTTGATACTATAAGCATGCTTTCGCAAGTAGATTTCGATTATTTTATGATAGGGCCATATGATCTGTCTGCAAGCTTAGGTTGCATCGGTGATTTTAATTCACCGCTATATAAATCTGCTATAGAAGAGTTAAAATTAAAACTAGGCGATAAACTCGGATATCATTTAGTTAAAGACATTAAAGATCAATTTAAAGCCCACAAAAATTCAAAATTTTTAGCCCTATCAATGGATACTCTCTTTATTATTGACGGAATAAAGAGTATTGAAAATCTTAAATGATCTTAATATCTCATAGAGGTAATTTGACCGGTAAAAATGCTAAATTAGAAAACAAACCTCTTCAAATACAAAAAGTATTAGATTTAGGCTTTCATTGTGAAATTGACGTTTGGCTTATAAACGGTGAATATTTACTAGGGCATGATGAACCGAAAATTCATGTTAAAAAGTATATGATTGAGCATCCTAATTTGTGGTGTCATGCTAAAAATTTAGAAGCATTACAGGAAATGTTAAAAAATAATAAGATACATTGCTTTTGGCATGAAACAGATCAATATACTATTACCTCTAAGCAATTTATTTGGACATTCCCTGGTAAGTACGTTTCAGACAATTGTATTATTGTAGATAATTCAAAAAATCCACCTAATTATAATTGTACAGGCGTTTGTTCCGATTATGTACAATTATATAAAACACGTCATTTTTGATTTAGACGGAGTATTAATGGATAGTAGAGACTTACACTATTATGCGTTAAACGATGCTCTTCGTACTATTAATAATTCTTATATTATATCAAGAGAGGAACATCTTTCTTCATACGACGGTAAGTCAACGAAAACTAAACTTTCACTATTAACTGAACATAAACAATTACCTGAAAGTGAATATGATAAAATCTGGCAATTAAAGCAAACCTTTACTAGACAAAGACTTCAATCGATTGAAGAGAATTTAGAACTACAACGGTTATTTAAATTTTTAAAAGATAATAATTTAAAAATTTCAATTGCTTCAAACGCTATACGGGAAACTGTATTAACATCTTTAGAAAGAGTAGGGGTATTAAAGTATTGTGATTATGTATTAACTAATGAAGATGTTTTTCTGCCTAAACCTAATGCAGAAATGTATATGAGGTGCATGATCCATACTAAAACAAATCCAGACGAAACGGTAATAGTTGAAGATTCTCACACAGGGAGGAAGGGAGCTATAAGAAGTGGTTCGCATTTATGTCCTGTAACAGGACCAGGAGATGTAACGTTTAATTATATAATAAATTTTATTAAAACAAAAGACAGAGCAATGGAAGAAATAAAACCAAAATGGCTAGGCGGTGATATGAACGTGTTAATTCCTATGGCGGGAGCTGGTACGAGGTTTGAGAAGGCTGGTTATACCTTTCCGAAGCCGTTAGTTGATGTCCTCGGCAAACCAATGATACAGACGGTGGTTGATAACTTAAACATTGAAGCTAATTATATTTTTATTGTACGAAAATCTCATTATGCGGAATATCATTTACAAACCGTACTTAACAATATAGCACCAGGTTGTACAATTGTACAGGTAGAAGGTATTACAGAAGGTGCAGCATGTACAACTTTATTAGCAAAACAATATATTAACAATGATAAGCCATTAGTTATGGCTAATTCAGATCAATATGTAGAATGGGACAGTAACGAGTTTATGTATTCTATGGTGGGAGATGATGTAGATGGTGGTATTTTAACTTTTAAGTCTACACACCCTAAATGGAGTTATGCAAAATTAGGAGATAATGGGTTCGTTACAGAAGTTGCTGAGAAGAAACCAATATCTAATATTGCTACAGTTGGTATCTACTATTGGGCCAAAGGTTCTGATTATGTTAAATACACTGAACAAATGATAGAAAAGAATATTAGAACAAATAATGAGTTTTATGTTTGTCCTGTATATAACGAAGCTATAGCAGCCGGTAAAAATATTAAAGTTTTTGATGTACCAAAAATGTGGGGACTCGGTACTCCGGAGGATTTGAATAATTTTATATCTAATTATGAAAGTATGCGCAACAATTCCAATTAAAAGTAACTCAACTAGAGTTGTAGATAAGAATTTTAAACTTTTAGGCAATAAGCCTTTGTATCAATATATTATAGATCACTGTATACAGGCAGAATGTTTTGATGATATTTATATTGACACTGATAGTACTGAAATAAAAGAGTATTGTTTTAAAAATAAGGTACATTGGATAGAAAGATTACCCGAACTTACTTTAGATACAGCAAATGGTAATGATGTGTTCCATTATGATATACATCATATAGAAAGAAAAGTGAAAGGTGATAGAGTTAGCTTATTAACATATGATTATTACTTTCAATTGTATGCTACAGCACCATTTCTTAAACCAGACACTATTAAAGCATGTGTAAATAAATTAACTCATACTTCTAGATATGATTCTATTTTAACTGCTACAGAAGAATATGGGTGGTTTTGGTTTAAAGATCAACCAGTTAATTATCAGCCTAATATTTTACCAAGATCACAAGATGCTACACCAGTAATAAAAGAGACAACAGGGTTATACGGTATATCTAAAAGTGCTTATGATAGGTTTAGATGTCGTGTAGGTGCCACTCCATATTTCTATATACTAAACGATAGAGCGGAGTGTATTGATTTAGATACGCACGATGATTTTGCTCTTGCTGACAAATATTTAAAATCAGTATGAATATAGCAATATGTATATGTGGTGAACCGAGAATGAAAGAAGTCGGTGCCGAGAGCCTTAGAAAATTTAGAAAAGCTGTTAGCGGGTATGATGTACGTGTTGATGTGTTTTATCATATATGGGATCATGTAACTAAACGTCAACGTAACCATAAATCTCAAGACCCTTTTGTAGAGTATGTTACCGCTGAGGAGATAGAACAGTTATATCCTTCGACTGTAGGTCATTTAGGTGATAAAAGCGAAATGGATGAAGAAATAGATTACATATGGGAATATGTTTGTAATTTAAATGAACCGAATCCTAGATATGATACAAAAGAAATATTAAAAAATCAAATTTATTATTCTAATACACCCGGATATTCTCAACTACATAGTCTATGTAAGAACCAATTAATGAGAATAGAATATGAAGAAAAAAATAATATTAAATACGATTTAATTATTAAAACAAGGACCGATGTAGAGTTTAAATGCCATCCAACTTTTGCGCATATTAAAGAAGTAGCCGAAAGACCACAATTTCAAGAACAAATATTTTTACCTAATATGGAAGTATGGAGTGTAAAACATAAAACTCTAATAATACCTGAATTTTCATTGTTTTTCGGTAATTCAAAAACATTAAATAAGGATATATGGGAAAAGTATCCACAAAAACTTATACCAGATTTATATTATTATAGGGGTGGTCCTCATTTAAGCGTGACAAATGATCACACGGTATTTATGAATTTAATTTTAAATCATACCAAAGTAAAAGTTCATGCACATTTACATAATGCATTAAAATATAAATTACATCAAATGCCTACATATTATAAAGAACAAAAAAAGAAATATAGTCATTATTAAAAAAGATGTATAATATAGCTTTAAGTTTTTATGGTGAAGGTAGAAATTGGGAAAATAATGCCGCAAAAAATATTGAAAAGTTTAAAAAATTAGATCAAAATAAATTTAATATAGATGTGTATTTTCATTTATGGGATAATATTACACGTAGATGTAGAAATATTAAAGATTTAATTAAAGATAAAGCAAATTTAGATGATTTATGTGTCATTGAATCTAATTTAGAACATAAAGAATTAATAAACATAATCCAACCTGTAAATTATAAAATAGAAAATAAAAACGTACTCGACGAATATGTAGATAAATTCAACCCTAGTAATGAATTTATGTCTTGCGAACAGATTAAACAAGCTATTAAGTATTCAAACACCCCATCCTTTTCACAACTTTATAGTATGTCTCAAAGCTTTGAAGTAATTGAAGATAAGGACAAATATGATTTAATTATTATTTTAAAAACTGATTGTTTGTTTGATGATGAATCAATTACAGATAAAACATTACAATTTTATTGTAGATATATTACTCAAAGAAACTCATTACTTGTAGAAAGAATGTCTTTCGTACCAGGTAGAAAAGAACCATGGATATATCATGTTTACTTGCTAGGTAATGCTACTGTTTTTAATGATATGTTTGATAATTTTCCGAAAATACCTATAGGTATGGGTATGTATACTAATAAAACCCCAATATGGAAAGGTAGTAGTCATGCTGAATTAGCAAACTATATTTTATACCATACTACTGTACATAGAGTATGGCCTATTCTTCATCAAAGTCATCCACGGTTTGTAGGTAGAACTAATCAATTTAAATTAGAAGTACTTCAACCATGAAAATAGCTGTTTTATTATGCGCTCAACCTAGATTTTTGAATCTAACATATAAAAGAGTAAAAGAAGAATTTGATATTCCTAATGTACAAGTTGATTTTTTTATACATTTTTGGAATGTGGTAGGGTTTTCCCCGACATGTGAAAGAACTAAAGATTATATAGCTGATGATAATTTAGAAGAGTATATAAATTATTTAAAACCTAAAAAATATAAAATTGAAGATTATTCTGAATTAGATAACTTAGTTTTTTTGTTCAAAAACATGCATACCTTTTTAGTTAGTGATAAAATAACATTAAAGAATATAAAAGATAAATATCGATATGAATTTGGTCAATGGTTTAGTAATAAAAGAGCATATGCGTTAATGGAAGAATATGAACAAGAGAATAATTTTAAATACGACACTGTTATAAGGACAAAAACTGATTATATTTATAATGATAGTGACAAAATTGAAAACTATATTATTCCTGAAGATAAAATAAATACAAATTTCGCATTAGTAACAAATTTAAAAATACGAAAATATATACACGAAAAAAACGGGTTTAAAAATCATCCATTAAAAGAATATATACCAGGAGTAACATTCAAAGGTGAAAGTATATATGAAAACATTAGATATGATATTAACACTATGGCCGCAACTAGATCTGCTGCTTATTTTTTATTTAACACTTGGTTTAAAACATATTTAAAAACTCTCATTTTTGATACTGTAAATAAGTTAGAAAAAGATTTTGAATCTCATAAAAAACAAGATGTTGTATGGGGGAACGCAGCGATATATAATAAGATACACTTAGTTGGAAAGCGAAGAAGATATATTCGTTTATATTTAAAAGATAAATGTAAAACTTCTTGGATTGATAGATCGGAAAATACAACTATAGAAGTTACAGGTTTAAATCATCCCAGTGATTTAGACTCTTATGTTTAAATATAAAATCGCGACCTCTCGCGTCTACTATTTCATAACCGAGAGAGTGTAATAGTTTAAAAATACGCTGCCTAGGTTTAAAAAGACTTAAATGTCTTTTCCCTGCATAACTTATTTCGACAATTAATACTGGTTTCCATTTTTTTATAGTCTCCATTGCTCCGAGCAACGCGTAATATTCGTGCTCTTCAATGTCAAGTTTTATACAATCTACATTATTAAAATTATAACTATCAAGTGTACGTACTACACATCCGTGTCCTTTTTTCTTTAAAGAAATTGTTTCCTCTGTGTATCGCTCCGGTGCGTCGATATCCTTATCCCGTCTGATAGAGACACGAGAAGCCCCGCTGTTCAGTCTCGCACAAACCTTTACATTATCTTCTATACTGCTCAAACCATGATCAAAAACTTCAATATTAGAGAACCTACTAGTATTTTGTCTAAGAGCGTGTCTTATATCTTCTCTAATCTCAAAACATTTTACTTCATCGAAATATTTCGCAAAAGAAACAGCCATCCAACCATAACTAGACCCGACGTCAATTACAGTTCGCGTGGATGGAAGCCGTCGCCGCCCTTGTTTTCGTCGCTTTGATGTCAAAAAATATGGTATTATAATATCATCAACATACCTCTCATGCCACACACAATTTTCTATTCCTACTTGAGCATGATGGAGCATAGCCCCATCCTCTTCATTAGCTAGAATACACCAATCAGAAATTTTTTGATATTTGAGCTCACCGGTTGAGTGCCGCTGCTCGAGTAGATGATTTTCAATTTCAGGCATTGCATAATTCAGTCAATACTGTGCTAGTCTGGGTAGCTCGTTTTTGTTTATCGTCTACTCTGTTGTTATATATAACAATATCGCTCTTATCTTTGAGTTGATCACAACTCCTACAAATAAAATCTGATTCTGTGCAGGTACCATTAGTGTGATGAGTATGAAGTTCTTGAAAAACCTTTCCGTTGAATATCTCTTCTAATGTTTGACGTTTAAAATTACCTAAAACTAGTTCATTATTAAAATCAAAACAACACATAATTATATCTCCGTCTATTTGAATTTGTATAGGTCCATTAAACGGTCTGCCACAAGATTTTAAAGTATTTTCTTCAGTTTTATCTCTATAGGTCTTACCATAAACCCAGTTATGAGGATACCAAATTTCAAGAGAACATTTGTCTTTAAAATCTTTAATCATTTGTTCTACATCTTCTTTATTCTCCTTAACTATATCAGCTGTAATTATAATATCACTTTCCTCTGGTTTATTTTCAATAGCATAATTGACATTTTTCATGACTGAATCGAAATCAAATCCAGAAGATTTATACCGCATGACTCTACCATAACTGTCTGGGTTTGTGGTATGAAGACTTATTCTTATATCCTTAACCCCAATTTTATATATTTTGTCTATACGTTCCGGGGTAAGCATAGATCCGTTTGTTAAAAGATGTATAAGTAGGTCGGTTTCGCCAGCGTAAGCAATCTTTTCGACAATCCCTTTGTCGATAAAAATTTCACCAAATCCAGAAAATGTAGTTTCTTTTATTTGATCACCTATTTCATTCAATATTTTATCTAAATAAAATTTATAATCATCTAAGGACATTACTTCTCTTTTTCGGATAAAATCTTCAGTAGGATGAGGACAAAACACACACCCTGCATTACAGGCAGTAGATGTCTCTATTCTAACCTCGTTTGTAGATGGTATCATCATAATAAATTATTTACGCTTATATCCTAAAACATCAAACAGATCTGAAGAAAATATCTTATTAAACTTATCATATAATGAATCAGTAAAGTACTGTTCATATGTATAACCAAATTCTGAGTGAGTTTTATTAAATTTTTTTCTACCATGAGTTTCAATACATTCTGCTAACATATCTTTATCCATGTCAGGTACATGAGAAGTAATAGTATCAACTATTTCCTGTCGACCCTGTTCAGTCCAAAACTGTTCTAATCTTATAAAAACAATATTATCATTTAAATTATGATTTTTATTTGTCTTTGAATATATTTCGTATTGAGAATGGTCTCTTAAAAAGTCATACATACTAGTAATAGTTAAATAAGAGTTGTGTTCCATCTCAAATAGTACTTTTTCTTCATCAGTTTCTAGACTACTTATACGGTCCTTGTAACTTAGACCATTATATCTCTCGTGAGGCTGCGTACACCATTTTTCTTTTGTTGTTTGATGGTATCTCATACCTGATACTATAGTTTCATACGGGTTTCTTATACAAAGTATAACTTTACTTTTTTCTAGTACATAATGATTAAACCCTATTCCTAATTTCTTTTTAAATTGAAACTCAAAATCAGGAACGTTCTCTTTGTACATTCTAAAAAGTACTCTAATTGCGTTAATTCCGGTTTTATGCCAGGCTCCTATATAGATATTGGCGTTGTTAGTACCTCTGATCATAATATCATATAAATTATTTACGAGAATATCCTAGACTCTCAACGAGATCTTCAGGAAACAAATTGTCAAACTCTTTATATAATGAATCAGTAAAGTGATCTTGATATGTATAATTAAAGCCTGAGTGAGTTTTATTAAATTTTTTTCGCCCATGAGTTTTAATACATTTTGTTAATATATCTTTATCCATGTCAGGTATATGAGAAGTAATAGTGTTAACCACTTCTTGTCGACCCTGTTCAGTCCAAAACTGTTCTAATCTTATAAAAGCAATATTATCATTTAAATTATGATTTTTATTTTTATTTGAATAGCATTTGTATTGACAATGCTCTCTTAAAAATTTATATATACCATTAATAGTTAAATAAGAGTTGTTTTTCATCTCAAATAGTATTTTTTCTTCAATTGATTCAATATCGCATATACACTCTTGATAACTCTTACCATTATATTTCTTCTGAGGACAGTTAAACAGGTTTTCTTTTGTTATTTGATGATATCTCATACCTGACATTATTATTTCATATGGGTTTCTAATACAAAGTACAGCTTTACTGTTTTCTAGTATATGATGATTAAAATTTCTATTCCACCTAGTTTTGAGTTTAAACTCAAAATCAGGAACGTTCTCTTTGTACATTCTAAAAAGTACTTTAATTGCGTTAATTCCGGTTTTATGCCAGGCTCCTATATAGATCATAATAACATTTGATATAAGTTATTTATTTCTTCAAATAACGGTATATTTTTATTTTGTAAATATAACTGTTCAGTCTCTTTAATATATTTCCTTACATACTTCATAAAATCATTTATATCTGTATAATTAGTGTTAGAAAATTTATATTGATGTTTCCATAACGAAATACTATGTAAATGGTAAAATTGGATTGATATTGGATACTCAAAAATTTTATAATTATAGGAAATCTGTGATGACAGTCTACCGCTCGCACCTAGCTTGCGCTGAATCCTCAGAGGGTCGAGAATCTCGGTATACCTTGAGTGATCTGCTTTATACATTTCATATTTTTTGAGATCAATATTGTTATTTTTATTAAAAATTAAACAATGATTACTTTGTATTTTATTCATTGGGTTCTTAAAACCAAAAACTCGGTTTCTATAACCTGGTTTTCGTCGACCACCGATTGGATCTAGAAAACTATAATTAAAAATATTAATACCTTCGGTTAATTCATCTGTTTTTGGTAATGATAAAAAAATATCATCATCATCTTGTTGAAAAAATAAAATATTACTACTTGAGTTTTTGTTAAGATATTCTTCGCAGTGTTGATTACTTTCTAATATTATATCAAAGCACCCCATATTAGAAATATGGTTGAGAACTAAATCTCGAATACGTTTTCTAAAAGGTAAATATTTTATTTTTAAGTTCTCGTCCCATAACTTAGTTATTTCTAGATAATACTTATATTGGTGTTTAGGTTTTGAGAATAATGGATATACGTTTAATCCTTCCCAATACTTATCATTACATCTAATATGACAAACTTTTTTCACGAAAATCTATGTGTTAATATATCCTTTCTAATTTGAGCTTCTGATTCAGCTTTAATTTTTCCTCCAGTTCTGATGTCTTTTTTTACCCATTTTGGATGAATTAACCTCGCATCTCTTCTAGGAGATATCCTTTCAGCAGCTAAGTTGTAATTAAGTAACATCTGACCTTGTAGACAATGATCAGATTGAGAAATAAACCAACTATTGGAATTATTATGCTGCATGTCTTTTGACAGAGTACGGAAGTAATTTTCAAACCAATTACAATACATTATTTCAGCTCCTTCGCGATTAGCTATTAATGTCCAATCATTAAATGCTACTCTTTTATTATAATCTTCAGTGTGCTTAATCCAATGACATTCGTTTTCCGGGTCATATTTTGTTTTTATGTGTGTTTCAAACGTTCCATCTTTGTTTTTGTGTATAATAGATCGTCTCTCAAGTGATATATGATTATTATAAAATCTAAACATACCTATGTTGTTATCTTTAGGCACAGGTCTTACTCCTGTTGCTTTACTTAGACGTCTTTCTGTAAGATCTACATATCTAAGCGCTGTACATTTTACGTGAGGAACGTTAAAGCATAGATCTGTATATAATGCCTCTTTTGCAGCATAATATTCTTTTTCACTTTCATATGTTTCTTTTGGTTGATATACAATATCTGTTCTTACTTTGATAACTATATCATATTTAAAGTTGTTTTCATGTTCGTATGACATAATACGTCTAAAGGCCCACTTCATACTTTGATGCTGCCCGAATTTGTATCTTAATTTTTCGATTACACTGTTTATACTTATTGGTAGGTTTCGGTTATGTAATTTTATAAAATTTAATATATTATTACATGTTTCATCTAAATTTTCATAGTTTTGTATAATTATATTTCTCTGTGATGGTTTGTTAGGAAGAACTGAATTAGGTAATTTTTCTTCTACTAAATCATATATTTCTTTTTTGTCATATTCCTCCTCTTCACCATTAGGTATATACCCAATTTTATCCCACCAATGAGCGAAATAATGTACTTCGTGACCTGGGAGATCGAATTCTTCTCTTATTAGATTAATAGTATGCTTTAAAAATCTAGGCTGCCCAAACATTAATATTGCTATTTTCATATTCTTATTGTGTTAAAATACAGGTAAATGTTTCCAGTTATGATGATTAAATAAAACTTTCTCATAACCACCAGTCCCTAGTGGATCTACATTAACATATAGAGAATTATTAATTATTTTCGCTGGGGTCCCTGGAAACCAATCACCATTGTGAAATGATGATGGTAATTCTTTGACCATATTAAATTTTTGAATTATATAATTAAATAATCCTTGCCCAGCGAAATGTTCTCTATTGTATTTGTACATTTTTGGTGCCAATTCTTTCCAATATTCGTATAATCTCCTCCAAGCACTTATGCGAGCAACTTGAACACCGGCCTGGTATATTATCCAGTCTTTCGATATATCATTAAATATTTTGTTCATTTCTAAATACCCATGTAATAAATTACCTTCTCTGTAAATCCTTGTACTCTTTTTGTCGTCATAGTGATCCCTACACTGTCCAAACTCCGTTGCACCTAAATTATTAATAATTATTAATTCTTTCTCTGTGAATCCGCGTTGCATTATAACATCCCAATCACATAAAATCAAGATATCATTATCATTAAAATTAATAAAGTCTACAAATTCACCAGATTCTAGACATATATAATTTGGCCTATCCGGGAAACTACTTTTTAAATTTACATGTCTGCTATAATTAATTGAGTTAATATCTATTGTTACTATTTCTATCTTAGAAGGTAGATTATAGCCTGCCAACGGCCCTCCTGCAGTACCATCATCCATGAGCATTAATATAATTCTATTTTTTCCAGCATGTTTTACAACACTATCAATAAATCCGCGATGTTTTGTGTTCCAATAATTATTATCAATATTCGTCGCTATTATAATATTCATTTTTCATTAGTACTATATACTAACTTATAATTAAATCTAAGTATGTCTTCTGGTACTTTTAAATCTTTAAGCTTTTCATTATACAATTTTGCGTTTATTCTTTTATCACGAGATAAATTAGTACCACCAGCTCTTTTTTTCCATGCTCTGTTTGGTCCACTAAAATTTGTTTTAGATAATTTACCGTGATCGACGTTTGTTTTTGAGGTTACAGTAATTGGTGTACGTAACTTTTTAAGTGTAAATCCATATACCCTTAATAATTTTAGCCAATGTATGTTTTCATATCCCCAGTGCCCGCAAAAATCTTCATCCATTGGATATTGTAAGAAATCTTGTTTTCGCATAAAAAAGGGCGACGGTAAATACCTATAAATATATTCATTTGTCCTAAAGTCAAAAAATTTATAATCATAAAGCGGAAATTGATATATTTCTTTTTCATTTAAATTTATATTAACTAATTCTGTAATATGTTGTTTAGTAAGTATTGAATCTATATCTATATAACAAACATTATTACTTCTCGCCACGTGTACGCCTAGATTTCTTCCTCCAGAAAGGTTCCAAGGTATATCTTCTTCTATTTCATATAAATCTAAGTTAGTATGAGTTAATTTAGGTAAAAAATCTCGAGCAGGGTAATCCTTACTACCATCATCAATTAAAATAATGTTTACTTTATCTCCAAATTCAGGTAATATAAATTTATCTAGCCATGTCAGATATTCAGTTAGATAAACATTTTGGTTATAATATGCAATTATAATATCGATCATGTTCTAAATTCAGTTAAGTTGCCCCAATCATGTTTGTCGTATTGGCAGTCTTTATTTATAATTTTTAATAGTTTTTTGTGCTCTGAGTGTTTAGTATCAAAAATATTATGTTCGTTAAACTGTTCATCTTTAAATGTACCCCAGTTAAATATTCTCGATGTGTAGGAATCAAAATTATATCGTTTAGCTATTTCAATAAATTCAGGTATGCTCTGATAATTATTTTTTTGTACACACATATCTAATCTAACCCATGGTAAATTAAGAGATTGTATAAAAGTTAAATTCTTCATCAATCGATCCCAATCTCCTCCTACTCTAACTTTATCATAATGCTCTTTTATACCAGCATCTAAACTAATAATAGTTTTTATGTTTAATCTATGTATATTTTTTAATTTTGCCCATCTCTGCGCATCCCATAATACTCCATTTGTTTGTAGTGTTAATGAGATTTTCGGGTTCAGCCGTGGGTTAATTTTTTTCATTAGTTCAAAAAACGATGGCGACCCAAATGGATCACCTGAACCTGTTATATTAAGATTAACGTCATGAGGCTTACTATGAATCATTTGTAATAGTTTATCATTAATTTTTAATACTTGTTTGTATTGTCGTGGAAAGTTCTTTTCGTTATAAAATATTTTTTGCTTTCTGCAACTAGGACATTCTAAATTACAAGACCTATCATAACATAGATTAATAGTAGAAGGTAGATCAGATATATCTAGATCCATTTCTACAATTGTCTTTAATTTTTCACCATGTAATCCATTTAATATGTCAGCCCGCTTTGGTAAGCTTTTATTTTGAATCATAGGACACTCCTCCCTACTACACATACTAAAAGAACCATCTAGAATAGTTCGCCTGAACGCTCTACTAGGTTCACTATTCCATTCCTTAGCGAAATCTAATTCGGGAGTAATTTCTCCTATTTTGTTCATTTTAACCCACCTAGGACAACAATTATATAAACCTTTTTCCTGTATTTCTAAAAAAGTCCATGGCCGGTCACAAAACCTAGTTGCAAGATCATTTGACATGTATAATTAATTAGAGGAACCAACGTATATTTCAATAGTAATTATGACTGCAACTAAAACTAAAACTAAAACTAAAACTAAGAAGGCACCAGCGAAAGACTCTAACGAAGTGGCGGCGGATATGGAAATTAATGATCCACTTGCTGATGATATGTTTGAAAATGTAGATATATTTTTTAATGGAGCCGCATATAAGCCTGCAAAAGAGGATATACATGAGATTACATTTTTGAACACCACAACAATCCAGGCAAAAGTTAAACCTAATCTCTCAGTTTTCTGGAATCCTTTAATCTGGGATTGGACTAAAGTACCTGATAAGGAAGCATATGAAATAAAATATAAGCGGAAGTGTCAAGCTATTTATTTCAAGGAAAAGGTTTTTCTTGTAGAGAAATCAAAAATCAAGAAGGGTATTGTTAATGACGACTTTGTTGATACTGCCGAGCTTCCGATTGGTATTGTTGTTTATTGGGCCGTAGAAGCTGAAACATGGGAAATGTTAGGGTACAAGGAAACACTTTTACGCTAATGTTTTTTAATGTTAGATACATTATTTGATAAAATATATGTAGTCTGGGGGAGGGATCCAGTTCGTAAAGAATATATGCAGCAGCATTTACGAGCATGTAATATTGAAAATTATAAATTTGTTCGTAGTATTACTCCAGACAATTTATTTATTAAAGGGAAGGGCAAACGAAGAAAACTTAGATTTAAAAAATTATGGGATGTAGAAACATTAGCACCACCAGATGTACTTAAACCTAATGTAAAAGGTTCTCCATACCCAATGTCTTTAGCAGAGATATGTTGTACATATGGACATCTTAAAGCATGTAAAACGGCAATTAAAGACAAAGTAAATAATTTTCTTGTTATAGAAGATGATGCTGTGTTAAATATTGACTTGTGTAATAATGCTTTAGAGTGGAAGGAATATATTCCACCTGATTGGGATGTCCTTCATTTTCATTCTTGGCGGCCGTTTGATAGCAAAAGAGAGCCTGAGTTAGCTAAAAAAAGAAGTCAAGTTAATGATTATTTTTATACTGGGTTTAAAGAATATAGCGGTGCAGTTTGTTACTCTCTTACTACTAATATTGCTAAGCAATTATTAACTCGATTTTATCCTATTATACTTATCTCAGACGGCATCATTGGTACTTTAAGTAGAACAGTTTTTGCTAGAAAATATTATAAAGCATATGTTTTTCATCCGTTTTTGTCTGAGGGTACTTTATTTGAAAGTCAAATTGACTCTGAAATACAACTTAGTAAAAAATTTATGACAAGAACTCAGCGCTATAAAATAGGAAATTTTAACCCTAATGTATTATAAAATTAAATTTATTATCAGTAATAATTTCATTAGTGTTTCCTCTGTCTTCGTTAAACATGCTATATAGGTCGGTATGTTTGTTTGGATTTTTTAATCTATGTATTAATGCTTCAGTCCATTTAAAATGATATACTTTAAACGTTGTATCATATCGACGATGCGTCACACAGTCTTCCCAATATTCCGGATCGTCGCGTTTTATTTTATCACTAAGAAACACCGGTCGGTTCTGTTTAGCGTTCCAGAATATGTCGTGGTGTCCAATTCGTAATTCCAATTTAGCTTTTGATAGTAAAATTTTTGTCCAAGCAGCCCCTACAAAGTATCTTGTAATACCAGCTCCTTTTGGAAATTGATCAAATAGATCTTCTGGGTACTCTACTTTTCGTAACACTCGATCGTTAGCAACTCTATCTTCAAATTCACCTCGTAAGGCATAATAATTATTTTTTTCTAAAAATTCAGCACAGTGCGGTATGTTATCAAAGTGTCCATATTCCATAAATTCATCTGGATCTGGAAACAGAATCCAATCTTCTTTATTGATCCCTTCTTGCCATTTTAATAAAAATATATTTGCTGGCAATATATCATATTTTTTTGAAATTAACTCCAGGTTCGGTATGCCGTGCGCAGCATTTATTTCTCGAAATTCTTCGAAGTTTTTTTTATAATTGGCCACCCCGCAAGGTATAATAGTGAAATTATTACAAGTAACTCCTAATTGTTTATAATAATCTATAAAGTGTTTATATAGATTTAAATCTGGGTATTCATTTTCATCCAAACTTAACATTGAAAATAAATGTATCTTCATGTTGACATGTTGATTATTTCTAAGGCTATTCTATAATATTTAATATGATTTTAAAAGATATCGATCTGTATGATGGGAATTTAATTCACAATCGGTTTGCTTATAAATATTTTCGAAAAAAGACTCTCCCGATCGGGAATATTATTGCGTTCCGGGCACCGATGAAGGTAGAAACGGAGGGAATGATCGACAATGAAGACCTTCTTAATAATGATTTCATTTATTCTGACGACGCTGTTAATTTTTGTTGGGAGCTTCCTAATTTATGCCCTATGGGTGCTGTCTTCTTTCAAAGATTATTCAATACGCAAATTGCGAACCTGTTATCAACGAAGTATCTCAAAGCTCCGATCGAAGTTGACGGGGATGACTTAATTGTACACAAAGAATTTGAGCAACATGGTATTATTCAACCGAAAGGCAAGTGTAGTGTGAGTATAACCTATTCAAAAGACAATGTTGCGATTGGTCACACTGCAATTAACGTGCTAGCTGGTCACAAAGCACCATCTTTTGCGTTTTCCACCAACTTAACCGACAATCAAGTGGAAGAATTCATGAAAATTGTGGTGGATTTGTACTATTCCATGACGGACGATGCGTTTATTGCGACAACGAAGTTGACAGTGTAAGTCTTGGTTCTATGGCTAGATTTTTTTTGCAAAAACCGGGCGAACCCCCATTTTGGCGGTTTTGGAATTTAGTTTTTTTAGTTTGTGCCTATGGTCCAAATTTTTTTTGCAAAAATTGTATAAAAATCATTTATTAGGTTTTAGACTGTCTGTATTATGAAGCAAGCGAGTAATTTTTTTGATTTTGTAACTAATATTTTATTTGAACGGGATAAAATTGATATAGACGTTACATCTGCACAGATTTATTCTCCATATATAGTGAACAGGTATGTGACGTTTGCTGATACTCGATTTGTTCCGTTAATAAACAATAGTGTTAATATGTACGGGTCGGCTTTTAGTATAAATGTTGATCATTATAATTTTTTACATTCTTTAATTCCAAAAACAAAAAGAAAATATATTAATTATACTAAAAAAATAAAAAGAGATAAAATTACATATGAAAGGGTATGTAAACAATATGAATTGTCACAACGTGAAGTGGATTTGTATTCGGAAACATTTAAGATAAATATTAAAAAATATGAATGAGAAAAAGGTAAAACAAAAATATGAACAAGCGTTAGATAAGTTAGACTTAACTGACAGTGAACGTGATGCTTTTGATCATGACGCAAAGCGTAGTTTAATTGATTTAGAGACGTATCAAGAGACTGATACATTTAGTCTTCAAGGATATAAATTGAGCAAAGTTATGGATGATATTGTTTTAGCACAATATGTAGATTTATCAAACGACGGTCGGTCTGTTATACGAAACGGTATACATATTCCACTATCTCAAGTTAAGCGTACATGGCGGTTAGCAAGAGTTGTTCTTGTCGGGCCGCTATGTAAATATACGTCACCAGGTGATGTTGTTTGTTTTCCAGATGATAAAGGTATTAAGGTCGATAATCTCCGAGTAGTTGGTTATGATCGATCTCTAAGAGATTGTCTCTTTTTAAACGAGCAACGTTTTTTTGGTATTTGTCAGGACTTAGACGACGATGATAACCAGCCTAGCAAGTCTTAAAGCTATATTATTAGATAAGGTGTGTGAGGTAAAGTTTGTAAGACGGAACCCTAAGCCTGGTCGACCCGCCACTAGACGAATGTTATGTACTAATAATGTACAGCTTTTAAATTCTGTGGAAGGTCGTACTACTTTAAATTATGATCCGCCCCGCGAAGCTCCGAATTATAATCCTAATCAAGAAAATTTAATTGTAGTTTGGGATATCTTAATGCAAGGTTATAGGACTATAAATTGCGATACAGTAGATTTAATTAGTACATTAGAAGCAGATGAAACGTTTTGGGTATATTTAAATGAGAAAATCGCTCCAATGTCTGCAGGTGAGAAAATGGGATTTATGAATACATGACGTACGAAGATATTGATAACACATTAAAAAGGCTATTACTTACTACCGTTAAGATTACATCTAAAAAACGGACTCTTGGTATCGGACAAATTATGTTATATGATATGAAAGATTTTAATATTAAATTATTATTTAGCAATAATAAAAAAGTAGAACTATTATATCCTTTTAATATCATTATTGATAAAAAAATAACTTATTTTGATTATACTTTACAACACATACATCAGGATGATATTATATGGAAAGCACGTCTTAATCGATTAATTAAAAACAAACGCAATAAATATCATGACTTGCTTCTCTCTATAGAGATATTATAATATACAAATGGGTCTTAAAAATTTCCCGAAAGGGTATATTCCGTCCTCGAGTCAGCAATATGCCATACCTAATATACTTGATGCGTTCAAGGAAAAAAAGTTCGTTGTTATGCAAGGACCGACTGGTTGTGGAAAGAGCTTTGTCGCAAAGACAATAGCAAACGGATTACAAAAATTACCATCTAGGTTATCAAATCTAGTTTCTGATTATAGAGCGTTTGAGACGTCTTGGGATAATGGTAAATTAGTCTATGAATATGCAGACGACTTCGCGAATAAAAATTATGGTACATCAATATTAACAACAACAAAAGCATTACAAGATCAGTATACTAAAGATTTTAAAGATATAAAACCTCTTAAAGGTAAGGGCTCGTATATTTGTAATTTAGATGGTCGGAGTTTTGCAGATGCGGCTCCATGTATCTTTAGTTCTAAATTAAAAAGGGAATGCTGGGACTGTAATAGATGTGATTATTATGAAGATAAAAATAAATCTATTATTGCAAAGATAAGCGTAGAGAATTATTCGAGCTTTTTTCATAAACCTGATCATTTAAAATATAGACAGCTTATTGTATGTGATGAGGCTTCAGAATTAGAAAATATAATTGTTAGTCGGTTTAGTTGTAGTATTGAATTAGGTAAGTTAAATAGATATAATTTTAGTTTATTGTATTCATCTAACAGGAAACGGTTTCATAATAATTTAATTACATTACACAGTGAATTAGAAAGTAGGTATGTTGAATTGCTTCGAATGCTTGAAAAACATTCTGATACAATAAGTGATGCAGTAAAGAAAGAATTTAAATTTATTGCTGATTTAAAAAGAGATTTGTCTCTTGTTATTCATACCTGGCCTCAATCTGAATATATTATTAATAAAGCTTTTATTCATAATAAAAAATATATACAATTAATACCTAAAAAGATTGATGGGCTAGCCCAGCACTTATTTAAATATGCCGACAAGGTTCTTTTTATGTCTGCTACGTTTGTTGATTATAGGCGCGTCATGAGAAATCTCGGAGTCGCAGAACAAGATTTTAAATATATAGATTTACCTTCATCGTTTGACCCGACCCTTTCTCCAATTATATTTGGTATATTTCAACTTTCAAAAAAGAATATTGATAGATATTTTCCTAAGATTGTTAAGTGTGTGGAGCAAATTTTAGAAGAACATAAGGATGTAAAAGGGTTAATTCATACTCAGTCAAATGTTTTAACTTTAAAGTTAAAAGATCAATTGAAAAATGATAGAGTATTATATCGTATAAAAGGTGATAAAGATAATATAGACATATTAACTGAACACTCTAACAGTTCTAAGCCTACTGTTTTAGCGAGCCCGTCATTAAATTTCGGAGTTGATTTAAAAGGTGATGCCGCTCGGTTTTGTATTATTATTAAATGTCCATGGCCAGATTTAGGAGATGTAAGAGTAAAAGAGATGTCAAAAAACGATTATAAATGGTATACGAATAAAATGTTCACTACATTTATTCAACAGTGTGGAAGGTGTACTAGAGATGAAAATGATTATAGTACTACATATGTTATTGATGCTGGAGCCATAAGAAAGTTATTACCGGAGTATAGAAGTTTACTACCAGATTATTTTTTAGACCGTTTTATTTAATAAATATTTATAATGAAAAACCAATATTATGGTTTTGAGCTGAAAGACATGATACGGCAGTTTATTACTGCTTTTAATAGCATTATCATTAATAGGTACAATAAGTCTAAAACGGTAGTTGACCAGCTTAAAGTTGGTTTTTATTATGGACCAAAAGAAAGAGCACTTCAAGACATAGTTAATAAAGCTCAGTCTTTGAAGCTTCCTACGATTGCAGTTCATTATACTTCTATTTCTCGAGATCCAGAAAGAGTGTTTAATAAGATCCCTGGATTTTATTATACTAAAGCACCTTCAGTTAGTGCAGGTTCATTTGATTCAGATCTTTTAAAGACTCCTATCCCAATTAATATAGGTATATCAATGTCTATAATGACAAAATTTCAGACTGACATGGATCAAATTTTAAGTAATTTTGTACCTTATAATAATCCATATATTATTATAAGCTGGAAAGTACCATCATCTCAAAATTTAGCTAGTGATCTAGAAATTAGAACCGAGGTGCTGTGGGACGGTACTTTGAGCTTAGATTATCCCGTTGAGGTGTCTAGTACTCAACCAGCAAGAATTATTGCTAATACAAATTTCACAATGAAAGGCTGGTTATTTAAAGGTGCCTCGACTGATGTTAAAAATATATTTGTTATCGATCAGGATTACATACCAGTGAATACATTTGAGTATAGTTAATTATGCCTGGTCATATAAAAATACCTGCTGCGCATGACGGTGATCAAGAGAATCATATATTAAATGCAAAGCCAGAATTTACTAAGAGTAATGTTTCTGTTCTTTGTGGTTTCCAAAGCACTAGAATATTTGAAGGTTATAATTTTGATTCTGTAACAACAATAATGTTGAGTACTGTTGCTGGTGAGAATTTATTTCTCGAGCCGCTCGTTGGTATTGGCAGCTCAGAGCGAACAAGTACTCAACCAGTTTATAGTGTATTGGGGTATGATTTAAGTAAACGTACTATTGACCCTTTACCTATAGGGACGTGGAAAATAAATAGTTTTAATCGTATAACTATTGCAATTCCAGAATTAACTGCAATGTGCTATCTGGGTATAGTAGCAATTAATGCTGCTGGCTTTGGAACAACAGTACTTACAGTATCATCTGATACGCGACCAAATCAATTATACGTGAGGTATTATGAGTAATTATAGTGAACAACAGCGAGAGCTTGTACAAAGTAAAATTAATACTTTACATACTTCTAATCCAAATTGGCGTGCTATAGGTATAAGTGGTAAGATAAAAAATAATATTTTAACAGATGAGTTAGCTATCGTATTATTAGTAGATAAAAAATTACCTGTTGATCAGATTGATAGTAATAATTTATTTCCTGAAAGTATTACTATACCTGGAATAGATACCCCGATAAAAACAGATGTACAGGAAACCGATATTGATGTTAAAGGATTAACGTGTTATACTAAACCTGACCCTGCTGATGATGAGGATACATGGGAAATGCCTATTGGTGGTCATATGAAAACACATAGACCATTAGTAGGAGGTATATCGTGCAGTATTTTTGGGCCACGTGGTTATGATCACCCTGTGTATACAACCATGGATGTAGGTACTTTAGGAGGTTTTGCTATAGATTTAGATGATAATACTATTGTAGGTGTAAGTAATAATCACGTTATAGGTGGAAGCCAAGTTCGTGGAGATGAATTGTCTGCATATACTAATTCAACAGGTTTAACATTTTGGTCTATACTCTCTGCTAATGACACTACTCCTGCTCCTGGAGAAATCAGATACCCGGTTTATCAAAGATCGAATTATGACAAGTATACAGATTCAAAATCAGTCTTAGATACTTTAAAAGTAGGCACTGTAAAAAGAGCTTACCCTTTTACAGCAGATAATAATTCATTAGATATTGCAATTTTTGCATTAGATACTACAGTCAGTAATCTTGCAAGTAGAACTGAAAATTGGAAACAGTATTTACTTGCAAGACAAGATATAGATGGAGCAATGGATTGGGCGACAAGGAACGAAATATATAGCTTAGTCCCGGAACCATATGGTTCTGGTACAAACTTAGGTGCTCCTGTTTTTCATTCAAGTAGATCTACCGGACCTCTCGGCTGGCCCGGTAGTCATCCATATGGTTCTTTTGCCTGTACTTTAAGTGTTTTGGGTCTATATACTACATATGCAGATCTGGACTTTCCAGCTTGGTGGGGAGTAGATCCAGTAAACTACCCAGGTCGTCATCGATTTACAGATCAACTTGTTATATCTAGTTATTCTGGTCAAGCTGCTGACCATGGAGACTCTGGTAGTTTTGTATGTGCACTATTTAATGGAGGTAATGTTGCTCTATCTGCATGGAAAGTTATTGGGTTATTATTTGCTGGTACTAGTAGAACTTTTTTCGCAAATAGAATAGATACTATAGCTGCCAAATTTAATTTGTCTGCATATAAAGGTGAAGATTTAGATATAGGATATAAAAATGTAGATATTAAGGTTGTAAATAGCCGACAATCTGCAGTAACAGCAGAGATAGGTGGTAATATGTATTGGCAAGTAGGGTCTACTAATGATTTTGGAAAGCATTATTCAAATTTTGGTGAGTAATTTAATATGAGTAAGTTTATAACATATAATGAAACATTAACTAGTGTTTTAACTAGTGGTACATTTGATCATAGAGAGTTGTCTGGTCGACCTGAGTTTACTGGAGGTAATACATATACAACTCTTGCCTGTGGGTTCTCTGGTACTAGATTTTTTGAAGGTTATAATTTTGACTCCTTGGAAGGAGTAATGTTAAGTACTGTTAGTAATATAGATATATTTAAAATTGGACACACAATAGGGCCTTTGAGTACTGCAACATCACTTCCATATTTATGTGGTGGCTCGACAATTGACCCAGCATTGAATGGGTATTTCCTAACTACAGGTACAAGCGCTGGCACTTATGCATTAAATAACTATAATAGTATGTCTGTTGCGTTTCCAGAGTTAACTGCAACTGGTATTATAGATGTAGTACCAATTAATGAAGCTGGATTTACAACATTACTGAAGGATATAAATACAACAATAACAATAAATTAAGATGCCAGACGGACAAAAAGGAACATTCGGAAGAGGGTTACAGAAATTTATTCAAAATAACTTACCCTATAGATCTCCTGCAGCAATTATAGATGATGTAACTGAGCAGAATCCTAAGTTTAAAGATTTCTATAAAGCGGGATCATTACGTAAAGAATTATTAGCGCAACACTCTATTCTTGCTCCTAAGGCACCTGACTCCAGTCATCCTATAGGTTCGTTCTTAGCTGATAGGATGTATAACGAGCTAATGTATGCTACGCTTGATGTAGATAAGTACAGACGTTTACGAGATTATAGAACAATGGCCCAGTTTGCTGAGGTAGCAGATGCATTGGATGAAATTTGTGATGAGTTTCTTAATGAAGATGAGCATGGTAATATAATTAGTTTAAAATTAAGGAGTGTCGTAGATTTTGATCCTTTAGTTAAGCGACAATTAAATGAAGAGTTTAATAAATTTATTAATTTATTTGATATTAGAGAACGCGGGTGGGAATATGTAAGATCAATGCTAGTCGATGGTGAACTTTATTTTGAAAATATTATTCATGAGAAGCACATTAGAGAAGGAATATTAGGTGTTATAAACATTCCTACTCAAGCTATAGATCCAGTATATGATAATTTTCAAAATATGCACATTAAAGCATATTTACTCAGAAAAGCTAAACATCATAAAGAAGCAGAAGAGCAGTATCAAGCTATGCAAGATAAAGATTTTATTCCAATGGAAAAAAATCAGATTACATATGTAAATTCCGGTACATGGAATGAGAATAAAACTTTTAGAATTCCGTTTATTGAGAATGCACGAAGAGCTTATAGACAGTTATCTTTAATTGAAGATTCAATTATTATATATCGATTAGTCCGAGCTCCAGAGCGTTTGGTATTTAATGTTGATGTTGGTAATATGAGTACTCCTAAAGCTGAAAGCTACATGCGTCGCTTGATGCAAAATTATTGGAGTAAGAAAACATTTAGTTTAGATGATAATAAAAGAGTAGATTCATTTAATCCGCAGTCCATTTTAGATGCTTATTGGTTCCCGAAAAGAGAAGGAAGTCAAGGTACAGAAGTTAAAACTCTCCCAGGTGGTCAAAATTTAGGTGAGTTAGATGATTTAAATTATTTCGTTAAAAAGTTATATAAAGCTCTTAAAGTCCCGACTAATAGAGTCGAGTCAGACACTTCTCAATATAGTGCTGATGCAACTGTCTTAAGAGAGGAATTAAAGTTTGCTAATTTTATTGTTAGATTGCAACATCAATTCGCTGTTGGTTTGAAGGATGCTTTTATTACTCATCTTAAATTAAAGCATGTGTGGAAAGATTTTGATTTAAGAGAGAACGTCTTTGACTTAACCTTTACACCTCCACGTAATTATTTTGAATTACGTAGGCAACAAATAATGGATCTTAAGCTCAATAATTTTACTAATGTTGTTGCTAATGAATCTATATCACAAGGATTTGGTCAAAAAGAATATCTTGGATGGACAGATGAGCAAATTAAAGCTAATAGAGAGTGGCTTAGGAAAGATGCTGCACTACAGTATGAGTTAGATCAAATTAGAGGTGGTGGGGCTGATTGGGCTGTCGGTGGCGGCGCAGCACCACCACCGGGCGCTGCAGGTGTCGGAGCACCCCCAGGCATGCCTCCAGGCGAAGAAATTCCACCAGAGATTGGCGGCGGAGCGCCACCAGCCGCTGGTGCTGATACTGAAGTACCTACTCCAGAGCCTACTGCAGGCGGCGAAACTTCAGCGTTGCCAACATAAATAATTATGTGGCCACTAGTACATGGACAAATGATTATTTAGATGCCGGGAGTCATTTATATTCTACATATCTCGCGAATTCAGTTGATACCTATCAAGAATTAGCTGACCGGATCACATATGGATTAGGATACCCTACTATTAATTTAGAACTACATGGGAACCAGATCTTTACTCATATAGCTCAATCGATAGAAATGTTTTCTAAGTTTGCTGGATATACTTTAGAGCACTTAGTTCTTGATAGTTCTAAATATGAACAAGGTAAAGGATTAGATCTTAGTAGATTATTTCTTCTTACAAATGAATTAGACGCTAAATATTCAACTGACGTTAAAACTTCTGCTGGAGAATCTACTTTACTACCCACGACAACAGCCGCTACTGTTTCAGGGACTGGCTACGATTCGTACGGTGGGAAATTCACGTCTTTATTTAAATTTGATTGTGGTGTCATTCCAACTTATCCTTCTGAATATACATTTGTAGCAACAGCATCTGGAGATGACGCCGGTGTGCATGTAGTAAAGTCTTTAATTACATGCACATCAGCTAGTGGCGGACCTGCGGATGTTAATATAAAACAATATGGTGACGTATACACAACAGCGTCTACAATAATTTCTGCTGTAAGTTCGCTTTCAGCTGCTGGGTCTAATGTCGTACAAATTGGTGTTACTACAACTGGTAACGAATATTCAAATGTAGTAGTTACTGCTACACGGAAGAATACTCGAAGCGATACTACTACAACAAATGCCCTTACAGCAAGGAGTTGTAATATAGGATACTTTGATGGTCTTACTAGACAAAGTAGAAAGGTAATAGACGTTTTTAGTTATGATGAGTCGACAAGTAGTAGTTTAAATACCCTATTTACAATTGAGCAAACTTTAGCGCAACAAACTTATTTTAGTTACGCAATGGGTAATTATGGGTTTGATTTAATTAGTTGGTATATATTAAAGCAGTGGTTAGAGACGCGAGAGAAAATGCTCTCAACAAAACGTTATTTTAAATTTGATGACGCTAAGCAGCGGTTACTTATGATACCTGAGCCTAAGACGAAGGAAAAGTTTTATGGTGTAGTAAGTTGTTATGTCGAAAAACCTCTTAAGGATTTAATTAAAGAGCCATGGGTGTATCAATATGCTACTGCATTAACTAAAATTACATTAGGCCGAGTTCGAGGTAAGTTCGGTAATGCTCAATTATTTGGCGGTACAGGTCTAGATGCTGGTATCTTAGCTGAAGGAATATTGGAGAAAAAAGAGTTAGAAGAAAGGCTCTTTACTGGTGCTACAGCTGGTTTCGGAGATTCAGATCCTCCTATGTTTTTTGTAGGGTAATGGCGTTGCATAAAAAAGGCGATTTTAAGCAGGGTATATATAGGCCTATTCATAATAAAAAATTTCTCGGTAAGAAGTACCCTCAATATAAGAGTTCTTGGGAATTACATTTTTTTAAATGGTGTGATCATAATCCAAACGTACTCGAATGGACGAGTGAGTGTGTTGTTGTTCCTTATATAAGTCCTATAGACTCTCGAACACATAGGTATTATGTTGATAATACGTTAGTATTACAAGAGAGAGATAGAAAGGTAAAATATTTAGTAGAGATAAAGCCATATAGTCAAACTCAACGACCGGTTATGAGAGGAAGAAAGAAGCAAAGTACATTATTACATGAGCAAGCCACGTATGATATTAATCAATCTAAATGGAAAGCTGCAAAACAATGGGCTGATGACCATGGTTATAATTTTTTAATTCTTACTGAAAAGGAATTATTTAACGGAAAAAGATAAGATAAACAATAAATATTTTATAGCGCTATGGCCTTTAAATTGCTAGTAGAGAAAACCGATCCTTCAGAGTTCGAGTATATAGTAGAAGAAAAGAATAATAAGTCTGAATCTAGATTATATATCAAAGGGCCATATATGATGGCTTCTGAGGTTAATAAGAATAAACGTATTTATGATTTAGATAACATGGTTCAGGAAGTCACTCGATATCAAAAAGAAATGATTATGACGGACCGAGCCATGGGTGAGTTAAATCATCCTACTACAGCTGAAGTCGATTTAGAAAGAGCATGTCATATAGTTACCGAAATGAAACAAGACGGTAACGTTTTTTATGGTAAGAGTAAGGTGTTACAAACTCCCTGCGGTATTATAGTAAAGCAATTAGTTACAGATGGTGTACGGGTTGGTATGTCATCAAGAGCATTAGGTAAGATTGATCAAGAAACTGATAGTGAGGTTGGTCATGTTACTGAAATGAAGTTAGTTGCTATTGATTGCGTTGCAGATCCGTCTTATTCAGATGCGTTTGTTAATGGCATATTAGAATCAAAACAATGGATTTTAAACAGTTGCGGAGACTTTGAAGAGCATTTTGATAAGTTTGAAGAGAGTTTGAAGAGGTTACCACGTACAGATATTGATGAATACTTTAGAGGTAAGTTCATTGAACTGATTCAAAACTTTTAAAAAAAGGGTATAATTTAATTAAATAATTACGATGGATCGGAATAAACAGATCAAGTCATTTATCAGTAATATTATTGATAAAAATTATGCTGGTGCGACTACAGATTTAAAGGCAGTAGTTGAAGCCAAACTTAAACAAAAAATAGCGAAAGCAACCAAAAAGGATTTATTTTAATCATGAGCAATATATCTGATTTACTTAAAGAAGTAGGTAAAGACGTTCTTACAGAGGACAGTCTTAAACAAATTGAAACAGTGTTTAATGAAACAGTTGATAAGAAGGCTGAAGTAAAGGCAAAGATAGCGGCCGACGCAGCGCTTGCAACTCAAGATGCAGAACACTCTAAGAAGTTAGAAGAGCTCTTAGAGGCTATAGATAAAGATCACACGAAGAAACTCAATAAAGTGGTTGAGGCTGTTGATCATGACCGTACTCGTAAATTAAAGAATGTTGTTCGTCGCTACCGTCAGTCTATTAATGAGGAAGCAACCTCGTTGAAAGATACTGTTGTTGAGTCTGTTTCTGATTATCTTGATTCATATATAGAAGAGGCTATTCCTACTAAGACAATTGAAGAGGCTACTACAAATAAGAGGGCATTTGCTTTACTTAGCGATATTCGCAAGATGCTTTCAGTTGATATGGTATTAGCTAGTGATTCTATTAGAGAAGCAGTTAAGGACGGGAAAGACACTATTACTGGTCAAAAGAAAGAACTTAATGAGCTTACTGAATCACATAACGCAGTTTCTCAAGAGTTAGAAAACCTTAAGACGGACCTTTATTTAGAGAAGAAGCTGGCTGGTCTTGATGAGAAGAAAACGAATTTTGTAAGAAAAACTTTTAAAGATAAAGATCTTACGTTTATTGAAGAGAATTTTGAGTATACAGTCACTATCTTTGACAAGAAAGCTCAAGAGTCTCTTGATTTTTTAAAGGAAGAGGCATTGAAAGTCAATAAGACTCAAGATGCTGAAGTTCAGACAATTGAGGAGGGGACTAAAAAGCCTAACACTCCTGTTGATTATTATGCTCAAGAATTAAAGAGTATGAGACTATAAATGTTGAGGTATATATTACCTGATTCTCCAATGCAACGGAAAAATTATTATAAATAAAAGGAAATTAATTAAATTATGAACGAAACTACAACACGTCCTAATACGAATTATATCGATAATAATAGAGCTGAAGCATTGTTGGAGAAGTGGAGTCCGGTTTTGGACTATACCTCTGACAAAGTTAAGCCTATTGAGAATCCGCATACGCGGATGAACACTGCCATTCTCCTTGAGAATCAAGAGGAATGGTGTTTGAGAGAGGGTAACACAGCTGGTAATGCAGCTGCTAATCAAGGTGCGTTCGGTTCTAGCGTCGGTGTCGGCGCTGGTCAAGCGGGCGGAACTTATGGTTCTGGTGATACTTATGCATCTAATGATGCACGTTTACCGAAGATTCTTATTCCGATGATTCGCCGTACATTCCCCGAGTTGATTACTAACGAGATCGTTGGTGTTCAACCGATGAGTGGTCCGGTTGGTCTGGCATTTGCTCTTCGTTATAAGTACAGTTCAGATACACTTGACAATACAGCTGCTGTAGATACTACTGCTGCTTCACATATCGGTGATGCAACTGATGCGACGACCGGTAATACTGGTTCGGCCAAAATAGGTTCTGCTGGCGCACCTGATGGTGAGTTGGGTCACAACTACTTAGGTACATCATTTACTGGTGTAAGTAGCTCAACGGTTAAAGATGGTGTTAAAGATGCGACGCTAAGTGTGAATACACCTGGTATTGGCTCTGGTCACTGGTTATCTGCTGGTCTTGATTCACAAGACGAAGGTTTTGCCGCTGCTTTATCTGCTTTTGAGCTTGATAAAGCTGCGTCTGCTCCTACGGTTGAGTTGAGCTTCGAGAAGACAGCTGTTGAGGCTGGTACTCGTAGGTTAAACGCTCGCTGGTCAGTTGAACTCGAGCAGGATCTTAAGAATATGAATGGTATTGATGTCGACGCTGAGTTGACAAATGCTATGTCATATGAGATTCAAGCTGAGATCGACCGTGAGATGATTATTCGCATGGTTCAAGCTGCGATCGGTGGCGGAAATGGAACTGGTTATTCCACTTATAAGGTGTCGGCTGCTGATGCACGCTGGCAGGGTGAGAGAAACCGCGACTTCTATCAGAAGTTAATCGTTGAGGCTAACAGGATGGCTGTTCGCAATCGCCGTGGTGCTGCTAACTTTGTTGTTGCAACACCTAGTGTTTGCGCTATTCTTGAGATGCTCCCTGAGTTCTCTTGGATGACCGTTAATGGTAACGTTAACACACAACCGGTTGGTGTTGCTAAGGTTGGTAACGTTGGTGGACGTTTTAACGTTTATCGCGATACACGTACCGAGGCTACATATAATCTGGGACAAGGTTATCAAGGTTCTACGACGAGGGTTGAATATGCATTACTTGGTTATAAAGGACCTGAGTATTATGATACTGGTATCATTTACTGTCCTTATATTCCGGTTATGGTGCAACGTTCGATTGATCCGAACAGCTTCTATCCGAAGGTCGGTATGTTAACACGTTATGGTGTTGTTGATCACCTGTTTGGTGCAGCCAACTATTACCATGTTGTGTTTGTGGCTGGTCTTGGTTTACAGTTTAACAGTGGTGCTGCGGCTGCGCAGTCTACAGTATTCCAGTAAGCCGAATATATTGCTTATTATCAAAGAGCGTCCGAAAGGGCGCTCTTTTTTTATTGTCTAATGGTCTTAATCCATGGGATGGTTTCGTCCCACATCATATCATCAATTAGGTCTATTTTATTAGCTCTAACTGGATTAATATCCCATCCACCTCTCCTTGTATACAAACATGCAACCA